GCATTCCATAGCGTTGGCTTTTTCCTGCGCTAGTCTCTGTGCGTCAGCCTGTGCCGCGGCGGTAAGTGCGGCCTTATCACCGTTACACTTACACCAAGCGCCATTGTTTCCGCCAGAAACCCAGTAAGCGGAAGCCTTCGGAGCCGTACATCCTGACGGACAACCTTGCTTGGTAGCAGTAGCCTCTACATAATCATTACATACCCTTCCACTACAACCTGCATCCGCTAATGCCTGAGCTTGTGATCTAAGCGTCTCTATCTTATCGCTAGCCTGAGCGTTGGCAGAAGACGTGCTAGAAGCGCATATAGATCCATAAGGTACATCCGGATAGGAGATCGTTACTCCACAAGGTCTATCAGATGGACAATTCCTACTAGTAACAGATCCCCCTTGGAAACCGATCATATTACAGCAAGCAGATCCATAGCTTAGATATTCCTCTCTTCCACAATCATTTCTATATAAAGCTACACTTTCGCCAGATCTACACTCAGCCTCTCCTATTCTACTCCAAGAATTAGGATCACAACAGCTATCACAAGAACCACCTGAACATCCACAATCGCAAGACTCATGCAACCTGTTCTCAGTCTTGTCAGAGTGACATCCAGTGCTATCAGTCCTTCTATACCTAGCCCAAACATCACCACCTGAGCAATAGTTTCCGCCATCATAGCTCCAACCACTCCAATTAGGAGGAGTGTCCTCGCAATCTCCGTTCTTATTAGCGTAAGCTTGAGCGGCGGCTCTGGTAGCTGAATTGCTTCTGAATGCCTCTTGAACCTTGTTATTGGCGTCAGCCTGAGAGACCGTTGATGTTATAGGATCTAATCCTAACGAGCTATAAGGAACTGATATAGCCACACCCTGTTTACAAGAGCCGCAATTATCCTTGTAGAAAGTAGCGCTTCCAGTACCGGTCCATACACAAGTGCCATGCTGGTTAGCGTAATCTTGTCCTTTCTGATCTAGGATCTGCTCTGCCTTGCTTCTGGCATCCGCCAAAGAAACCTTGCTGGTGATAGCCGTGCCGCCGTTGGCTTGTGTGGAGGTCACCGTTATCCTCTGGCCTACCCCGCCTTCGGCGCAGTTGTTCTTATAGAAGTCACGGCTTGCCACGTAAGTCCATGTACATCCTCCATTCTTATTGGCGTAAGCCTGACCATCAGATCCACGAACCGCGTTCTCAGCTTTCTTATTGGCGTCAGCCAAAGATATATTGGAGGTGTACGGATGTCCCGGAAGCTTGCTGCTGCTTACGGATACCATGTCTCCTACGCCGCCATCAGCGCAATTGTTCTTCTGGACCTGACCGGTATAGCTTCCTGTCCACGTACAAGTACCCTTCGAGTTAGCCACGCTCTGTCCCTGAGCCGTAACAGCCGCCAATGCCTTGGCGTTAGCGTCAGCCTGAGATACACATGATTTGAACTTGCCATCAGAGCTAGGAGCCGGATCCGTAACATCATTCTGAGTCACGGTAACGGAGCTTCCAACCCCACCATCCGCACATTGACGGGTGAAGGCCTTAGATGCCGTACCAAACCAGAAGCATGTCTTATTACCACCAGCTATATACCGCTCTTGATTCTCAGGATCAGTGTAGCAGGTATTGGTATTACGTTGATGTAATTTAGAAATACAATCCTTACATACGGTCTCGATAGTCTCCCAAACCGGTTGCTCATCCTTAGTATGACACGTGTCATCATAGTTCTTGTTAACGAACGCCTGACCCATCCTATCGATGTAAGCCTTAGCCAAAGCGTCAGCCTCCTCTTGTGAACGGGTAGAGGTGAAGAACTGACCCATAAGATCCGGGGTTACGGTAATAGGATCAGCATACTGGCAAGTAGGACACTTAGGAGTGAACTCCTTACTATAATTACCGACATATATCTTCAACTCATCACAAGTACCACGATCGTTGGCTATGGCCTGACCTTGTGCCTTGACAGCGGCCTTAGCAAGCTCATCAGCGGCGAACTGGCTCTCGTATGAGTAGAATGGACCTCCGGTTACATCGGCCTCAGTAACGGTAACTGAAGACGGGATAAGACCGGACGGACAGTTATTCTTCTCGAATGCCTCACTATAATGACCGGTATATTTAGGAGCCTCATGACAAGTACCTTGTTCGTCGGCGATCTTCTGACCTTGATTCATTACAGCGGCCATAGCCACTAAATTAGCCTCATCTTGAGATACGCAAGACTGGAACGGATGACCTTCCACCATATCTTGTGTTACGGTGAACGGATCTCCTACCTGATTAGCGCCACAATTGCTCTTCGTGAACTCGAAGCTGGCCTTACCGGTATACATAGTGGCATTAGAGCAAGTACCCTTGGTGTTAGCCAACTTCTGTCCTTGAGCCTGTACTGCCGTCATAGCCATAGCGTCAGCGGCGGTCTGCGAGTCGTTGGACTGGAATGGGTGTCCTTCTACCATATCTTGAGTGATCGTCACCTTAGATCCGATCTTGCACTCACCACAGTTGTTTCTCGTGAACTCCAAGGAAGCACGGCCGGTATACGTACAAAGGGCGTGGATATTGGCAAGAGCCTGTCCTTGGGCGTCAACGGCAGCCTTAGCCTTGCTGTTGGCATCCTCTTGAGACACGGTGGAAGTAAATGGATAACCATCAACCATCCTATCGTTTACCGTATAAGTTCCACCAGTACCAGTACCACAATTGTTACGGGTAAACGTACGTGTATAAGTACCGGTATATACAGGAACTTTCTCACACTTACCTTTCACGTTAGCCACGTCCTGACCTTGAGCCTCAACAGCGGCCTTAGCCTTGTTATTAGCGTCCTCCTGAGACACGGTAGACCTAAAGTCTCCTGTCACCATAGTCTCGTCTACAACAACCTTAGTACCGTACTGGGTCTCATCGCAATTATTACGGGTAAATTCCTTACTGTATTTACCATGATATACGACCTTCTCCTTACATTCACCTTCAAGGTTAGCTTGTTGTTGGGCGTTAGCCTCAAGATCGGCCTTAGCCTTATTGTCAGCATCCTCCTGAGAGATAATAGAGAAGTACTTACCAGCGGCTACAACATAAGTATAAGGTTGACCGATATGGAACTCATCACAATTATTTCTCGTGACTGTCTTCTCCATCCTAACGTTATAGTAGACGTTAGTCTGACAATCGCCACGCTCATTGGTGATAGCCTGACCTTGCGCCTCAACAGCGTCCTGCGCCAGCTTATTGGCGGCATCCTGTGATACTGTAGAAGTGAACGGATAGCCGGTACACATCTTCTCATCCACGGTAAAGTCAACAGGCGTAGAACCTTCAGGACAATTAGTTCTCTGGAATACCTTAGAATACGATCCGGTAAATACCGGTATCTTCTCACAATTACCCTTGATATTAGCTATATCCTGACCCTGAGCCTCTACAGCGGCTTGGGCTAACTTATTAGCCTCCTCCTGAGAGACGATAGACCTGAAGTCGCCTTCTACCATAGTCTCGTTAACAACAACCTCCGTTCCGTATTGAGTGGAGTCGCAATTGTTACGGGTAAAGGTCTTGCTAAACTTACCATAATAGATATTCTCCTTAGGCTTACACTCACCTTCCAGATTAGCTTGTTGTTGACCATTCTTTTCAATATCCTCAAGAGCCTTCCTGTCGGCGTCCTCTTGAGAGATAGAAGACACGTACTTACCCTCAGGAACGATGTAAACATATTCCTGACCGTCACTAAACTTATCACAATTGTTACGGATAAAGGTTTTCCTTTGCTCCTCGTTATACCAGATGTCAGTTATACACTCACCATGCTCATTAGCGTACTTCTGTCCGTTAAGAGCTATATCCTCCATAGCCTTAGCGTCAGCGTCCTCCTGTGAGATAAACGACTTGTACGTCCGTTCCTCAACCACATACAAGACAACCGAACCGTGCTGGTTGGCTAGACAGTCATCCTTGGTAAACGGCTGAACCATCTTGATATTATAATAAACGGGCTTGGCATCTTGGGCTATCATATACTCCTTAACAACACTACCGTCCTTTGACGTTATACGGAACTTAGCCGTACAGATCTGACCGGTGTAATTAGCCTTGTATACGATGTTAAGCTTATTATCGCCTACCCCATGGCTCTTGTCGTTAATGGCAAAGCAATTACCCTCAACGCAATTCTTATCTACTTCCCTTGCCATGTCAATCCTCCTCTATTCTCCATGAAACATTATCTCCGGCCTCTACCCTCACGATCTGGGTATCACCATCCTTATTAAGCGTCAACCTTCGCGGATCCACGTTAAAGGGTGGTTCCGGTTCCGGCTCCTCGCTGCCATCGCCACAAGTGCAACATACCAGTTCAATATCATACTCGGTATTGGACTTGATATCGATAACGACCTGACCGTTCTCACTAGTCACGTTATCAAAGTCATGATCAAGTATAATATAAGGTATATCATTAGGCTGTTGATTGATATTAACAACCTTGCCATTCAAGACAAACATCTCATGATGCTCCTCGTTATCCATGTTCTTAGGCATGGCTATAACGAAGCTAGCGTCATACAGGTCAGTGGCTCCCGGATCCTCAGGATCGGCGTACACCACGTATCTGCTATCCTCGTCAGGTATCTTAACGGATAGCCCGTTGACGTTCATAGACACCATATAGCATTTACTTACCGAACCACCAAGAGTAAGGCAGGAGGCCTTGACCGAGGCGGAGTTAAGCTTGGCGTTGATGACCGCCGTCCCGCCCTCCATGTCAAACATGATATTGGCCGGATCCACGCTCACCCGCTCCATACCCTTCTGGGTTATGGTAGCGAGTTTCGTTACCTTGCCTTTCTCGACCGCTACGTAAGTCTCCCTAGGCAACCTACCCATCCATCCCGGCTCTACCTTGATCGCCACCTTGTCGGGACCGGTACCGGAAATCTTGTCGTAGGACACCCATGAGGAGCCTTGCTCGATCTTAGCAAGAATATCTTTTAAATTATTCATATCATTCCGCTTGAGTTATAGTCCATTTATCACTCTTGCCTACGATAATCTCCAGAATCTGCTCACCGCCCTCAGGAGGATACTCGAAGTTAGTAGGCTTAATCTCAAACACGCTGGCGCCACCACAACCAAGATCGCAGATCATGTCCGGCAACCATCCCTCCTCGAAAAAACGCTCTATAAGCTCCCTGACGGCCTCTGAAAAAGAATCAAGCTCCAACCTGTCTGCTGGGACAGACCCTTTCTTAAGTGTCTCACCACATACCCAACCGTCACACTCGGAAGCCAAGACCGTATCATACACTCTCTTAGCCATAGCATGAAGTATTTAAAATATTACTATTCAATGTAGTATATACGATATTAACATCAGCGAACTCATCGCCCATGCAATACCTTTTCTTGAACTTAATGGATCTACCAGAAACGACATACCCGTCGTTAGGTACGATAGTACCGCAGTAGGTCACGCTAAGAACATTCAGAGGCTCGTATCTTAACCTTACGGCCTGCACTCCCTTAAACGAATCCCTTTGGATGGACGCCGTTGCTCCAGATACGGCAACCAGCTTCCTTACCAGAGACTCGATTACGCTATTCATGCCATCTCCGTTCCTGATATCTGCCTCAGGAAAAGACTGACCATCATATATGATCTGGGAACTGTAGATACTACATTCATTCCCCGGTCTATATTCCGGCTTACATGGATTACAATTACTTCTCATATCAAATCAATTTGTTGATCATTCTTCTTAATTCAAGTATCTCGGCATCCCTATCCCGTATAGCCTTTATCATAGCGTTAAGGGTATCGGACATATCGCAATTAGGGGATAATCCCAATGATTCCACACGTACCTTATCACCAGGATAAATACAATCGGTACTCATGTACGTAGAGCACGGTACTTTCGTATCGTCTACAGTAGGCCTATATTGTTTTTTGTTGCAACCATTCATTACCACGTCTCCTCTTCCGTATCGTTATCCCCGCCGCTACCACCGGCGTTGACAAGCTCGTTTATAATCTTCTTCAAATCCAGAACCTCACGATGGTATAAATCTATCTGCTTATCCCTAGACGCTATAATACGCCTCAATGAGTCTATAACGACAGAAATGTCATTACCTTTCTCTATACCATCCGCCACCAACTCATCGCCTGAGTATAAGACACATTTATCATACAAGGTTATAGGACATCCATAACCAACACAAGGTTCGTCCTGACAATCCCGATCGCAAGGATCACAAGGATCGTTAGGGCATTTGTTAAGAAACCTGTCTATCTTAACGCCATGACAACACTCTTCGGGACGTTCCCTTGAATGATCATGGCAACAACCATTTGTACTACACATATTAATAATGTTATTGTTTTCAACAAAGATACAGATTTGATTTAATAACAAGATAACACACTCCATTAAACAATATAGGGAATACGACATTCGTATCCCCTATATCTGCGAATTATAACAACGAAATAAAATCAAGACTTCAATTTAAGAACAGGATTACCCCATCTTTCTTTCCATTGCCTTCCCAAATCATTTATAACACCATTGTAATCTTTTATATATCCAGCCTTAATAGCATAAGATATATTCCTTTCTATTGATACTATCATATCCAATTCTTCAAAAGAAGCTCTATTCCTTATCCCTTCCTCATGCACGCCAAACACGACGAAATTTATACCCTTGGCTATCCTTGATAACAACTCCTTTAAATTACTTTTATCACTTATAAGTGAAGATACACTACTGCACATCTCTATATAAGCATCACCAGCGGCATTTCTTGTCCCTACAACATTATCAACAAACCACATTACAACATCAGCGCAAACCTCAGGACTCATCTCCATGGCTACCACGAGAAAAAGATATGGATTCATATACCACATTTGACCATCCCCCTTACCTTTTCGACATGCTAATCCCATTTTATTTAAATCGCTAAGATTTAGAGCCTTATTTTGTAGGCTGATATTTATCCGCTTACATAAATCCCTGTTTTCCAGCCTACTAATTATCTCCCTGCATTTTTCCTGAAACCCATCATACTTAATGATATCATTAAGCTTCTTGGGAGACAGCCCCTTTTTAAGCCTATCATCAGACAAAACCTTCATGGCTAAAGTGATATTAACAAAACCATTATCACTAAGCGCCGGTATGACAACGCCCATCAATTTCCTGTCGGAAGACTTGATTTCAACCCTACTTTTCATAACTTTGAACAATATTTTAAATTAAACATAATACCTATCGGTTCGAGATGAATAGATAGGTATGCAAATATAAAATATATTCAACATACAAACAAGTGAATCACAGTATATAAACTTAATACCATTGATATATATACAAAAAAATAGAGGAGATACACGATCCCCTCCAAGCACTAATCTATAAATTATGGAAAAACAAAAAAGGTATTATCACCAATAACACTGATCTTCTTGATCGATATTCTCAATCCATTTCTCACACTCAAGATTAAGATCAGCGTATTCCTGTCCCTCTACCATCAAGACCTCACGAGCCTTGGCGTTGGCATCCTCTACTGATATCCATGATCTAAACCTATTGGCTTTGATAGAATAATATACCCTACCTGATTTATATCCAAACGGACATACCTTCTCAAACCAATCACCGATCGTAGTATTATAGAATACAGGGGAGCAACTACCTTCGGAGTTAGCCTTCTCCTGACCTTCTTTCATGAACTTCCTATAAGCTAACGTATCAGCATCAATCTGGGATATATCAGATATGACAGCTCCGGCTGGCAATTCATACACAATACCTTCTTTACCTGATGTCCCGGTCTCACAATCGTTCTTGTAAAACAAGCCACGAAGAGGCTGTGAGGCCCAGTCCTCGCAGCAAGCCCCAACGGCGTTGGCCTCCCCCTGCCCGATCCTTCCAAGCTCAACCATCGCCTTATCATTGGCGTCTTTCTTGGATACGTATGACACAAACCTACCTTTCTCTACACATATCTGTTCCTTGGATCCCTTACCGCTTACGCAATTGTTCTTGATAAACTCATCGCATACCCGATCATTATACCATACAGCCGGTATTATGTCGGCATATGTGTTGGCGTAATCCTGACCGTTGGCATTGACATCATCCTCAGCCTTACTATCAGCCTCCTCCTGCGTATCGCCAAAATAAACATTGGCCGGGACCCGGTAGTCAACAGAGCCGCCCACGTACCCGGCAGGCGGGTTGTTTTTGGTGAACGTCCGTACTATTTCTTTATTACTGTATATCATTACGATTCACTTTGTTACAAAGATACAATTTAAAATCAAATTACAAAGGAAGAGCCTTTTTGCTTCTCAAAACCTTATACAGATAATCCCTTAACTGTTCCTCGGTAACTATATATCCAAATTCAATCATCTTAGCTATATCAATCTCCAGCTCCATCAACTCCTTAGCCTTGGCCTCCTCGCCAACGGAATTTCTTATCATAGTCTCATGAAGACCGTAAACTATTATATTCAAAGATCTAGCTAAATCCTGTATTTTATCTTTAAACCTTGATGAGTCCACGATTTTAGATAAAGCGGAAGACATTCTCCTATAAGCATCACCAGCCTTATCTCTGTAATCTATAAGTTGATCATGTACAAACTTCAAAACCTGAACCTCAAATCTAGGATTTATCCACATGGCGAATTTTATAAATAACAAAGGATGCATCCATATCTTATCAGGTGTCTTGCCATGTTTTGTAACTCTACCTTTTACTTTTACAAATAACTGATTATCACCATTGTCCATTTTTGGACTATGGCTTTCATCATCCTTTAGAGCTTCTAAAAATTCTATGGTTTTAGGACTATCTATAAATACAGAAAACTTTCTTCTTATGTTATCGGGATTATCATTCCATTGCTTAAGTAAACTGTTGGCATCAAAATAACCATCACTAGTTCTTTGAAAAACGTTAAAATCACCCATTTTTCTTGTCAAAACATTTACCGTCTTCATTTTTTAATCTAATTTTGAAGTTAATAATTAATTACTTTATGTCCACTCCCTCGTGAGAGTCAGTGGACATACAAAAATAGCCAATCGAAATGATAAACACAAATCGATTGGCTATTTTTAATATCCCAAAATCAGGACATTAATCACCCATTGCAAATCTTATCCTCTAAAGCATAAAGAACTTTCGCTACGGTCTTATCGCCACTTACCTTCACGCAAGACTCACCAAGATCCCGGACATCTATAGCCTCCCTGATACGGGTAAGCTCGTCATATATCTCCTCTATCACGTCGGAGATCATAACGCACTCACCAGAGTCCTTATATTTTGACCACTCTGGGAGATCACCCTCGTAAGGCACGCAAGTGGACGGGGTTATATGTGAACAACTGTATTTTTTCATACTAGTAACCTGTTAATATGTTCCTTTAACGATCTTATCTCATCCGGGCATAACCCGCAATCATTATCGCATAATGACCTTTGCAGACGAATTATCTTCCCCCAATAAGATACATCGGGCTTGTCTCCGATCCTATACCTATGATACCTCATGTATCTACCCCATTGGCAAGATAACCATTCATCTACAGCCTTACATAGATCTATTCTATCAAGGCTTGATATACTTTGTGCACCCATCGAGTATCTCCTTTCTCATTTCCTGTACCTCCTCATCAGGCGGGCATCCATATGGCAGGTTCTTGATCCACTCACGGATCTTCTTCTGCATGTTGAGATAGACGATACCCACGTCACCTATGGTACGGGTCTGTTTGTATATGCTCACCACGTCACGCTCCATGGTCTTCAACGGATCGAGCATGACCATACAACCGGCGGTGCTCCTAGAAGCGTATTCCATATCGCTAACAACGGTAGAGGAAGCACGATTCATCATACTTCTCTCAATCCTTTCTCTCTCGGCCTTTAACGCCTTTTCCTTACAAGTATTACAACCCACGACTAAATATTTTTATGTTCAACAATCCACGCAATTAGTAGCCATCTCAAGAAGCTCTCCGACACGATCAATGATCTCATGAGCCGCCTCTATATTATCCAACCTGACGTTAGCTTCCGCTACAGTCATAAGCGTCTCCATCTCCTGTATCTTATTTATAAGATCCTTATCCTTATCCTCGCATAGGATATCAGTCTTAATCCATAGCCGATCAAGACGTCTGCGTATAAGATCCGTCTTAAGATACTTGCGACTGAAGTTGTAAGTAGAAGGGCTACCTATGATCTTGATATCATATATACCATCAGGTAGATCAAGATACTTGACATTACAATCATCGTAATTAAAGCAATTAAGGCCTAATGTTAGGCTAGTAAAGGTATTGACCTGATTCTTGCCAAGGAACAACGTAACGGGGTCGGACATGCCCGGCGTAGTGATCTCGATAATCGCCTTCCTGTCCTCCAGTAGCCCCCACTCGGACTCATCCAATACCTGAAGCACCTTAGGATCACGTGTCTCTAGTACCTGAAATGACAGCCGAATATCATTCATATTAACCTTCTTGTCGTACCGGCACAAGCTATCGTCATAACGAGCCTGCATATCAAGATCCGGGACATCGGTATAATATGTCTTGACCTCATGCCCGTTGATAAATACCGATGTTATCTGGCAAACATGAGACCTAGCGACATCGAAAAACACCATCCTTACATTACCCTCATAATCAACGCCAGATGTCGGGTATGTCAATATCTGGGTATTATACTCACCATCGTTACGTCTAGCCACGACAGTAATTACGATAGGTTTTTCTATATCGTAATCATCCATGATAATTCTAGCTGCGAACTTATCATGAATTATCTTCGGTATGATATTAATCTGATTCATCTCGTATCTTTTTCACAAAGATACTAATTTGGTCAACATCACAAATACAATCATAAGATAAGAGAGGCAAGAAGATCGTCCTCGCTAAGAAGAATGCCTCCGTTGATAGCCATGAATATAGCTAGGTAAAGATAAAGAGATCTTAGATCGTATTTAAGCATCCTCCCTCTAAGGGATACAATAAACTTGTTAAGGTCAGGGTTGTCCCCGGCTACAGACATATAACTCTTAAAAAGGAACGTATCGTATATAGGATCGGATGTAGATGGATCGGTATCATCATAAGAGAAGTCACATATCTCCACCCATAACCTAATAGACTTAATGATCAAATCCTTTACAATAGACTTATTCACCATACAACCGAATCTTACCAAAGCCACGATATCACCCCACTTCTGCCCAGATACATCCTCAACAATATACATAGCCCCATTTAGCGGATCTTTCACAATAGACGATAAAACACTCTTACATCCAATAAAATCAGATAGCTCTTGAATGTTAAACATATCATTATCATGGTTAAAGATGACATATATATCACCACTTCTTACAATAATAAGATTACTCATCACGAATCCTCCACAAAAGAATTAATATCAAAACAGTCATCATAAGAGCATAGGGCAGGCTCATATCCTTCCTTGCCATCCTCTATGTCAGAAATAGCTCTATCAGCAATAGATCTTAACTCTAACAAACTTACACCTAAAAAATCTAAGGCCTCTTTCAAGTACTTATATAAGGACGAGGTTTTAATTTCCTTAAACCCCTCGTGAATCAAATGACTATTGAATATACTGAAAAGAACTTTATCATTCCTACCGTCAAACCTTTTACCATTGTTTTTAAGACTACCATCAGAGTCAATCATCTTCCTTATCTTACTCGCAGATCTGGTATTTATGATATTCACCATAATCATAACTTTGTAATCAACAGCGGCTCTTCTAGCTTTATTAGCCCTCCCCTTTGAACTTACAGGTGCATTGTCCTCGCCGCCAATATACCTGAACTTAGCCTTGCCTACAAAGCATGATGGATAAACCTTGCGAATATTCCACTTATAATTATAATCACCGATTGATCTCATGATCGACAACTCGCTATCAACTACCATCGATACCATCTTATAAGCCTTCTCAAAACACTTAAACGATCCTACATACTCATAGATAAACCGGTACGTCATACCTAGCTTAAAATCTTTATCAGATATCCTATTAAACACTATAGCTCTATCAAAGTTGATGATAATAGCCATAATAATCTTAAGCCTAAAGTAGGGAGGTATATAAATATCATCAGGACTGATGTTCCTAGGATTAGCCGTGGTATAATCAGCGCCAGCGAAAGTATCTCTACGTTTCTTGAAATTACGCGGATATATAGGCTGACCTTTAGATAGCTTAATGCAAGTACACCCCTCATCTACCTGCTTCTTCTCAGCCTCGGTATACACCGGAAATTCCTTTATCATAGAAGAGCATTTCCTTATATAATTCAAGTCGAAATTCATATTGTTCATATTTTGCCCACTTCAAATATAAGCAAAATATAAGACCTTTAAAAGAATAAGATGAATTAATTTTCCCATATATCACCATTATTATTTCATTAATAACATAACTCGCTGAAACACAGTTGTCCATTTTGTGACATGTGTAATAAGAAGCTTCGCTTCTTTCTGAAGCAAATCCCATTATAAAGCATTCCTTTATTTAATTCTTACCAATTTCTAATTAATAGCCCTATTAATGAAATGATGTTATCTAACGCTTTTTATTATCTAAAGTAGACATCCAAAAAACATTAATTTAAAAATGAGTAGTATGTTGGCAGATAAAGATCTTAATAATCCCACTCAAGACTCTTTATGATTGTATTATTGAGATATTTACTATATCCTTACATTCGATCTTATTTGGCAGATGACTACTATCTTTAAACATAATGATCCTATATGTTTACTTCTTTTCTGCGCTAAAGCGTGAAGTGCCAAAGGGAATCGGCAGGGTGGGTCGTGAGTCGCTCCGCTCCTGGCCGGCCATGGAGGGCAACCACCAGCCCCACGCTATGACGCCGCCACCTTGTTCATTGGCTTCCAACAAGAGTCACCTAAAAACAATACTTGTCTATACAATTATCTCTACGGCTCCAGAAGTTAAATAAGAACTATTTGGCTTTAAGGGAAGTTGTTAGTTAAAAAGATGGTTAATTAAGTCATCTGGTCAAATAAAATCTTTATATTCGCGTCACGGTCGGTTGGATGAGTTGGTTTAGTCGGTGGTCTGCAAAACCATATACCCCGGTTCGAATCCGGGACTGACCTCTATGATATTTGCATATCTTTTAAAAACTAATTAGATAATGGACGGTGAGAGATCATAGTCCATTTTTTTTTATTTAGGTGGGTGGTGTGAAATCAGATACCCATCTAGCCACATCGCTTATCCTGAAATTATCTATCACAAAAGATCCTCTATCACTGCCATCCCTTTGTCTATTAAGATCTATATTATATAACCTCAACGAATAACTAGGGCATAGTAACTGACCTACAAGAATACCATCTATAAAACAAAACAACTTATTGTTAATATCCCTTGCCATAGCAACATGATACCATTTACCAACATTTACATTACCTGCATTGATCCCATATGATCCTCTATAAGTGGCGAAATACAAACATAAGCCATTTTCATTAGCTATACCAAAATAAAAAATACCGCTAAACCATTCATGACCAACAGCGCAGCCACCAATGACAGCTAATGGCTTATACCAAAAATCAATAGTAAATGGATCTCCATCGTTAAAATAAATGGATGACAATACATTGGATGTATCGATCATTCCATAAGAATCGGACGTATTCGTGTATTTGTATCCAGTCCTTGTAGAATCTTTAATAAACTCCCCTCCCTTGATGCTTAAACCATCCTCAATATTAGGGGGGGGGTATCCATCAACCTTAAAATTATTATCAAATCTCATCAAAAACCTTGTATGTTCATCAACAAGATCATCATTATTATTATTCAACATTCTTCTTCTCATAAAATCTTTATCCTATTTAATATATATACCAATACCAACAATATCATCGAGATACCAGCTACTATCCACGCTATAGGCCATCTTGATCCCTTCTTATCATCTACATCCTTAGATTTGATATCTATCTTATTGTCCAAATCCTTTATATCATTCCTCGTCTTATTGACTCCAACGGAATCGGCCGTCACCGTGCTGTCCCGCCGGCCAATGACGATATGGGTATCTGTCTGCGAGGACACCGGTCGCTCCCCCGTGGCAGGATCAACATCCTTGTCCGTATCAAACTTCCTCTCCGTTATAACAATATCGGCATTAAGATCAGATGTCTTGATCTCTACGATCTTCCGATCCATGACCTCATCTATCATCGTCTCTATCCTGCTGATCAACCCACTATCAATAGACGCTTCGCTAACCTGCCTCCTGCTTCCGCAAGAGGACAGGGACAGCGACAGACCTAAACAAAAAACAGCCCTAAGACTTATCCTTAACCTCATCATCAGCAATCTTCTTTATATCGTCAAACGTCTCGTCAGGTATGTTCTTGGAAAAACTAAACATCTTGAATACGTTTATCCTCTTAAACACAGCCTTGAATACCTTAACCAAATAAGCGTCAGCGAAAGTATCCCCTATGGTATTCAAGAAAAGCATGACATATCCCACAAGGGCTATATACACACCATATTTGGTTACGGTAAGTATCATACTAGCCTCCTCCTCGATCGGGTATAGCGTCTTATATATAACACATAATGTCATTACTATAAAACAAGACAAAGCGAACTCCTTAAGAATATCAGTTAACCTGACCTCCCTAAGCCATCTCTTAAAACTAAACCGTCTTCTACGGCTTCGTCGGAGCTTCCAGCCCCTTACGCTTTGCGCTAACCTAGCCAAGAAATTCGCTATTAATACTATAAGTAATACGGTCAATAAATGGTGTACTGGCTGGAAATAAGCCCAACAAGAGGCACCATACGCAAGCGCAATATTCCACAAAACCCCCACTCGCTCTATCATGTCTTTGTCTTTCATTTTATACCCTACTCGCAAAGTTAACTAACTATACCATTAAGTACCTAAAACACCACGGCATGTATACCGTTCCTCGTGTCAAGACTATCAAAATGCAACCAACCCACCTTCCCTTCAAGCCGGAAAGGATATGGTAACATATCTTGATGATCCAAAATCAAGCCTCTGGCCTGTTCCGCCGTCATTGACTTGACATCGAAATCCCCAGCCTTACCCAACACATGAGCGGATAGATAAACATCCTTCTTATCCTTGACAATCTGGCACATGTTGCATCTAAGACCACGCTGGGAAAGCTGTCCTTGCTTATCCCAGTTATTACAATACATAGGCTGTTTGATTATATCCCTACGCAATATAAGTAAATTATGGAGAAACCCTGTGTCAAGGAACTGCCACGATCTGTCCTTCCACTTATTGTACGTATGAGGACATACCAATTCTACTATATCAAAATACAATCCAAGTTCTTTTATGATATCATTTCTATCCATATTAAGCCGGTTTTATCGTCCATCTCTGGGCGTAGTTATTTTTTAGCACATATATCTTCTCCATAGGTGTAGCGGGAGACCCGTTGGACTGGCCTTTCACGAATCCCTCGGGGGCCTGCTCCGTGCCGGAAGGACGCTGGTTTTCGGTTGGATAAACAGCATTATACATGCTTACCGAAAGACTATAGAACTGGTTCCTCTTCCCATCCTTAGCCACGGATGTCATAGTAATCTGATCCCATCCTACAACAAGGTCGTAGAAAGAGTTCACGAAATCATCTGATCTTTTTTGGCTATGAGTGGACGCATTCACGCCAAACCTTGTAATAGCCCTCATCTCATAAATATAATCCGGAAGCTTATCCATTCTAAGACTATTGCTATGAGTTGCAACGAAACTAGTAAGATGTTCCAATCCCCTTCCAGACATATTATCATCATTCCAACCCGTCCTCCTTTCTCCACTTACCCAATCATCTAAAAAATAAAAATCAGTAATATTAGGATTTATCTTATCTACCTCGAAAAAAGGAAGGGTATTTATATCAAAATAATTCCACATATCAGAAGGGCCAGGATGTATTCTCAACGAAGTTAATTTAGGAAGATCATTAAACTCCTTTATATACCTATCCAAATAACATGAAGCCAATTCAAGGGATTGAAGATTTTTCATATTTTTTATATTCCTTATCCCGCTAGATTCTATATCCCTAAGATCAAGCATATTAAACATATTTAAATAATGCACCTCAGTCTTACTAGTTATAGCCTCAGGCATTTCAGTCATTCTTTGCCCTACATTTGAAAGCTCTATATAAATTAATTTATTAGATCTCGACAATTTATCTACCGGTATGCCATCATTAACATACGTCGTATGCGATACGACCAAAAATTCAAGACCTGGAATATCTACGATCGGGAAAGCCGTCATCTTACAAATTTCAATATTGGCATAATAAATATCACAAGTAAAATCTATCGACACAGCCCGTTGTACGTCCCTCCTCCCATCAGCGTAAGCATGATTATCCACAGGTACGTATTGCGATCCATCCTCCTTCCTGAACCACCACGTAGTATTGGGATTTTTCCTGTGTTGTATTGCCAAAGAACGGAATATGATACGATATTCATCCCGCCCTTGTACCTTGGTCATAGGAAACTGCTCCTTTATTCCATCCCCCCAATCCACATTAGCCATACCGGGCTTTCTGGATATAAACTCAACACACGTATTAAAAGGATTACCAACGACAGGATCGGGTACATAATCATAATCATCGGTATAATAATTTCTAAGTGCCCTATCCCATGTGGTGAACCACACGAACTTGTTGGATGATGCCTCATATTTATATAATGTCTTAGCCATTACCTATCTTGTTAAAATATTCTACAATAACATTCCTGTCCAATCCCATAGAATCACATAAATACTCCCCTTCAGGTTGACCCCCAAACGATAATACCTTATCCGTATCATGAGCTAAAACATCTCCATTGCCTACAAAGGTACGCCCATCGTCAAATACGATAAGCTTATATGGCTTATACGACCTCGTGTCAATATCAGAAGATCGTATTGACCTTAACACCGAAGCCTCTGGCGCCATACTAAACCTCCATCCATAATTATTCATAAGCACATAAACCATCTCCATAGGAGTCGACGGAGAGCCATTAGACTGACCCTTTATAAAACCAGAAGGCGCCTGTAATACGCCACTAGGTCTTTTATCAACAGGATTGGCAGCCAAATACATACTTAGATACAATCCATAAAACTGATTCCTTTTGCCATCGGAAGCGGAGGAGGACATAGTGAGATAATCAAACCCCATCACCTTCTCATATAATGTCGATATAAACGTATCACATCGACTTTGGGTTGACAAGCTGCAATACATATAAAAGCTATTCATAGACCTCATCTCATATATATAATCCGGGAGATTACTTACATCTATATTACTACGACTGTGTGAAGCGTCGATACGCTCAATGTTTTCCAATCCCTTACCGCTCATATACGGATGCCAACTCACGACAGGTCCATACCATCTATTTATATGATCGAAAATCTTTAAACTAGAATTTATCTTATCCACCTCATCCATAGCCGGGCATGTATTAGGGTCAAACGATGACATGGCCACTTCCTGGGATATATATAATTCTTTTAGCTTGCTAAAAGACAGCCATTCCCTTGGATATACCCTAACCCTGCAACCTGCCAAAGATAATGTTACAAGATTAGGCCACATAGAGGGGAATTTCCTTATATTAGAAGACTCCGTATCATTAAAATCAGCCGTTCGACTTAAATTAACGCCTTTTAACTTAGTCAACCTATCCCAATCGTCTGGTATGGATGTCAATGTCCCTACACCTAATTCGCTAAGTGTTATATACTCTATATTTACCGATCTACGTATCCTATCTTTAGGAATATCGGTTATATTCCCATCTCCGGTAATGGATAAGATTAAGTTGATAATACTTGGGGCGTCTAATATCGGGAATCCTACCATCATTATCCTTGCTGTTTGAACGTATGTAATATCATTCGTAAAAGTCATTGTAATGACCCGCTCTTTATCTAGCCCGTCAGCGTAAGCATGATTAGGCGCAGGGATATACTCACTCCCGTCTTCCTTATAAAACCACCATGGATGGCTATCCGGATTCTTACGATAACTTATATCCCTTCTCCTGAACATCAACCTATATCGCCCGTATATGGATTCGCTCCTATCCTTCACGAAAGGAAATTGCTCTTTATTCCCGTCACCCCAATCGACCTCACACATTCCTGGGGTCTTGGAATAAAACTGTATACTCTCATTGTAATTATTAATATTCAATATAGGATCAGGCACGTCATCAGTAGTATCATTCCTGTCAACGCCCCTAAAAGCATATTTGCCTTTAGTAAAAAAAGTTATAGACCCTTTATTCGTATCCTTACATATCAACTTCATACCTCTCCCTCCTCTATTCTTCTAAAATACTCGACAACAGATGAACTATCAAGCCCTAGATTACTACATATATCTATAGCCTCGTATTTATCGGCAAAACTATACTTGGACATGCTTTCATCTAACACGTCTCCGCTAAACACGGATACATGGCCGTCCTTTACGCCAAGAACGAACGGGGTGATCCTGGTCTTCCCCGCCCGCCGTGCCCTCGTAAGGGCAGCCTTAGAAGCCGGGGCAGGTGCCAAGATCCACGTCTGCCCGTAGTTGTTGGTAAGCACATACACCTTCTCCATAGGCGTCGTAGGATTACCGTTGCTAACACCCTTGACAAATCCATCAGGAGCCTGATAAACGCCAGACGGTCTCTTATTAGTAGGAGTTGCGGCAGTATATAAATCTAAGGTAAGTTTATAAAACTGATTCCTGTTACCGTCAGAAGCCGTCTGTGACATCGTTATATAATCCCATGACATCATCTTATCATAAAACGTGTTAACGAACGTATCAGCCCTCTCCTGCGTATTTATAAATCTACCACCATCACGCAAATTCCATACCCTAAATTCCCTTATCTCATACAAGTAATCCGGAAGATCGTCTACCGGCACCGCACTTGAAGAACAATATGTCCGCTGAATCTTGTTCAACTTCCCTCCTACCAGATCTTGTTTCCATGAGCTATTATTACCCATAAAGGTAACGCCTGCCTTATCATCCCCCACCTTATCCACCTCATCAAATACAGGTATATTATTCCTATCGCTTATAATATTTATATCCACAGCCGGAATAGAATTAAAAGCCGGATCATAAGAAGGGATGTTACACCAATTGAAATTAAACTCGGTAAGATTCTTCCATTCAGAGAACCTTCTCCAATTAGAATCAGGATCATCCCCGAAATTAAAAACGCTATTGCATCCGAGATACCTCAGGTTTTTCATGTTCAAAAAACCTTCTGGCCAATTACTCCATACACCAGGATGAGAAAAAGACCCCATCTGTATATTACGAAGATTAACGCTCCTACTTATCCTGTCATATGGGATATCGCCATTTTTAAGAACGGATCTGACCATAGCCAAATAAGTTATATCAGGTAGATTAACTACAGGAAACTCATGGAGGACAATACCATCCATATTGAACTCCCCATTGATTACGTTAGAGAACCTCATCGTAACCTCCCTACGCCTGATATCGCTATACTTATGTGGGGGAACCGGTATGTATTGTGAGCCATCCTCTTTCTTATACCACCATACGGTATCATCCGGATCCTTCCTATACTCAATGTCAAGAGACCTGAATATAATCCTATAACTACCTTCAGATACCTTAACTAAAGGATATTGATCCTTTGTCCCGTCTCCCCAATCGACGTCCACGAATCCTGGATTGTTTGCCGAGAACCTGAGATTACGATTAAAATTACTTAAATCTACTATCGGATCAGGCACATAATCAGCATTCCTCCCATTATAACAAGGGAACCTGTCCTCATTAACGTAAAACGTCACCGAGGACAAGACCGTATCATATCCTACCAAAAATCCCATATCAGCTAATTGATGTTATATCATAAGACACCCATTCCTTATACCCGTTAACCATCTCATATACCTTGTTGATGGTCTTGCATACGACAGCGAATCCGATATCCACGTTAGGGAACTTCTCGTTAAGCTCATCAATAGTAAGTTCCCTGACAATACTCTCATTCCACTTCCTCATCTCCTTTACCTCCATAAGGATCGGTTTTCCGGTTACGCCTACGCTCATCACCCATTCTCCCTCACGGTTGGAATCAGCCAGATCCGGGAAGATCGTAACACCAAAAAGATCGGAGAGGGTGAAGGTCTCGCCGGTACGGGTGAAGGACGCCGCCGCCCCGGGCGTAAGGACCACCTCGTTCACGGCCAACAGGCTCGTAAGTTTCTTGACTCCTCCTGATACCGTGGCGTTAAACACGACAGTAACATTACCGGTAGCGCTATTAACGAACTTGATCTCATCCTTATCGCTATTTATAGCTTGTAAAAGTGATCCAGATACGATATTCACGATCTCATAGTTCTTGTCATAAGTGCTCTGTAGCGTCACATTACCGTATTTAGTATCAATAAGGGTAATCCATTTAGCCTTACCGCCGACTATCTCTACAAGCTTATAGAACACGTCATTACCATCAGCGTCAATCCACCTAGCTATAGCTCCCGGAGCGAAATCAGTCACCTCCCGATCTTGGGTATAACTAACGGTGCTTTCCGTAGGCTTATTGGCTAAAGTAACGTAAAGACATTGTTCTACGTCGGCTTCCATCTTAACTATACCAGCTCCATCGTAATAATAATCAGGTACGTTCTTATCTCGTATCAACAAGATAGTACCTTCCTTAAGCTTGTTGGCATTGGTAGGGTCATCCACAAAAGACTTCATCTGGATATAGGTATCGAAGATGATCGACGTACTCTTATCCTCTATCTTCTGGTTGATATTATCAACAATATTATTAATCTCATCTTTTGTATAATAAGGAGATAGATCAACCTTAGGTCCTTCCTGCTCTAAAGCCTGAGTTCCATCCCACCAATAATCAGGCACATCCTGCTCCCTGATCCAGAAGCTGTCCCCCACACGGAGCTTAGCCGTGTTCTCCGGGACCGCCAGCCACTCATTCATGGCATCGACCGTATCAAAGATATATGCCGTGTTCTTGCCCTCGGCTATACGTCTTACGACAGCCAACTCGCTCTCGACATCGCTAAGTCTTTCCTTTATATTATTGATCTCCCGCTCCAGCTTATCATAATTATCCTCCTGATCTATAGCATCGCCTATAGACATATAGACCTCATTGGTGAGCTTATTATAAGTAATACGGGCTACTTTCTGATAAGAAGTCTTATATGTACTTGCCCCCTTACTAGTATTGCATATAAAATCATATGTGTTTTGATACACGACAGATCCTCCGGTATTGATAAAGTTATACCCATCCTGTCTCATCGTACCGCCCTTATACCCTACAAGCTCAAAAGAACACTTACCAGTACCTTTGGATCCAAACCATGTGGAGTAGGCTATAAACTGAGTCTCTTCAGGTAATATATCATAATATTGAGCACGAAGATCCTTTACCGACATCCATACACATTCCTTGCCTGATCCGGTATTGTCTCCTCCCCATTTAAGTACGCTTCTTACATGATCGTCATTATTACCTGGACCAGCGAATCCTACGCCTAAATTATCTATGGTAGGAACATTCGAGTTAAGAGCCTCTGTCATGGTATCCAAATCCCTTCCTGAACTTTCGTCCCACAAATATCTGAACGTAACGAAATCCACGTCACCGATCTTAATACCACCGGTATTGCTAGGATATGTTTTAGTCACCAGCTCATAATACCACTTCCCGCCCCTAAACGTGACTCTTATTCTCTCCACTTGCCTTGGAGATATAGATACGTACGATCCTCCAACAGAGACGCTGGCGTCATCTTCGGCACGGGTAGCGCCTTCTTTTGGCTCCTCCGGGTCTACCGGAGTATAGATCGTGGCTTGCTTATCACCTGTATTGATGACAACGATATAATAGCTATCACCTTCCAGACCTTGCTCATGAGCCATCGTAACAAACCCCTGTTCGCTTTCCGGCCTCCATTCGACTACAACCATATGTTTGTCCATAGGTATACCAGATACGCTATTAACGTAGTTGGTTGATGACATGAAAACAGCATGGTCATCGTAAGCCTGATCCACACGCTGATGTTTGGTGGCCAGACTATCAAGACGTGATATCTCAATGGGGTCGATAACCTCAACCCCATTATAATCATACCACTTATATCCGATCATCGTATTCTCACGACGATATTTCCTTTTCCTTATGACCTCACCGCCAGCCATGGCGTCGATCATATAATAATCATTGCATGTTCTTACCATAACATCACGGATTAACAAGTTTGACATAAACAAGCCACGATAGTAGCGTCAACAGGAATGGAGGTCAGCGTCGTACCTACCGGGTAGGTCTGGGAGGATGACTCCAGCACCATCACCGACATCCGCTCAACGACCATATTGTTATCCACCAACCTGCTTCCCTCCACATAGAACCGGCCATCGGCTACCTCATAGCACTCGCGCACCGGGACCATATGCCTTTGGCTTTTATCCGCATAATCACAGATCGTGACCTTAGCCCCCTCTGGAATAGAATTAAGCTCATCACCAGCACTATAATCAGGATGGTCGGAATATACGACATACAATATGGACTTAATATCCTGTAACGCCGGATTGACCGTCCTGAATCCCTTTAAATGGATTTTATGACCACCAACCTCATAACAGTCATCTACCTCCATGATATTAAGGTCACAGCTTATTACCGTCCAGCCACTAACCGTATCTTGGGTAGGGGTGGTATCGGTAGGATGATCAGGATCGGTTGACTCCACGATCTTATAATCAAACTCCCGGACATTAAGCTTATAGTCAATAGACTCCTGACGCCTTATCTTAACCGTTCCATTCCCTGTATCATAGCAGGTATCTGTCGTATCCAAGAACCGATTCTCCATATCAGGCATCTCACACTCAACCCTACTCCATTTATCAATCATAGAGGAGTTAATATCGCCTACCTCATATTTATCATCCTCTGACTGCGTAACCTCATAGAAATGATACCACTCATATCCTAAAGAGTTATATATAACAATATTATGGATCTTAACCCGTTTATCGTTCTCCGTGACATAACACTGATCGTAGTAAGATACATGCCTGTCACGAAGGTTCTCAAGATCGCAAGGAGATTTCTTCCATCCAACAGGGATCTCATCATATTCCTGATCTATTAAGATAGCGCCGTCCTCGCTCTCACGTACAATATACTTGGCCTTCCTATCACCTAGATCACCGTCATAAGAGACAACCTTATCCACCTCAATACGCTGTCCTTTGAAGAGATAACACTCACGATATACTTGAACGTTTCTATCCTCCATGTCCGTGAAATCACATGGAACCAAAGAGAAACCCTCGGGGAGGGTAGCTAGGCCGGCCCCCGGGACGAAGCTGGCGTCATCCGACTCAAGGACCTCGAAACGGATGTATCTGGCCTTTATCTTGGAGTCATAGGAAACCAGTCTACGAAGCTTGACATGACCGTTACCTCCATCGTAGCATTCAACGTAAGACCTAATATCACGCTCTTCCATATCGTCGAAATCGCAGACAGTCCTTACCCACGTATCTGGCAAGGAACTGAAGCTGGCGCCCTCAGGCTGTGACGGATCGGTAGTCTCCAGGACTTTATAACTCTTATCCCTAACCCCTATATTCCCGTCCCATGACGTGAGAACCTCCAGCTTCACCTTACCGGCCGGTGTCTTATAACATTCTACAGTTACCTCAATATCACGATCCTCCATATCCGTGAAGTCGCAAACAACCTCAACCCAGTCATCACTTATGCTGGTAATAAACTTACCTACCGGATTCTCAGGATCGGTACTTTGCTTGACGCGATACCATTCCTTTCTGGTACCCATCTCATAATCAAATATCTTATATCCCTCTATCTGTACTCTCCCGGTCCCGGTATCAAAGCATTTAAGAACCGGTATTATCTCCCTTTGAGTCATGTCCGGGAAATCACATACTATACGATTCCATGTATCAGGTATCTTATCATACTCCGTACCGATAGGATTACTATCGTCAGTCGTATTCACCACCTCATAATGGGATACCTCGGGATTCAGACGGGGATCAACCGACTCTACGCCCTCGATCTGGACCTTCCCCCCTTCCGTGGCATAACATTTACTTACGAATATCAACTCCCGATCGGTCATTTCGGCTATACTGCAATCTATAGCCACCCACCCATCAGGAATCTTATCAAACTCACTGCCGATAGGAATATCGATATCAGATGAGTTGATGATAAATATCTTCTCGGCCAGTATCTCTCCCTTATTATTCATATAGGTATGGATACTAGCCTCTACCTGACCACCCGGCGTACGATAGCATTGGTTGACGATCGACACACGGGCGTCTTTGATGTTAATGAACTGATAGTCCTTTCTAGGGACATCGCTTACAAGTCTCTTTACTCCTTTATCATCGAAGTAAACGTAACACCCGTCATTCCTCATCATGACCGGATACGTCTTTCCGTCTATTACAACCCCTGAGAAGTCATCTGGCGGAACGGAGAAACCCATGCTTCCGAATATAGAAGCCAGTCTCTTTAAATACTCATTAATAGCGGACATATTATATCGTTTAATTATTCACCTCAAAGATATATATAATTATTTTTGAACGTAATTAAAAACATAAGATGTATGAGAAGAAGAATGTTCTTTAACAAAAAAGCCAACAACACGATATTGTTATTTCATTTTAACAATGATTTCAAATATATCGGAAAGAACGTAGGTCCTGTCACATGGGGGGGGGGGATCATATGTCTCAGGAAAATTTGATCAAGCCGCTAAATTCGACAGCGCCCCTATAATATTCGACCAATCACAATGGTTCTGGGATATTATATCCGAAGGGAACTATACCATAGAACTATGGTATTATTGTACGAAAAAAAATTCAAAACAAGGATTTATAACATCTGATATAGCAGGAAGCCCTACAGGATTTGCCTTCTATATAGGGTATAATAATATCATATATGGAAATTTCGACAATTATGCAAGCGTAAGCTCTTCTGTCTTAGAGATAGGATGGAATCACATAGCATTATCATCTAATAACAAATCATGTGGATTATATATTAATGGTATAAATAAATTTAACAAGAAAAAAAACATATCAAAACAAGACTACGATATATGTATAGGAGGAAGAACAGGGTCTAGCGATAATATGACAGGCGGTATTATAGACGAGATGAGAATATCAAACATACCTAGATACACGACAAACTTCACTCCTCCATCACAACCATTTATTATAGATTAAAAAAGGGGAGAGAATTGAATCTCTCCCCTTTAGGAAATATATGAACGCAAAAAAGGTTCTTTATTTCGGCTCGGTTACGATAGCCGGACCAAGACCAGCAGCAGCACCGATCATATTAATCATCTCCTGAACGCCCTCATGAGCGCCGTAACGTACACGTAAGATCAAGTTGATAGGATCATCAGCGATAACCTTTCCGAATCCCTGAGCGTATCTATGAGGATTGAGCGTAATCTGGAAGTCAACGTACTGAGACGTTTGCTCTACACGACTATATTCGTTCATGAACGTCCGCCCCATGAAATCCTGATGTTTCGGGAATCCATTGAAATGAGCGTAACCCTTCAACTCATCATCCATCATATTACCTCCTACGTGGGTACGAGGGGCTTTGCTGGACAATCTCTCGAAATGAAGTTGATCCCACCAAATAGGAGATCCCTCGTCAAGAGAATCAGGATAACCTCCGCTAGCTCCAACGATCTCTACGCTATCCTCGATATAAGTCATTTTATCCATCAAGCACTCTGATGGAGATAACAACATTTCCTTGCCACGGAAACGGATACCGCATTTACAATTACTACCAAGCTCCTGAGCCGACTCCAATTTCTTCCACATCCTGTTGCGGTAGGACGCTGGAGCCTCGCTGGTGAAGAATCCTTCAAATACCTTGTCACACTCATCACACAACATATTGGTATATACCTCTGTCTGGAAGCTATGCTGGCAAGCCGCCGGAGTACCGTAATCCGTGATCTCCAGTTCCGGGAACGCCTGCTTGATTTCCTCCAAAGCACTTTCACCACACTCGTTGTCCGGGATCGTGATATAATACTTCTCCTTAGATACCTTGCAAGATCCGCAAGCTGACCAAGAAGCGGTACGAACCGTAGGATTCTCACACATATCGGATGTCTTAGCCACATAGTAGATAATAGCCGTAGGATTGGTCTCCACGAAAGTAGAGATCTCCTCATCCGTCAATTTCTTGGAAGTAGCGGCAATATACAAACCTGATCCCTTGATCTGACTCATCTTATTAACCGTATCGGCTACAACGTTAGGCAATGACTCCACCGTAGTAGACATATCGACACCGTCATCCTCCAAGGAGATAGAATACAGATAACCACCCTTAACCTCGGTATAGTTAGGAGGACAATCCGTACATCCTTTCATGATAGAGATAAGACGTTGAGTATAATCAGCCGGTTTAGCGCCTTTCTTCATCACCTTATAACGTGACATGCTACCCTCGATAGTCTCACGTACGATCTTCAATCCTGGATATTGGGCACGAACCTCAGCCAATGCCAGATCGTCACCGGTATCACATACCTCCATGCAATAGAAGTTCACGTCCTCCGTATCAGGCTCAGTAGCCTCGTTAGTACATCTTGTGACCGGAGTGATATCAATATAATCGGACACCTTACCACCACCGGCGATAGGCTGGTTTTTCATCCGCTCGATACACTTCAATACGGCGGGCAACAAATCAACCTCCTCGCAAGGATCGCACTCCTCGCATTGATTTGGCGTATTATCACAATCATCCAAAAGAATGGCGTCATTGATCTCTACGCGACCCTCCTCATAGCCAAGAAGCTCAAAGGCACGACCAGCGAGAACCAAGCGAATAACGATACGGTCTCCTTTGGAAACTGAGAATGCCGTGTCATCAGAAACACCATTGTATCCTAAGATAACATCATCGACATAAGCATGATCTTTCTTCGGCCAAGAAGCGTAGATCTCCGTGATCTCGTTCAAGGAGAATAACGGCGTGGAAAAATCCTTATCATAGATAGAGCGGGAAGCCGCTTGTTCATTACGACCGATACGGATCTCATAACGCTTGTCGTTACGAGGCTTACCGGTAAAATCAATCACGGCCTTACAACCGTTCTCGGAAGTATCTTTAGTATCGTAAATACCGATCTGTCCTTCCTTCAAGAAGATGGAATCAACATCCACCATCTTAGCGTGCGGGGATACGAAAAGTACCCGGTCTTGCGGTCTGTGCAACATATAATTAATATTTTAGTTTAAAAATCATTTACCTAACGCAAACATAACAATAAACGAGTTCACGACAATAAAGTACGGTCATGAGTATATAGATATACAAGCAAATTACGTTTTTTGTAAAAACATTATTTAAGCCACTTTTTCTTATACATCTTCCTCATCATATCAATAAGTTCATCGAAACTTTTTATATAACCCATATCTATAGCCCATATAAGATTGCCTTGTGTTTGCTCCAATTCCTTCAGCTCAGCTTCCGTGGCCTTATTCCTGATCATACTTTCATGGATATTAAAAACAATATAATTAAGACCCTTAGCGATATTAACATAATCTACATCCTTAAATCTAGAAGCTGCTCTAGACAAAGCATTATACCTATCACCAGCCTCTATTCGATTAAGAATAAGCTTATCGGTTAACCACGTAACAACCTCGGCATACAACATAGGATTCAATTCCATAGCTACAAGAACCCATATATAAGGATTACACATAGTTCTCCTGTTCTCGCCCCTACCAACCGTCTTATAAGCACCAAACTTTTTCATTACTTTTATAAGAGACTCTTTTTCAACCATTTCCATAAAAACAGTAAATCCTGTTTCTATCATATATCCCTGTTTTTCAAGAATATAGTATATTCGCTCAGCACTCTCCTTGTTAGAAAGGATATTCTCTATCCTCTTATCATTCCATCCTTCCTGAATCCTTTTCCTGGTATAGGCTTCCTGTAAATCAGTCAGCGACATGAAAGACGTTTTAGTGTCTTGCTTGATAGTAACACCAAAAAGATCCCTATCCTTGGAGATCATAACAACATTAGTTTTCATATTATATATATTTAATTATTTAATACGATGTAAATATACAAATAAAAGTTTTACCGTAAAAATATATAGATAAAAAATATTCCAATATAAAATCATTATATTAAATATTTTACAAAACACAAAAATCATACTTACGATTTCTGGAGTCGGAGAAATCTCCGATTCCAGAAAATATGCATAGGATGATAAAAAAATAAGCCTACCCATTTCTGAGCAGGCTTATCAATCAAAACTAACGTTGTTTATTTAAAAGAAGCCACATTATCCTTATCCATTCTATATCTATACAATTCATTCTCATTAAGGTTGAATTGTTTAGCGACCATGTCCAGAATCTCCTCCACTAAAGGATCGGGCAGCTCCGGGTCGATGTCCGTAGATTGGATACCGGCGGCGTTGATATACCCCGACAGGTCCACCCTGACAGGACGGCGGTAGTACGTCATTTTAACCTCCTCGGTACGGAAGCCTGACTCGTAGACCACGACCTTCCCGTTCCCTATGGAGTAGAATGTCTCCCGATAGTCGTAAGAAGGGCGGTTATTATCATCCCCAAGAAGCTCATGGATATTCTCGTTCTTAGCCTCCCACATAACGAAATCAGCGGCCTCACATCCTTTGTACGAGAAAACGCCTTTTATGTTAGAAAACCATAGATAGTCGTCAGGTAAGTTAAAGGACGTAGACTCAGGGTCATCCATCCTACCCGCATTATCCAACGACATCCAATAAACAAGAAGGTTTTGGATGGAGCGTATAGTCTCGTCATCCTTCCTATTTAGATAGTACTTAACTAACCGGTCTTGGGCCTCGTTGAACAACAGCACGAACCTTCCCGGATCCAGCTTAATCCCGCCATTGGCCAGATTCTGCTCGTTCTTCTGCAAAGACCTTAGATACGCTTCTTGGATTGTCATCGTCATTCCTCCTTAACCTTATCACCTTCCTCTACGTCATCCTTCTTCTTAATATCCTTAACCTTCTTGGTCTTGGACTTATCATCGATATTAGACATAGATATGATCTCCTCATACTCATCCAATACATTAGCCTTTATGTCAATAAAGTCTTTCTTGGTAGCCAAGAACTCAGCGGATGTCCGAACGTCAGGTCCTATGATCTGGCCATTATATTGTAATCCGGATGGAGTCATATTGATACGACCATTTCGTTGAAGGACGTTTACGATACGGTAAAACTCAAGAACTTCCTTGAAATCACCTTCCAATGACCGATCCCAGATATCAAGCAGATAATCAACATTGGTCTTCTTCTCATTCATCCAGTTTGATAGAGATCCTGTATAATACTCATCCTCCGTGAAATCCGGGCGAGTTACGATACCGATGTAAAGAAGAAGATCTATGACAGCCTGACGATCGTCGCCGCCTTTCTTAAGGGCGCTGATAAACTTATAGCTGATGTTCATCTTATTGATCTCACGCTGCTGAACGAAATCCTTCATATTGTCTTTCTCCACGAAACAGAACATAGAGTTCATGAAGACAGGATCGCCATCCATTTCCTGAGGAGTCAACATGCCGGAAAATACAGCCAGATATAAATAAAATAGATCTACGGTATTAGCCGTATTATAAACCTTACCCATGAAGATCTTATCCTTAGCGTCATCCCAAAATTCTAAATTGGTTTGAGATAGATCCATCTGCGACATTTCCTCGAAAGGCTTCATGATATTATCTACCCGCTGTTTGACGAGCCTGTCGATCTCATTCTTGTCAAGACCATTATAGCATCTTGATCTTGGATAAAAACCGGTATTATAGGCCTTGGAGAAATCATCCCAAGGGCAACATACGTGAGTAGCGTTCTCCGGGAACGGAGCTTTAGCTATATTAGCGTCTTGAAAGGCCTGAGGAGCACTTCCATCGTGTTTGCCTACAACCTCATATAAGGTATCTGACATGATATTGAAACCGTTTACCTCGGCCAATACCTTCCTTGATTTTAAAATTTCTTTCATTTCCCTTTTTTGCGTTACTTTAAAAAAAAAGAGGAGAGGACACCCTCCCCTCTAAAAACCAAATTACATATATGAAAAAACTTAGCCGAAGTAGTTCGGTTGAAGCTCGATAATCAAGAACTTACTATTATCCATAACCCAAGCCGCTGAAGCTGAGTGGCACCAGAATTGCTCTTTCATGCCCGGCAAGGATGATACGATCTCATTACCGTTAGCTTTGTGCGCCCAACGACCGTACTCATAACCCCACCACATGCTTACGCCTTCCGGTTTGATATAGAATACGTTGTTGTTCATATTACCTAACTTAGCGTTAGCCGTATTAGGAATAGCGGAATATGCGTTAGTCGATCCAGCGTCAGTGATATTCTCAATAATACAAGAATAAGAGGATCTAGGATACATACCATTCACTAACTCGCTACGATCTGTCATGTCAGCGTAATCCAAAGAAGGATCGTGCTCGAACTCGACGTTACCGATACCCGGGATAAACGCTCCCTTAACCTGAACCGGGCCTAAGATCATGGCGTCGTTAGTACCTGAAATAGGATTAGAAGGCAACATCCTATCGCTTCCCATACCCCAGCTTAAGTTCTGCAAGGTAGTGAAGAACGATTCCCTGATCAACTTCTCTAAGTTAATCATAGCCATAGCTCCTACCTTGAACTTAATCTTACGCTCCGTAATAGGAAGATCTTGACGACCACGGAAAATATAAGCTGCGGCAGCCATAAGCGTGTCCTTAGTAATACCCATCGGACGGCTATAGTAGATAGTGTAACCACGGCGAAGCTGACGATAGATACCCTCATTCAAATGGATAGGGCCATTTTGATCCATGATAATACCACCTTCTTGCCACATCAACTGTCTAGCCTCCAACTTAACCAACTCAGCCATACAGAACACCTCCAACGTAGAGGCTACTTTGGCCGTACGTAAATCAAGTCTACCATTAACAGTCTTACCGATAATAGCCAAATCAGGAATATTACCCTCATACTCACTTCTCATGGCATTCATACGACGAAGAGCGGTCTCCACGAACTCTGAAGTACTGTTTTGGGCAGCCTGCATGGACTTCATACCAGCGTACATAGTTGTCTCACCCTCAACACCACGGTGGTTTCCTAAACGGAATTCACAAGTCATAGAACCGGCCTTGTCAACTCCAGATACCTTAGAGAACTGGGTGCTATACTCTCCAAGAGCATGACCGATCTTCCAATAACGGATACCAGGACGTAATTTCTCTTTAGGGAAGTATTTAGCCTTACCACCGATAACACGACACCAATAACGTGTCAAGTCACCTTCTGTCTTAGACGGGATCTCGCCTGATATAAGGATATTACAACCGTTAGCAGCATCATAGGTAATAACATCATAAGCCGTAAACTCAGATGTATTCAAAACGATATCAAACAAGCTACCATCAATGCCAGGTTTCAGGTGATGACCTGAAGTATCCTCAGCCGTAACGACAGCGAATGTCTTTGTAACAGGTAAATCATAACGGAAAGAAGCTCCAATACCGTTAACGGAGATCGTAGCGCCGTTATTAATCATACCCATATACATCGGGACAGGATAGTTAGCGATATTAGAGAACAAGTTCAACAGGCCCAAATGATTCTTGTCGGGATCCTCATAATACCAGCTCGCCAATGAGCCTAAGTTATGCTCTACGAGCGATGTCTTATAGTTCTTGGCATCGGTGAAGGCGATAACGTTATCACCATTCACGGTAGCCGGGAAACTTTTTGTTAAAAAAGGATTCATAATTATCTATCTTTTAATGTTATACACTCTTTGATCCACTCAGATCAAGGAAGTTAGCTTCTATAGTATCGTTATCGATATTAGTCTTATTCTGCTTTCCTCCCTTATTGCCAGAAAGAAGAGTGATGGTCTTCTTATTAACCTCCATCTTAGCCTTGTTGGTTTTCTGTTTAAGGAACTCGTCCTTATTCATCAAGAACAAGGCCAAATCAGCGGCCATATCCGGATTCTTGATAGCCTCGGAATAGGCTTTATCTATAGCCGTATGACCTTGATTGTCTATCGGCTTGGTAACGAAATCGACAGCCTTACCTATCATCGTGTCAGTCAACTGAAATCCTGAGCTTATAGATGTCTTTAGACCTTTCTTATAGACTTTCATCTGCTCAATCAACTCCTGTTTCCTTTTCTCGGATTTTTTCTTCTCCTCCTCGATAAGGTTATCCATCTCCTTTTTCAGGATATCATGGAACTTATTGGCCTTGGACTCAATAAACTCATCGCCCTTGCCGATCATCATCTCCATATTATCCTTTATCTCGTCTTCCGGCATACCCAACATCTTATAATAATGCTGGATAACCGCAAGCTGATCATTCTTGTTACTCATATCAAGGTTATCCAACGGAGCCTGAATACTCTGATATTGGCTTAATAGTTGGCCAACGTTACCACCGGCCTTATCCACCTCTATCATCTTCTTCATAAAGTCAGACATAGAACCGGTATCAACCTTATCCTTCAACAACTCATCAGCCTTATCCTTGATCAATCCCTCCACTATATCGAGTAAATCATCCTCTTTCGTGATAGTAGAAAGATCGACCGGTTTATCATCTACCATAATATCAAGGTTGTCAATACTATCGATAATACCTCTAGCGGCCATCTTCTCCAAAAAAGATTTCCCATTAAACCCTGATACTACATTATTATCAGTACCGCCTTCGCCAAAGGAATCAGGGTCTGGGTTGGTAGCATCGCCGCCCTTATCCCCGCCACCGTCAGCCGCTCCGCCGTCGGCAGGATCTTCCTTGGAATCACCTATAGGATTACCATCCTTATCATATTTACCCTCGATATTATTCTTATCGCCATCACCGTCACCACGGTAAAAAAGTTCCTCGACACTCATGGTCTTAAAACCTTTAGCGAAATCACCCATGTCATTCATACAATTTCCTTTTTTGCTTTTTACAAAATTATCATTAATCTAATTACCAATTAAATCAAACCCATTATAGTATATGACAGAATTTTACGCCAAAATGATTACAGATTTTGTAAAAATATTTACAAAACTTGTAATCAATTCTTGTTTATTATTGACGTAAACCTATCTGTATCAGAACGTTTGTTCCTAGCATCTATCTCCTTTTCCTTTAATTCCAACTTCCTTTTCTCTATCTCCTCACGAGATCTTCGCTCAGCCTCGGCATTAGCCTGTCTGGTTCTCATATCCTCCTCACGGATATCCAGATCCCTTTCCTTCAAGGCTCGATCCGCTATAGCTTCCACATAATCCATACCCTCTTCGTTATCTTGTGTCCTAGCCGCTTGACCGGCGACCATTATGCTCTTACCCCGTAAATCGAAGTTACCCTTGATATAAGCCAGCTCCTTCTCCTTCTCATGCTCGTCATTACGGGCCTGTTGATCGGCCTCGGCTTTTTGCTGTACAAGTCGTTGTTGATTCTGGTACTCCTCCTGTCTTACACGATCTGCGTAAGATCTGGCATCCCTTCCTATCTGATTCATCTCAGCCGTCGAGTTGGCATTCATCATTCTAGTGATATCAAGCAAGTCATTGCCCAAAGTATTCGTCTGTAATATATATTGCTTCAAATTCTCCAATTCCAGACGTTTCTTGGAATTAGAGACAGCCATAACATTAAGATGACGTAATGACAAGCTATTATCCGTAAGACTGACGTAAGCCAAGGACAGATCGCTGTTCCTGTACATCACGGTCCAATCGTATCCTTCCTTCTGGCATACTTGAGCCACGGCTAGATGAATATCCAATGTCCGTTTCTTAAAGTCATCGAAATCATTGAAGTAAGTCTGAGTCTGTAACATAGTGGCGTTAACTCCCTGTTTTACGCCCGTAGAACTCTCGTATCTAGTTGACTGACCCATCGCTTGCTCGGATATACCTATCATCCTATAAGCCATCATATAGGCGTAAGACGCCATTTCCATACGGGATCTTATCTGATCCGTATTAGTAAGATCATATACACCGAACTGATTATATATGCTGCTCATCTGCGGATTCTGGTAAGGATTGTTTGTGTCATTACCACCTACACCCATAAATGAGACGGACTTAACGATCTGCATAAAAGTAGCCAAAGCTCCCTTCTTGTCCATCATATCCTTATATTCCGTAGGCAGGAATCCTAAGTCGCCTAAGAAGAACTTACCGATCTCCTTCTCGGCGTTATTGTATAGCTGGTTCATAGCAAGATTATACATCATCTGGAACGGCTGTATGCGATCAGCGAGACTAGCCCCTATAAATCCAGAAACCGGAATGACATAATCATACAGACTGCTATCACCATGTATCTGATGAGGTATTGGATCCCCGCCAATATATATAGGCTTATCCATTAAATTACCTCCGGTGATCTTAACTCCAAACCTAACCTCAGGCACATACTCCAAGATGTAGGTGTTCACCTCAGGATCACTGACGGCTTCTGCCATGACCCTCTTCACTTTCTTTATACCATTCTTCTCCAAGAACTCCGGGAGAAGCTCATCTGTCACAAGCTCCTGATCCACCATTCCGGTCTCCGTCATGTAAGTTATTAAGAATATCGGTTTCATAGATACCCAATATCCCTCCATGACCCTAAAAAGGCGAGAGTCTATCTCATATCTCTTGCCATCGGCCATTCCGGAGTTGAAATATCCAAAGGGATGGAAGCGGGGCAAGAAGCGGGGCTGGGTGTGCTCCTCCCCGTCCGGCCCGAAGGTGTGGTACTCACCCATCGGAACGCCGTAGTAATCCTCAGCGGCGACTATAGATTCATAGTCATGGTATCCCTTCCATGGGACAACCTCATTCTCGTACATACCGGTAATAGACGGCTTCTTTTTCTTCCAGTCATACCTAGCGCCGTCATTAGATACCCATCCCTCATAATCATCATCACCTCCCATAATCCGACGCTTGTCCTTGGCTGTCATCTTATGGCCGTATCTTGATATCAACTCGACACCCTCGTAATAATGAAGACGACCTACATAAGATCCATATTGCGGGTATTTTACATCAGGATGGAAAACCTCCATAGGACTCCATACCTCCGGACGGTAGTAATCGAAACCAACGAAATGATTCCGGAACATCTTTCCGCTAAGAAGACGATCCCGGAAATTCTCCCTGTCAAGCTCATCCATATAAAACCGGCTACGGTCGGCCTCGATCGTATGATCCCCCCATACCGCCGCCTGCGTCTTCCATCTTGTACTCATGAACCTCTGGATATCATCAGGGGTCATAGACGCTTTGGCCTGTTGGATTTGCTGAACATAAGCCTGACGCTCCTCCTCGGAATTAAACTCATTGTACGTAGGATCAAGACCGGCCTCTACAAGACGCTGATTAACGATAATATCCCACTGTTCTTGTATATGACGATGAAGTAAGTTTGACATCGTATCCTCATACTCACTTATAGCCATATCCCCTACCTCGTTAACCGTATACTTATCCTGTAGGTTTGTCAGCCATCCCTCAAAGGCGTTTACGATACCACCTATGATATCGTAATGCTTCAAGAAAGAAGGTATTCTTATATCGCTCCTTAGCTTCTGTACGTTCCTTAACTGAGGGATAACATCCGCCATCTCCATAAAAGACAACTTACCATCCGCCATCAGATAATAGTCACGGTACATCTGGTTGCGATCATACTGTTTCAACCCTATCGTCTCAAGAGCGTCCATGCAATCCTCTTTCCATTTCTTGTTCTTTTTTTTCGTGGAAATAGCCTGAGGAGGTAATCCTAATAGCGCTCCTTTTGCTGGAAACGAATGATCTCTATTAAACACTTCCATGATTATTCAATTTTATTTACAACAAAGATAGGCGTTTAATTGACATTCATTTACCTAAAAGCTCCTATAGATACCGATCCAAAGGCAGAGGCATATACCTCATGGTGTTTATAAGCGTCTTCCTTGCGGGCATTATTCATCTCCTCGATCTTCGATTTAGGCATGTAATTGTTATCGTCAAAATATCTGGCGAGAACCAACGCATGCCCGAAGGCTATTATCCTATCGACGTTCAATCCGGGCTTATACTGTATTATCTCATCCAAAAGAGCTATATCATCAATCAACTCAATACCTTTAACCGTTATATCAAGACCGGTACTATCATCATAACCAATAACGAAATCCTGCCAGCAATAATCCACGACGCACGAGAATAGCAGGTTCTGGTTGCCGGTGGTCGGGTATAGCCCCAGCTTGCTGTTCTGCCGGGAGCCGGCCTTCACATACTTATTGGCTATAGCCTCACCAGCGAATAAGAAGAAAGATGCCGGCATACCGCTCTTCCGATTAAGATACTGCTCATACATCTGGTCAGCGTTCTCCATAAGACATATAGCACCATATCCCTTCTGAAGCACCTCGCACGTACGGCAGAATTGGTCTATAGATGATGGGCGGGATACGTAAGAGGCAACTATTCTATAGGCATAAGGATCTCGGATACCAACACGCCTTTTGAATATATAAAAGGATCCCAATGAAGGAGTATCAGACTTGGCCTGCTTATACGGATCTTGGCCCGCCACATAAATAAAATCATCAAACCTATTGGATTGAGGCATCTCGAATATCTGGACAGGAGCGTCAATAACACCGCCGCTAAACGGGAATCCAGCCAGTTGCTTATTCGATTTAGTAGTCCCCAGTTTATTACCTGACTCAAGAAAGATATCACACAGCATACCGCTATATTGCCCCGACTCAAGGAGATCATTCTTATGCTTGATAGCGTACTCGACCGGAAATAGGTTCTGGGATGAGCTTAAAAAACAGTCGTCAATCGTAAATGGATAAAACATGGTATGAGAGGTATAAGCTACCCTATCTTTCGTAGATAGCTTCTTCCGTTCCTCGTTAAGCTTATTGGTACTGGCTTCAAAATCCGTGGCATCAATCTTAATCTTATTAAGCTTCTTGTCGTCAGGCTTATCCAAATAATGACCTAACCCTATCGTTCTCTTGACACCGGAGTTAGCCATCTGACCGGGGACAAACATCGCCCATTTCCTTTCTTTCCATGTTTTCCCTTTCATGGCTCTCCGATTTAAAATATCCCAGTCCATGACCATGAGATTGTATGTATCAGGATCAGAGAACATCTCCTGAGCGTCCTTGGATAGTTCCACCTCACCACCGGTACCAGCCAAGATAGGACTGAGACGCCAGCCATAAGGGGTGTCGTAGGACGGCATGGCGGCCGTGTACGGTTTCTTGATAGGCCCCTTACCTACCTCGTCGAAAATAGCCGTGGCTGGGGTCAGACCGGCAGTCTTCTGCGTGGATGTCTTCCTACCCATGTTGATATTGGCTATGGATATTATGGCATGAACATCACGAACCCCGTTGGACATACGCTTGCCTAAGGTGACACCAGAACTCCAATCGGTCTTGGTCCTGTTAATCCTGAAAAAAGGATGCACATGATCAAGTCCATACTCACAATACTCACCTATATTAGATAAATCGCTATCGCTGAAACCTACCACGGAATGACTAAGCCCGATCGTCATGGTAGCGTTCATCTGAAGAAGGGATGACATGATAGTCGTATTATGGGATACGACAAAATTAGTGGTAAGGAACTGATGGGACTTGTTATCGACCTCAATACAAGTAGCTTTATACTTCCCGTAATAATCTATATCGGATATCCTAAGCCTGTTATGGGTCTTAGATATATACATATCATCACCATCCATGACGCAATAATATCCCATAGACCAGAATATTCTTCTTACGAAGGATATAATATACTCACTTTTGTAAACGACCTTAAAACGATCGTCACCAGTACTTATGCCGCAAGCTATCTTCATGAATGAGCTTATAAACAACTCTTTCTGTTTTTTGGATGAATAAATAATATCATCCATCTCCTTATTGCTTAACTCGAAGATCCTGTCGGTAGATCCACAAAGGAAAGAGGCGGCAAGAGACCCCATGAGCTGGGGCGACATCAGCCACCTCCGCTCGGGGAAATCCACGGCCTCCCCTATGTCTATAGTCATCTTCTGGAAGTCAGAGTGGATGATACCCATGGTGCTCATGACTTTATAATCACCATGATATTTAACCTTCCACTGATGTTGACCGCAACATACTATACTGCGCCCGTCCTCAAACGTAACCTTATACATATTAACGAATCCTTGAGGATATACGCCTACTATAGTCGTAAGCTTACCATCATCGCCATATATGATATCACCGATATCAGCGAACCCTATCTTCTTAGGTCCATAAGGAGTATATATCAGCTCCGAGTCCAGAAGAGCCTTGCCAAAACGACGAGTACCAAACATCCCCAACCCTTTCTTCTCCTGACGGGCACGTTGGTACATCTCGGCGAAAAACCATTCGTTATCACGCAAACGACTGATCGCTGGCACACGTTCCCCGTTTGGAAGATCCTGGAATACGGGAAAGAAATTAACATGCCAATAAAGCCATGGCGGGATGAACGTACCATTGATAGTCACCCCGTACTTGACCTTATAAGCCTCCTCTGTAAAGAACTGCTTAACATCATCATCCTGATCCTCCCATCCGAACAGATCGTTCCATACAGGGGGATTCTTCATGTTTACATAAAATTCTGGACTCGTGCTTAAACTCATTTCATAATATCCTTTAAAACAGATTCGATTCCACCAGAAACCTGACCCTTACGTTCCTTTTTCTGGACATTGCTTACAGACCTATATACATCCATGATTCCGCTTTTTTCCATATACGATTCATTCCATGAATTGATCTTATCGATCAACTTGGATATGAAATCGAACGCCCTTGCCATATCTTCCGGCTTCTCCTTGTCCCAAGGATGCTTATCAATATAAGCCTTGGCGTCATCCACGGCCTTGGCTATGACCTCAAGATTATCGTTTACCCGATCGACATCCTTACTCGTCGGCTTTCGTCTTCCCTGTGGCATTGGCCTTTATTTCCTTAAATTCGTTATACTGCTTCATAAGAAGCTCATAAGATTGAACAACACCTATCTTACTTACTTCCGTCACACTCATATCATGGAACATATCCTCAAGCTCCTTGTCAGCATATCTAAGACGTTCCTTGTCATCATAAAACACGAATCCAGACGTTCTGTCTTCTATAATGCTCTTGGCGGTGGACGCATATGTCGTATCTAAATCCAGATCCATACCGAAGCTGGTAGCCAACTGGATTATGAACATCAACCTAGAATTAACTTTCACAGCCTCTATATTCAACATCTGTATCTTATGGGTCATCTCATGAAGAACGACAAAATCCTCCTCTTTTATCAACGAAGATGATTTAAGGGCTATCTTCTTAGTCCTATCCTCAATATCGCTATACAGACGCTTGCTCTCACGTTTTATGGCTATCCAATGCCTTATATGGGTATCCGCCTCTTCTTTAAGATAATCTCTAATCTCTGTTTTTATATCTTTATCTTCCATATTACGCATTATAATCATTGTTGTTTAACTCAATCTCATCACTGATACTCTGATCTATTATTCTTAATAAATCTCTGGTGCTAATATCCCGCAAGAAGCGTACGTTACCACCATTAGCCTTAGCAACTCTCCTTAAAGCGGAGTAAAGTATATCACCCAGCGAATATTCGGGTAACTCACGGCAACCGACTTCCATGACAATAAGAGCATGGATACGATCATCTATCTTACTTCTTACAGGACTTCGCATAGTATTTACTTATAAGCTTCCCCTATAATACGTAGCGGGAAATGTTTGAAATTACGTTCAGGATCATCCTTCGTATAACCCATAAGAGATAGATGTTTCTCAAAATGACCTTCCGTATATTTTGAGGTATCCAATGTCATCCTAAATATAGTTCTATTCTCATTGTCAGGATGTTTGTTATATGACACGTCTCCCATACATCCACATCCAAGATGATGCTCCTTGACATGGAAACCATCTTTATGGGTGATAAATAACACGATTTCTATCTTATCACCTATTTTCTGATCAAAAACATTTAGATAAAACTCGCTCTCGTCATCCGTAAGTCCTATATCAAATGCATCGTTAGGGCACTCGATATTAAAATCGTTATGATCGGCGGTTATGACCTCCATAGCATTCCATTTGGCTTTCTCTCCTTCTACGAATTTCAACGGGCATACCTCAGTCTTCATCCAAGCCTTCTCCTTGATAAAACAACCACACAACGAGCAAGCCTGCCTACCCATCAATCTTTGCAATATTACCTTAGCAGGTAACTTAAAGAAAGCGATATTAGAAGAGTTCTTAGGACATTTCTTACATAATTCAAGACGATTCTTATACCATTCGGGATAATCTTTCTTATCCTTGGGAATCCTACCCAATAAACTGTCTTCCCAAGCTTGGGCTATTACTTGGGCTTTACCAATTGTTTGCACGATAATTATTTTTTAAACTGTTTTTGTTGAAAATCCTGTAATTGTTCCCATGTCATTCCATACCGACATTGATACATGGCCTCATGGTTATCACGTATAAGAGGATCTCCGTTCTTCAACCCCTCCATATCCTCTATCGCCTTAATCTTCTTATCCAGACAATCAAGCTCAATAGGCATCCTTTCATCCGGATAACGATTACCTTCCTTGACAAATATCCGACGTATCTTATCACGTCTTACCCGCATCTCGCGAAGATTGCATATAACGTATCCGATAAACGGGATCCTGATAGATATATTATCGGTATATCTGGAGAGATGATGGATATAAGATACGGATGCTTTCATGCACCACTCTACCTGTTGTTTGGTAAACTTCCCATCAGATCTTCTTACCACCTCATCCACGATATCCCTATCGAATGAAATAAGATTCCTACCCATCAATATCCAATTTGTTTCTCTTGAACACAAACCCCATTACACGGGTATCATCACCCTCCCCGTCAAGAATAAAATAGTTACGTAAGCTTCTCATCTCAATAGACAGCTCACGGGTACGGAAGTTCCCGTTCTTCTTGTCCACCAGAAAACCCCCACGTTTAAGCTCGTTGTTCAGGACAGCGACGTAAGATTCCTTCTGTCCATGACAATCCATGTACTTAGCCCTGGTATCATCCGAGTATCCGTAGTTGATGTAGAAAGAAAGTAAGTTTATCGTCCTTTCGGTAATCAAGCTCTTACCCTTAGAATCCAGATAGCCGTTGTATATCCTTAAGAATTGCTGGATCATATCCAGTCTAGTATCATAAGGCAACGCAAATACGAAAGCTTTCCTTTGCTCAGCCATATAAAATTAGTTTTCAGCAAAACTACTTAAAAAAAATATCGTTGTCAAGAAATTATGCCATAATCAACATAATATATGCTGATTAACATGTATTTAAGAACATCCAAATGGGAAAAGGCGGTGGAAGTGGCGGAGGAAAGCCAGATAAGTCCACCGTAAGCCACGGCAATGAGGCCAGTGGAGCACAGACCATACATGCCTCCGAGCGGCGGTGGACAGCCCTATCCTGCCTCAAGGGACATGACCACACCTTTTCCCTTTGGATGCCTTCCTGCCGTGCTATGGGATATAAATCCAAAGGAAATGGGAAGTCTTGGGGCGATGGAGCCTGCCGTAGAGGATACGGGCAGCCGGAGCGCGAGCGATCGTACAAGACCTCGCTTTTTCTTCTTTGGCTTATGCTCCACCCGATCCCCCTACCGGGGTACCGGCTTCCGGTATAGGATACGGCTTCTACCAGGTTTAGCCTGCGGTATCCTGCCTGACGTCACCATACCTTGGCGGTAAAAAGCAATGTTTTATTAAATAGAGACTTTAAGTGGAGTACACAGGAACTCGACGTCAGGAGAGATTCTGTGTACGGATAGAGATATTAGAAAGTAGTATATGTTTATAGAGTTAATTATATTTAATAAATATACCTATTAACGCGCGCGTAACAAGTGTTGTGTCAAAAATGATCTTCCACAAACACAGTGATTTACCCTCTCTAATTTATTACGATAATTTCGTATAAACAACAAATGGGTGACCTTCACAGGCTACCCATCCATCTGAATAACTTGTTTCGTATTGATGAAACTTGTATATTCGCAGAAAATAAAATACACTATGGGAACAAAGATAGGAATTTTACATATAATGAAATCAAATTTCGATAAGATTCTTACCGAAAGATATACTCCACGTAATATTCAGGCCAAAAAAGATGAGCTAGGATGCGTAAAACTTCCAGCCGGGTCACTTATATGCCCAGTCGATTTCAAACCTGTTACCAATAAGGAAGGCAAGAAAGTGACAGCTATAAAATATTCATTGAAACATGAGGAGTATCATGGATCAGGTATTCAGATCAGTGATGAATGTAAGATGGCAATGATATATCTTATTATCATAAACGTATTCAAACATGTGTTTCTAAGAAATAGGATGCATGGCGGAAATAGAGATCAGATAGAGATCAATACCAATGATTTTATTGATATCCTATCAGATGGATGCGCTTATTTCTGCTACCGCCATGTGTTAAGGGATTCTCATGAGGATATGAACTACCAGCTTATAAGCTTAAAGGCTTGGGCTGAAGGAGAGATTATGATAGCTTTATCAGATATCATAAAATACAAGCATAAGGCTAGTAAGACCCCAAGGATAAAGGATATGTTTGTAAAGAAAGGAGAATCTGTATATACCTGCCTTGATAAAAATCTTGATTCGAATACCAGAAGAAGGATGGCTAACAAAAGTCGTAAATTAAATAGAGTCAAGATGTTATCAAAAATAATATTCTCAGCTAGAAACAAAAATATAAATAAGATATATAAGGTAACTAAAAAAAGAACTGTCAAATTCAATGTGTCATATCTTATGGATAGATTGAATATAAAGTTATCAAAAGAAGGTATGATGCTAATATCCCAAAGAACGGTATATCGGATGATAAAAGAAGTTCTTAGTATGTGCTGTAAGACTATATCCGATTTATATGATGAGGTAAAGAAAAACAATGGAATAGTCAATACCAAAGATAGGAAAAACGTAAATATAGGACACCTAAGACTATCATACCGAGGAACGATAATGCATATAATCATCGCAGAAGATTATATAAGAGACGTTTTCTTAGGGGTAAAAGGAACTGAGATGAGTAAGGCTGGATGATTTGAGTATCAGATATAAAATTTAATATTTATATATTATTCACATTTATTTTTAATAGTTAATTATAACTATTCGTATCTTTGTACCATAAACATAAAAAGATATGGTAAAAGAAGATTTTAAAAATGAAAACGACCTCCTTCGTCATATTATGACGGTGGATAAAAACGTAGAGCAGGGTCGTGCCTTGAAGAAGATTTTCACCACTAGGGAGAATCTGTTTATTACCGGTAGAGCTGGTAGTGGTAAAAGTACGTTCATGAGACGTATCGTAAAGTTCTTGGGTAAGTGCGTTATCGTAGCCCCGACTGGAGTAGCGGCGTTGAATGCCGGTGGACAGACCATTCATTCGTTCTTCTCTATAAAGAACGATCCTTATATCCCTTCTATCGAGAGAGGTATGTTGTCTAATAAGGTGGATGTAAGTCCGTTTATGAAGAAGAAGATCAAGAATCTTGATACTATTGTCATTGACGAGATCAGTATGGTAAGACCTGATTTGCTTGATGAGGTGGCTGACATACTTAGACAATGCAGGCGTAGCAAGGAACCTTTCGGTGGAGTTAGGTTGATTATGTTTGGAGATCTATCACAACTACCGCCTGTGGTGACGGAGGATGATTTTATCGACAAATATTATGAGAGCCGGTTCTTTTTCTCATCAAAGGCATTAAGAGCTTCAGGATTCTCGGTCATTACCTTCGAGAACGTATTCCGTCAAAAAGATCCTCAGCTTCTTTCCGTACTTGAGGATATAAGATGTGGGGTTATTACCGATGAGTCAAGACAGATATTGGATAGTAGGGTCAAGTGTCCGGATAATATGGATAATACTATAATTATATGCTCAACTAACAAAGAAGCTTATGAGATAAATAAGACTAATCTTGATAAGATCAATAATAAGGTATTTAAGTTCGATGCCACTGTATTCGGGGAGAAGCCTGTAGCGCCTTGCGAGGATGAGCTTATAGTAAAGGTAGGGGCTAAGGTCATAATAACCAGAAACGGCAATGGGTATGTCAATGGTTCGATGGGTATCATAACCAGCATAGATACTGTTGATGAGACGATATATGTTCATCTAGATAACGATACTGAGGTGGAGATAACCAAAGAGAAGTGGGAGAAGATGAAGTATAAGCAGGTAGATGATTCCCTTGAAGGCATTTCTTGCGGCTATATAATACAATATCCATTGAGGTTAGGATACGCTATAACCGTTCATAAATCTCAGGGAATGACTTTAGATAATATATTCGTAGACATCAGCAGAGCCTTCGAAATAGGACAGATATATACCGCTCTTTCAAGATGTAGGTCTATAGACGGGCTTTATCTGAAATCAGTGCCTAAGGAAGATATGGTACTGCTAAGCGATAAGATATCTGACTTTATAGAGAAGGTGGATGAGAATGAGGGTGTTTTGAATCCAGAAAAGATATCTGATATCGGTAAGGATATGATCAAGAAACAACAGGATTTGTTTAATTTCGATGAATACGGATTATAATGGCTAAGAAAGAACTTTTTTCAGACGTAGATGAATTAGTATCATCTTTAAATAAAGAGCTTGGAGAAGGCTCGATAATGAACTTCGGTGACGATAAGCCTATAATATCCATACCAAGGGAAAGCACCGGATCGCTGGTGGTGGATAAGGCTCTCGGCGGCGGATGGGCGGTAGGCCGGATTCATGAGCTGGTCGGGATGGAATCTTGTGGCAAGACTATGATGTGTACGTTAAGTATGATCGAGTTCCAGAAAAAACATCCAGATAAGCTGGTAGCTATAATAGACGTGGAGAATGCTTTCGATATTGAGTACGCTAGGAAAATGGGGTTGGATATAAACCGGTTTTTGATCTCCCAACCAAGCTACGGTGAGCTGGCTATTGACATTACAGCCAAGTTAGTCGAGTCCGGGAAGGTCGGATTTATTGTCGTAGATTCTGTAGCCAATCTGGTACCGAAGAAGGAGATAGAGGGCGATATGGAAGACAGCAACATGGGATTGCAGGCTCGTTTGATGTCTAAAGCCATGAGGGTTCTTACAGGAATCGTAAACAAAAGCGACTGTGTTCTGGTATTCATCAATCAGTACCGAGAGAAGATCGGTGTTATATACGGCGATCCTAAGGTAACGACCGGAGGTAACGCCCTTAAGTTCTATGCCTCTATCCGTATGGAGATGGCGAGAAAGAAGGTTATATTAGGAGAGGACGGATCTTCAGTAGGTCATGAGGTTAGGATAAAGGTTCTGAAGAACAAGACAGCCGTTCCGTTCCAAATAGCAGAGACAGCCTTGTATTATGGCGTGGGGTTTGATAAGGAACTTGAACTTTTGAAGTTATGCGAGGAAACCGGTATCTTTACCCGTAAAGGATCATGGTACTGGTATAAAGATACTAGGATAGGTAACGGAGTAGACAATTCTCTTACTGTATTAAGAGATAATCCTGAGCTATGTGAAGAATTGAAGAAAGATATAAATATATAAAATGGTTAAAGCGTTTAAATATCGTATATATCCTAATAAGTCTCAGGAAATACTTCTTTCCAAGACCTTCGGATGCGTGCGTCTTATTTGGAACGCCAATGTCGCTTCTTTTAATTCCTATGACAAGGAAGATAACCCTAAACCTAATATCATTCAGAAGTCTGATCTTATACTTGACAGACCTTGGCTATCCGAGGTGTCGGCTGCCGCTATCCAACAAAAGGTTATGGATTTCAAGGAGACTTTAAAACAACACTTCTCCAAGAATAGGGAAAAAAAGATAGGTAGGCCTTCGTTCAAGAAGAAAGGTAATACTCAGTCTTATAGGCTTCCTAACCAGAAATTCAGGATAGAGGGAGACAGGATCAGAATTGAGAAGATAGGATGGGTTAGGATGGTAGTAGACAGGGATATACCTGATAACGGTAAGATCCTTTCTTGTACTATATCCAAGAATCCAGCTAATCAATATTTCGTATCTATAACCGTAGATTGTGAGATATCCAAGAAGCCTAAGACCGGCAAGGAAGTAGGTATAGACTTAGGTATAAAGGAGTTTGCCACCTTGTCGGATGGAATTGTTATTGATAATCCTAAATATCTTAGAGAAAACCAATCTAGGATATCAAGGATTCAGAGGCATATGTCAAGAAAAATCAAGGGTAGCAGTAGATGGCATAAGAATCGGCTCAGGATAGCCAGATTACACAATAAGGTATCTAATAAGAGATTATGGTTCTTACATAATCTGACCACTTATCTTGTTGATAACTACGACACGATATGTATCGAAGACTTGAACGTCTCAGGCATGTTAAAGAGTCACAGATTAGCCGATTCTATATCCGATGCCAGCTTCAGCCTATTCAGGTCTTTGCTTGAGTATAAATGCGAGTGGTATGGTAAGACTCTCTCTGTTATAGATAGATTCTATCCATCCTCCAAGACATGTAGTAGATGTGGCTGGAAGAAGAATGACTTGACTTTGTCGGACAGGACTTTTGTTTGTGATAGTTGCGGATTGATACTTGACAGAGATCTTAACGCAGCATTAAATATTAAGAGGGTAGGATTTGATATCCTCTATAATCGGACGCTGAGGGATGAGGTTACGAGTCCCTGTGAAGCGTCTATAATTAAATAATAATTCATCATTATTTAATTACAACTATCATGAGAGATAATTATGAACTATGTCAAGAATTAAGAACTAAATTAAATATCTGATTATGGCAATAGGAGCTAAATTTATAGACGTAATACCATCAAGTGTCGAGAACGCCGCTGATGTTAAGAAAGAGGATGTAAAGAACTATTTGTTCGTAGGTATCCCTATGAGTGAGTTTATTGGTAATAAACATGAGTTTGAAGGGTATATTTTCATGTGCCTACAGGGTATTACCGGTGGCACGGAGCTTGGCGGTGATATAGCCATAGCCGTATTGAGACCGGTTAGACCCGCCGTAGGGCAGGCCTCTTACCATTTGGTGTCGTATACACCTCTCACATATACGAGATCTGATGTAGCTATATTACTTAGAAATGGAGATTTTAAGGTTGTTAAGCGTGATGATTGTAATCTTATTTGATCATGAGTACGTATATATCAATAAAATCAACGGTAAACGCATTCAGGTACGGTATTGATCCTGTACCTGAATGGTTCGACAAGATATCCCATAAAACCAATGAAGTCGATATTATGGTTGATGGGAACAAGGTAAAGGCATTGGATATAAGGCTAGAAAATGGCATTTTACGGGCTTTTTATGGTTATTACATAGGTCTGTATCCAGATAACTCTATACAGGTGTTTAGACCGGAGGATTTTCACTCATTATATACCTTGAGAATATGAATGTAGCGATAGGGATAGATCCGGGTATAGATACCGGAGGATTAGCTATGATCCCGGAGAACGGGGAGATTAAGGTAATCATGACTCCAAGGATATCGGCTAAGGGGGATATAGATCTTAGGGCTATATCTAGCTTCTTCCTTGACGCATCGGATAAAATCCAAGAAGAAGGCGGAGGAACGCTGGCGATCGCCGTAGAGGACGTCCACAGTATCCACAATAGCTCGGCAGCCAGCAACTTCACCTTCGGCGGACGGCGTCGGGAACCGAACGCTCTCTTCGCTATGATGGTCGAGATGATGGAACGATATGGATCTCACCCGGATGTTAGGTTCATGTTCGAGGAGGTCCAGCCAAAGACATGGCAGAAGGAGATCCATACGACAGCCGATCGGGTGTATTCGGCGGCGAAGCTGGATACGAAGGCTACCTCCATCCGATGCGCCATACGCCTTTTCCCTTTGGTATCTTTCGTAAAACCATGGTCAGGGAAAGGAGTACAGCCAACTAAGATACAAGATGGAATGTGTGACGCTATACTTATAGCCGAATATATTAGACGCAAGTTTAAGTTATTTTAATACTATCAAGCGTTTGTTATATTTGAATTAATATAATTATGATTACATTTGCAATGTAATATAAAGGTTGTTCATTATGTTATTTAAGTGCTTGTCGAAATCATTGAATGAGAAGTTAAGTAAATTAGAATTGGTTGTTAAAAATGCCGGATCTAATTCACTCTATAAGAATATTAAGATAGATATCATCAATAGTCTAGCTTATATTACTTCCGTAAACGCCAAGGTATGTGTTATAGAGAAGCTGGAAGTGGAGTCTGATTCTAACTTCTCTTTCTTAGTAGAGGCAAGCTCTTTCATAAGGTTTGTAAAAAAACAGAAGAATGGTGAGATTAAGATCGTGCTTTCCGATAAGAAGGACAGTATTACCATATACTACGCTTCTGGGGAGTATAGTTGTCCGGCATTTGACGTAAATACTTTCCCTATGGTATATAATATCCCTGATGGAGGTATTAATGTTAAGATGAATGATTATGTATCGGTCCTTAACAAGGCCAGTAATTATACGGAGATCAACGAGCTTTATCCTTGCATAGAGAATGTGGTCATTGATATTGATGATATTAATATTAATATAGTAAGTACTGACAGGAATACTATTTACAGGTATTTTATCCCTAATCAGGATAAGGTAGAGAAGGTATTTATCCCGGTATCAAACGCCTCCTCTTTATTACTTGATAAACATATAAATAAGTCATTAGATACGTTGTCTATCAAAGTAGATGATACTAGGACTTACTTCTCTACCCCTGATATGGATATGTATGAGATTCACTTTGACGGTAATTATCCTAACTGGAGGTTCGTGGACGAGCATTTTGTCAAAACAAGTACCTATGTCTTTGATAAGGATCTACTCGTCCAGGCCCTCCAGAATAATATCAAGGTAAATGAGTTCGATCATTGTAGATTGATATTCACTGAAAAAGGATGTGGTATTATGTCAGAGAACCCTATGTCTGGAAGATCTTGTAAGGAAAGGCTTACGGCTTTATCGCATAACGGTAATGATATTATATGCGATGTGCTATGTGGTAGGTATCTTGGTATAGTTAAAAGCATATCATATAATAGGATAGTTATCGAGCATGACCATAAATCTCATTTTAATAAGATTTATGGGGAAAATAATAAGAATGAGTATTTCTTATCATCATCAATTATTGTTTAATTTTTAAATATATATAATATGGGAGTTCGTGAAAATTCGCTAGGATCTAATAATCACTACTTTAAGATAAGTGGTGGTGGAGTTCTTTATCAATCATCCAAGGAGCCTAAAGAAGGTTATGAGGAACATGTGAATGATAAGACCGGGGCTGTATCTTATTGGAAAGTATTTTGGAATGGTATAGAGGGATATTTATCAGATATTGAGATAAGGGAGGTTGACTATAACGGGGCAAAAACTAAATACGTAGCTATAAAAATAAGCGATGACGAAGGAAACTATATTATAAATGTTCCTTTGATGACTCAAAAAGGAGGTATTAATAATTATGTTAAGTCATTGGTGAGATACTTGCCTAATATTGATTTAAAGCGTAAGGTGGTAATCAATCCAGCTCACGCTAGGAAAGGAGATCAATATGCCCCGGGTAATTTTTTTATCTCATATGCTAGGGAAACTCCTGATGGAAGGGATGAGCTTATACAGCAATATTATAAGAATGGTCAGAATGGATGGCCTGACAGAGTTGAGAGTACTGATATAATGGGGAATAAGAAGTTTGATTATACGGCTCAAGATGCTTTTGCCTATCAAGTGCTTAATAAGTATATTCAAAGTATTAAGACAGATGGTGTGAAACCCGTTCAGTCGGCAAGCCAAAACAACGCTGGTGAGGCTACAACGCAAACGCCCCCACTGTCATATCAGCCGCAATCCCAGCCGCAGACGCCTCCTCCATCATACCAGCAGGCTACGCCTCAGACAGCCCAAGCACCTTTTTTTGGAGGTCAGCAACAACCTCCTCAATATCCTCCTTTTGGAGACGATAGTGACCTACCTTTTTGATTAACTAATTGAAAATGAATAATTTAATGGAAAGTAATTTTAATATATCTACTAAAGTGAACCGTGTCTCGATGCCTACCCAAAATAAGGTAGATACGGTTATGAAGAACTTAGGGCATCGACCTTGTGTAGCGTATTCCGAGGAAAAGAATATGTATTATAAGGATGGAGAATGGGTAGCGTCAGATCTTGACGCTACTATCTTACCTCTTAGGGAGATGTTCGAGAAGACATCTGATTTTAAGTTAGGACTGAAGATCGTTTATTTAATAATCAAATTATAATGGCCAGTATTGAGGATATTAAAAAGCTTCTGGAAAGCAAGTCGTTTACATCAGTCAGAGACCTTGATGAGCTTGAGGAGAAGACGGGTGATAAACAAAACGAGGTTAGATTGAATTGCGAACCTATGGTAGGGGTGATGGAGAAAGAGGGGAAGATCTTCCTTAACTCCGTAAGATTCTCGAAAGCATGGAACTCATTGGGAAAGGATATTCCTATCAAGCAAGGTAATGCCTTCCCGTTGGGTCAAGGTGATGTTCTTGATATAGACACAGGCATATCGGCCTCGTTCCCGGATGATACTGTCGGGATGGTTATGATGCTCCCATCGTTCACCAACGATACAGGCCTCACTTTGGTAGGATCACCGTTCGTTTTCTCTAATAACGAGAATATTACGATCAGAGTCTCTAATGTCCGTAAGGATATAGCTATAGTCGAGAAAAACAAACATATAGCTGAGTTAATTATAGTCGGCAAGATAAAAGCCGATATTCGTGAAACTTATAACAGTGATAAAAATGTTCGGATTGAAGATAGTAAAGAGTAGTTATATAAATACACTAAAACAGGATCTTGATGAGGCTATTAGCTACTCAAGAAGATTAAAAAAGGATTACGATGATGCCCGCAAGAAGATAACGGAATTGGAAGAGAAAGTAAGGTATCTTGATACGCTTGTCGATTCTCTTGATATGGATATAGATTCCAAGGATTCTCATATAGTTAAGATGGGGAATGAGCTTAGTAAATCAAGAGAGCTATATAATGAGTCGGTAAAAGAGAAAGAAACTCTTAAACGGGCTTATATGGATATCGAGAAGAAACATAAACTATCATCTAAATTACTCGATGAGGCTAGAAGAAGATATAAGGAACTTGAGGACCAGAATAAAATCATGTCAGATCGTATCAAATATCTTGAGGCAGAGCTTTTAGATAGCGATGTACCTGATGAGGTTGTTGTTGATGAGGATAAGATGGATCCTAACTCAGGTCATATTGATATACCTGAAAATAACGCTCCTGAGGTCGCTGATGCCGGTATTGACGTAAATGTCGAGAATAAGGCGGAGGATAAGAAGAAATCTAAGAAACGTAAAAAATCTAAGAAAAGTGAATAAGATCTTGTTTTTCTTGTTAACGTTATTTACCTTAGCGGTTGTCGGATGCAGTACGTCAAGAACCTATTATACGGAATATGATACTACTGACATATCTTATGTAGTGGATTCTATAGTGTCTTCCGGGACCGTGATGGGCCAATGGAAGGAGTGGCGGTTTACGCTGGACGACGGCCGGGTCGATAACTTTGGCTTCACCGCCCTATACGACGCCAAGGGAAAGGCTAGGGGGTCTATACAGGTAAGGCAGAGATCCGATACGTTTAATATTAAGATAATTGATTACCATAAAAAGGATAAAAAATGAGTTACGGGTTAGGATATATACCATCCCCTGTGGATGACAGAGACGCTATCATGAATATGCAGCATGAGGCTGTTCCTGATGAGTATAAGGTCAATAACGTTGATAGCGTAGTGGATCAAGGATCTTCTCCTATTTGCGCTGCGGTAAGCTTAGCTGAGATACTTAACTGGAGAAAGAGTATAAGGGCTATTAAAAGACCGGCTAAGATCTCTCCCTACGATATATATGATCTGAGAGAGGATAAGGATCAAGACGGGATGGTTCTTCGTGACGCTATCAAGTCTATCAAGAACGTAGGCGTAGATGGGGAGAAAATAAACAGTTACGCTAGGATCATAGATCCGGTATCAGCTAAGGTGGCGTTGATGCTGAATGGCCCTCTGGTTATAGGTCTGTATTGCTATAATTATGGTAATCGATTCTGGCAAGGCCAAGGACAGAACTTGGGAGGTCATGCCGTTATCCTCACCGGATGGGACAAGGCCGGCTTCATCCTACAGAACAGCTGGGGGACGGAATGGGGTAGGTCAGGTATAGAGACATTCCCGTTCGAGGATTGGTGCTATATGCTAGAATGTTGGACAATAGTTTCATAAAGTTACTATATAAACTTCGAGAAATTCCGATCCACATCCTCTTGTGAAAGCCGATGTGGGTATATTTTAATTAACTTATATTATAAAATAACTAAATATAATCCTGGCGTATCCCCTCAAGCTTATACCTTGTAGAAAGGGTAGTTGGTCGCACGTGGGTTCAAGCCCCTCCGCCAGGACCACATTATTTTTGGGGAATAATATATAGTTTTGTCATTAGGTTTTTAGAGTTTAGATTTTGTTTGATGCCCTTGTCCGGGAGGATCGGGGCATATGGATCCGAGGATTATTGGATGATCGCCATAATATTGGAGATGCTGGTTCGATTCCAGCCGGATTCGCTAAAATATTGTTTGGTAATTATATACAATTTATAGATCTTTGAATAAAGGGGAGTTAATTTAACGGATAGAATTTACGATTCCTAATCGTAGCGTGGATAAGGGTTCGATTCCCCCACTCCCCACATGGTGTTTTCTTAAACATATTCCCGTAGGTCGGTAATTAACGATAACCGGTAGACAGCCTACGGGAATCAATAAAATCTTACGTGCTTAAGATCGCTTTCAGTTCTATTTTTCGTGTGTAATCTATAGGAGGGTAGCACGACCCTCCTATTTATAATAACTATTTGGTATGGATATTAATCAAATAAAAAAGTATCTACCAGCAGGATGGGATGTGGTTGATCTAATAGATCACGGTATAATCGATCTTGATATTATGAACGGAAAGATGATGGGTGAGTATGTGGCTGTGTTGATGATAAAATCTTATGATAAGACCAATGGTCATATCTTAACCACTTTCTCGTTCCATGATAAAGATATGGATAAGTTGAGGATGTTGATAGGTAATGATATAATGGCGGTAGGATATAGGAATAATCCTCTTACTGGAGATGGGAACACGGCGATCAAATAAAGGTGCTGAATATACTGAGAGAGGGATATTGGATATCCTTAACAGACAGTTCTTGGTATCTCCTAGATGGATTATAAACAACTTATATGTCTATAACTGGGAGTCTGATTATCTGGCTATAACCAGATCCATGTACGCCTATGAGGTTGAGGTTAAGATCTCGCTTGCTGACTACAACAAGGATTTCGAGAAGGAAGGCAAGCACCAAGTAATGCAAGGCTGGTTCGAGGCCCGGAAGCAAGCCCTATACGAGACCGGGGACTGGGTCAGGTACGGCCGGCCCAACTACTTCTACTACTGCGTGCCAGATGGGTTGGTTGATCCTAAGGACATACCTCCGTACGCCGGGCTTGCTTATGTTTGTGGCAGGAATTTGAGAAAGGTCAAGGATGCCCCTATCCTGCACCGTGATAAATTTGACCCAGAAGCTTATAAGATGGCAGATAAATTCTACTATAATTGGTGGAATGAGAGACGTAAGGCCAGACAGATAGAAGGGAAGGATATGAAAGACGAGTTCAGGAAAAGCATGAAAAAGGTGAAGGAGAAGATAACCGTCGATGCCAAGATCAAGGCGATGGAGGCGTTCTGGAGCGTCTGCGATTATGCCTACTGGCCGTATGGGGGAAGAGGGGTGCCCGGAATGAGACCCAACTGTTCCGCTTGTGGAGAGGAATGTAAATTACAATGTCCGAAGGGGAAAGAATTTAAAAACAAAATAAAATGAGTAAGATTAAAGATTTATTGGCAAGAGCCATTTCATTGGCATCAGAGCAACCTATGAGCTATAAAGAGGCAATTGAGTTGCTTGATGGTATAGATACGTGTAAGGTCAAGATATGGCTAGAAGAGGGGGCTAAGCTACCTGAATACGCTCATAAACAGGATGCTTGTATGGATTTGTTCGTTAAGGATATAGAACTTGATAATGAAAGAATCATATATCATACTGGTGTACATGTAGCACTACCTGAAGATTATGAGATGGAAATCCGTCCACGTAGTGGTTTTACTAATAGCGAGCTAATTATGCAAAACGCCCCTGCTACCATTGATGAAGGATATAGTGGGGAAATTAGGATAGTTCACAGAAAAATGGATAGGAATAGTCCTTATTATTGTAATGTAGGTGGTAAGGTAGCACAACTTCTTATTCGTAGACGGGAACGTATCGTATGGGAAGAAGTGGAGTCATTAGAAGATCTTGGAAAGTCTGATAGAGGGGATAATGGATTTGGAAGTACAGATAAGATAAATAACGAATGATATGGAAAACAAAAATACATCATCCACTACTAATGAAGGCTTGAAAGAAATTGACAAACAAACAAATCCTGTTATGTATGGATGGAGATGTCCGGTATGTGGAAGAGTATATTCTCCCTACGTATCTATGTGCGCTTATTGCGGTAATAATAATATGAATCATATTACATGTAAAGTTACTGGATAATTGATATGAGTGGAAGAATTAAAATAAAGCCCAAGGATAAGGATAAGAGACCTAAGATCGATGTATTTAAGGTAATAGAGAACCGGTTCAAGAATATGAACGAGCTTCGGGATCTGATCGACATGGATCCAAGGAAAGGGCTGGTCAGGATCCGGGACGGGGCCGGCTTTAGGGAGGTGGAGCGGGGCGGATGCCTGCACCGGAACTACCTTAACCTGTTGGAGGAAGAGCTGGGCGCTAAATTATCCATAGATCTTATAGAAAGGTATATCAAAAGATAATAATATATTAAATCGTAAAATTATGAATAGATATGTAAAGAAACCAATTGCGATAGAAGCCGTAAAATGGAAAGGCTTTAATAATGATGAGATCAAGGATTTCGCTGGTGATAGTGTTAAAATAGAAGTTATTAGGGAAGGTGACGCTGATAATGGGATACCTCCTTCTGTTGATTGTAGTATAGAAACCCTTGAAGGTGTTATGAAAGCCAATGTAGGTGATTACATCATCAAGGGAGTAAACGGGGAGTTTTATCCTTGCAAGCAGGACATTTTTGAGAAAACATACGATAAAGCCGATGATTCATCCGTAATGTGCTTCGGTGATGCTATCGAAGTGTTAAAACAAGGTGGGACTGTTCGTAGAAGTGGTTGGAACGGTAAAGGTTTGATGGTATTCAAACAAGTGCCAGCTCATATCGATAGCGACATCATCCCTAAGATGCAATCTCTTCCTCAATCGGCAAAAGACCTTATTCTGAAAAGCAAAGGATTCATTGACTATACCAGTCAATGCCTTATCTACAACGAGAATACCGGACGTGCCGATTCATGGGTCCCATCCATCAGTGATGTATTTGCCGAAGACTGGGAGATAGTTCGATGATAATTATACCAAACCTGCCCTAGGAATTACTTAGGGCAGGTTCGTTTTATATACCGAAGTATCTACCACGATCTGGCTATCCATATCACCAATCAACTCAATGATCTCATCCCTTATATCGTAAGAAAGAAAGATCGGGATTATGGTTAACATAAAAGATAGTAGTATCCCGAATCCTATTATGACAAGGATATCATTATACCCTATATCTAATATCGGCATGACAAACATCAACCCTGACGTGGATATCTCATTTATCATATCCCTCTCCATTACGTCTTTAATCATATCTCCTCAACTTTAGTATGGTTTATTATCCTACTGATATGACGGATGCTTAATCCAGTCCTGTCCTTTATCTTGCCATATACGTAGTTCCTTGACACGACAGTAGCCAAATCACCTAGCTCATTAAGTATCTCATCATACATCTTATGGATCTCGTTGTCGCGGATAACCGTACTGTCCCTTACATATATCTTCTCGATATCGTCGCAGAAGAAGATCTTGATTTTATGTAGTATGTCTCTAAACATGATTGTAGTTTTGTTCCAAAAATATGAATTTTTGATATCCGGTCAAAGACAATACATGGAGAAGCCAAAAAGAACGGGAGGGGCGGTGGTAGGACGGGGGAGGCCCGGAAGGACGAGGTCTCCCTCCTTCCCTTGGAATTACACTATCCTTACCGTTACTCGATAGTTACCACGAGAACTTTTCCCATAGGCATAAGATTCACATCCCGAACAAAGATCAGTTACTATACAATTATCGTTTAATACATAATCACCATCCCAACTTACATAACTTTCATCTAAAACCTGAGTCTGTATTGGAAAGATGAGGTGGGGTATGATGGGAGGGGGATATGCGGGACGGACCACCTCCCCGAAATCGGCCCGGCCGGGCTGCCGTTTTTGGTCCCACCCCCCCCGCCTACAAAGGCTGGGAGACAGGAACGGCAAACGATCAACGAGCCGAAAAAAGAATGCTTATTTTGTATTTAACTTGCTGATTATCAATCATATAAACCAATATTTTAATATACATTTACATTTGATTAGTTTTATTATATATAATCGTTGAATTTTTATTGTAAAATATTTGTTTGGAAATAAAACATATATTATATTTGCAATGTGAGATAACAATATTAACAAACAAGGCGTGCTAGGTGCCTATATAAGTCCCTAGGGCAAGGGCGATTTAATATGAAAGCAAAAGATTTGAATCGAGTACAAAATGCAGTAAAAAAGTCAGAGTCTGAAACTTTGACGGGTGCGATAAAATCTTGGTGCAGATTGTTTAATAGCAAAAAAGATGTTATGGATATTATCAAAGAAAACAATATTGAAGTTTCAAAAGATGTTATCCCGTCTTTAGTCGCTTTGGCTAAAGATAAAGAATTGGTTATTACTATTTGTAAAGAAATTCTTGCAAATATAGATGGCGTATTTTGTCAATATATAGAAATAGAAAAGATTTACAATGATGAAAATGAATCAGCCAACAATAAAATAATGTTAGCTGAAAAACAAGCTCAGAAAATTCTTTTGGGCACAACGCATAAAGCTTTTGGCTATTGTGCCCCTATTAAATACTCTGAGGATAAAAGCGGTTATTTCGTTATTTACAATAACGAAAGATATAAATCTACTCGAATGGCTACTAAAATAACGAATTTTTCGTTTTCATTGATAGCCAAATGTATCACCTATTATCTTACTCACGATAAAAATGTAAGATAATATTAAGATGCCCTTATATCTTTATATATAGGGGCATTATGGTGGCGATATCTGTACGTTCACGCCGTGCCACTGATTTAGACTAAACAGATAAGATATTTAACATATTGATACATAGATATGCGAATCGGTAGGGTATCGAGAGTTCGTATAAATAGGTTGCCGACTAATAGTGTGATCAGGCGTTCTCCTAGTTCAGGGGCGTGCCGTTATTCTTGGCTATGTATCAAGACTGGTTAATACGTCCGGTCAACCGGATAGGCCATGTAAAAACATGGGGTATATTGGTGTATATACGCATGTATAGGGCGTATGTCCATGTGTAGCGAGAGCAGCACGCATGGAGTGCATAACGGTGTTATAACCGTGCCAATGTATCAAGGCAACGATATTACAGGCTGCTTAAATACTGTGATATTGTATGCGATAATAAATAACAACCTTTTACAGGGGTATTTTGTGCGGTTAAATTGACGGACAAAGTGCGCCTTGTCGATACGTATCACGGGCAACGTGTGTGCGTATCTGGCCGGCTTCGTTGTCGGCAAAGGGACGAAACCAAAGGAGATAGGGGGGGGTGCGGGCGTTCGGCTGGTAGTATCGATAACGCCGGCCGTATTGCCCCCGGCCTCCCGTTTCTTATTGGTGTAATTAAAAGAATAGATTATGTACAAGAAAAAGTTTGATAATCTGAATAGGAAATTATCCATTCAAAGAAAAAAGGCTTTAGAAACGGTTAAAGTAGCTCAAATTGAGTTTTACACGGAGCTAACCAAAGAGCTATATTTATCCAACAAATTAGACTGCAGTAGGGAGTCGGATAAGTGCAGGCGGAAACGTGTTAGTTACATGGCAAACAAATTACGACAGTAGTCGTTTGTTTTTATTTGATTTTAAAGTTTGTGCCCTTTCGTACTGTAGTGATATAGGACGGGAGGGCTTTTTGTGCCTATATTTTACAATATGATATTATAACAATGCTTTTACTTACGCATAAAAGTGTCAAGGCGGCAAATTTTAAGCCTTGATCTAAAATGTGTAAGTAAAATACTTTATTATGTATCATTTTGTATATATCTATATCCATGCAGGCGGGTATATTGTGCCCTTATGTATGGTTTCGTGCGTGAATCGATCCTAAAAGGTATATAATAGGCGGTACTTATTGTATATTTTTTATCTATATCTGGGCTTATCTTTCCTTAGAGGAAGCTCTAGGGATTGATATATATTATATTATTGATACTCAATTTATTATATTATTTGGGCGTAATTTTAAAATCGTGGTTACTTATTGTATATTTTATGGGATTAGTTATATATTTCGTGCTTACTTTGTTTTGTGGGTATATGGCGTTTGAGTTAGGGCGGTATGTTATAGCTACGGGCGACGCCCTGCCTTTAATCATAGTTCTTTTATTGGCTTTATTATCAATACATTGCATAAAGCAAATATATAAGGCAATCAAGAACAAAGACCTCGATATCCTAGACTGAATCAGCGTTCCACGTGGAACAAAGTAGCGGAAGGTCTTGGGATTTCGTGGTGGTTTCGAGGGAGATTTGGGATTTGCGTGATGGGACACCTCCAAACAAGGGAAAACCTTTCGAGCAAAGAAACGCCTTTCGAGCAAAGAAACACCTTTCGAGCAAAGAAACACCTTTCGAGCAAGGGAAAACCTTTCGAGCAAGGAAACACCTTTCCAAGCAAGGAAACGCCTTTCCAAACAAGGGAAAACCTTTCCAAACAAGGAAACACCTTTCCAAACAAGGAAAAACCTTTCGAGCAAGGAAAAACTTTTCCAAACAAGGAAAAACACCAACAAACAAGGGAAACGCCTTTCGAGCAAGGGGTATCTTCCGATCAAATGTAAAAGTTTGCAAGTGGTAGGAGTTTCCCGTCAAGGCAAGGCGGTTGTGAGTGATGGGAGGTATGGTGTTATTGGTGGGTAGATATTGTTTATTAGTATGGGGTGATGCGGAGGAAACCAAGGGAAAACGGGGGCGGCGATGGCGTGGGGTCGGCCCCGCTGGTCGTCCGTTCCTGTTCCCCTTTGGCGTTAGTGTAATATTAAAAATCTGATAGTGATATGACGAAAGAAGAAGCAAGAAACGTATTTGGCGGTAGTATAGTAAATAATCTGCTATCGTTAGGGGCTGAGCCTACCAACGTGGTAAGGCAAGATGGGTTGATAGAATGGAAAAGTGATGGATATATAGAGGTAGGAGGCGTACAGGTATGGGCTTACTATTACTTTGAGGATGGAGAGGATGTTGATAGATGTGATTGGGAGGATCATATGGAGATAGAGGTAGAGGAATGTTGGATTTAAAATCGGTTGATATGAGATTCATGTATTTAACGGAGCTTAGAGAAAAGGATATATACGTAGGCGACAAAAAGTGCAAGAGGGTAAAAATATATGTAGGCAGGCCGTTGGCGGATACGCCTAAAACCTATAAACGAATAGGTGGATTTGTAGCAAAAGAACTATCCAACGCTTATAACAGCGGTTGTGTTTCCATCTATGAAGCAAAGGATAAAACGCTCAGATATTCGGTTTATCGAGACGGTTGTTTTTATCCTTATTACGGGAAGTTGGAAATAATAGAATAGTGGTATGGGGACGGAAGAAAATGAATGTGAAAGCTCGAATGTTTAAGAATAATAGACAGGTTATGCTATATCTGGACATTAAGGGGACATCGGATTTAGATTGTCCTTATATAGATATTGACACGGGGTGGGTTAACAGGATTTTCAAACATTTACCGGAAAAAGCGTGGGATAATACCATCATAAACATGAATATATGTGTTGAGTACGGGACCGGTGATCTATGGTATTCCAGAGTGAGGACATTTGAAGGAAGCTGTTGTGCGGAATATATTCTTACATCTAGAGAACCTAGGAAGAATAACCGGAGAGAGCTTGTGAATAATCCCGAAGATCAATTATTGGATTTTGATACGGTAAGGGAGACTGTATTTGGGATGAAGAAAGAATTAAACATTGATGAGAGTATTAATGTGAAATTCGATTATGAGATTATTGGAGGAAGTTAATACCACCAAGGGGAATGCGGGCGGCTGCGGGGAGGCTGGACAGGCCTTGTCGCCAGCGCCGTCCCTTTTCCCTTGGCAACAATAGAAATAAATATGGACGAAATAGAACTACTAAGATTACAGGATGAAGCGCTATCTTACCTTCGTGATAATATTACAAAGGATGAGGCGTATTATATCCTTACGACCGATAAGGATATAATAGGGATTCTTATAGCTGATAAGAAGGACGGAAGCAAACGTATCAAGATTCTTGATATGGAATATACTGTCGAGAAGGATGATATGTTATTGTTATTCGATACTGATGGGATAATAGACGAATGTCTTTTGGTTGCCAGCTACATAGGGGTAAATATGTATTTTCGCAGGCAAGATGTCAACGCTATTTTGAATAACATCAATAGAGAGAAAGTTATGAAATATCCTTACATAGCTATTCAGTTAGATAATATACAGACTGTAGAAAAGCGTAGGGTTGTTTTTGAAATTACCGGGCATAGGATGGATGATAACAAAGAGAGAATAGATTTTATGTTTATTTATTTTATGGCAAGATTATGCGTGTAAGAAGAACTGTAAAAGAGAAGGATGTTGTAAAGATATTGGTATTTGGATGTGATAGGAAGCTTATTAAATCAGCAATGGATTCTGGGTTTAGAAGCATGTCGGCGGTATTATCTTACGCTAATTGTATGGCGGGGAATAAACCTATGAATCATATTCGGGTATCAAATGAGAGTCGTGGATGGTGTGGCTCATATACCTTATATGGGAAGGAAATAGATTAGTCGGATTGAACAACAAACAATAAAGGAGGTATATATGGATAATATTATAACAAATGTGGATGGCGTGAAAGTAAAAGTAAGAGTATATGATTTTGGCGGCGAAGTGGCTGATAGATATACCATAGTATATGTAAATAAAAATATAAAGGATGGTTATGGGGTGGTGTATTATCCTGTTTTCTCATGTAGTGAGGATCCATTCCATCCATTAGGAGTGGGGATGTATGTGGGAGATTATTATCCGCATAGAAGTTATATGTACAATTTTGGTAAAAGAGTGAAGGATATAGATTCACTGCCAAAGAAAGTGATTGAATTTATAAAATATATTACACGATGAACGAAATAACTTACAACAATTACGATTTGGTTGCTTTTGAGCAGAATGGGGAAGTGGTAGTAGCCGTAACATTCTACAGGTATTACAAGAAGAAAGCTAAAGGTGAGGTTAATTATAGGTGGAGAACCAGATGCCCGGAATTGGTGGATAAGATCGTAAAACACCGTACCAAGGTGTTTACCGGTCAACTTATCCAGTTAGCGAAGGCGTATGGGGAGAAAAGGGTTATAAAATATCAAAAGAAGGAGGAAGAGGTATGTCAAGATACGATAGAGACGCTATAGAAATATATATACTGGATCATATAGATACAGATAATTATGGGAAGCAGTTTAGATATGATAGGGAGTATCTGGCTTTTATGCTTAACGTGTTTAAGGATGAGTATAAAGAACATATCAAAAGGGATGGGATTAAGAAAGCTTTCGAGGACTACATAATGAGCGTTCCGTCTATATTCAGGATTCATATAGCGGATTGCGATATCAGGTATTTATTACGTTCATGGAAAGTGGAGTTCGATGATGATGATGATGAGATATACATCTTGTATAAAAAGATCATAAGGGAGGTCTTCTTTAAGATGTGTAATGATATGAACATTAGATTTTAGTTTGTTAATATTGTGACCATGACCTTGGCGGGGTGGAAGGATATATCATAATCGTACGTGTGCGGATATGATCCGGGGTCGGTTCCCGGCACCTTGGCATAACTTAAATGTAAATAGTATGGAAGATAATATTTTAAAAAGAGCGGCAGCGGAATTAAAAGAAGCCGGTTGCAGGGTTTTCGCATGGCATGATGATACTTATAATAGAGGTTGGAGTAAGGGTGATTATATAATGTTGTATTACGCCTTCCCTGATTCACCCAACATCGGGTATCTGAGTCATGGAGAATATGGAATGAGTGTAGCATATAGTAGAGCCTATATACCGAGCCGTGGAAGTGGATCGGGATGTGGTATCAAGGAGGAAGCTACGTTCGACCTTGCGACGGCACTGGACGTGCTAAACGAGCCATTACCTAGGTGGTGCAAGTCTTATGGGGTTTATCCAGAACAATATAAGGATATTGATAGATGGTACAATAGCGATAATTATAACAAAAAAATATTTAAGGAGATTTGATATGGAGGTAAAAGATTGGGAAAATCTGGTTTTGAATACAGAAGTAGGATCACATTGTTTTGTTACGCTGATTGATGATAAGGACATCAGTAGAGGTTATGCGCAAATCAGACGTGCGGAGCATTTCGGGTATAACATCTGTTTTACAAGGTTATATGGGAATAAGTTTTATTTCGAGAAGATAGAGGAAGGTCGTACGCAACAATACATCAATAGGAGGAAATAATATTACTATCAGATGACAAGGAGACAGTTTAACCGGTTGATAAATGAGCTGAACGGCAAAAGCCCGTTTATCGTATTACATAGGGATGCTGTTGCGCCTAAATACGTGGGCATAGAAGTATCGAAAGAAGGGATGGTATACAACTACTCGATTATAAGCATAAATGACGAATATAAGCCTAAAAAGGCTCTTATTTCGAAGATATTGGGTATAGCTGATAATCTTAATGGCGATAGCGGCTTGAAAAAGGGATGATTGAGTGTATTTATGACCATAATAATAAAAGTTGTGTACTGATACGAATGGTATTGGACGGAGGATAAATATGGCAGTATGGTAATAGACAGGTTTATGTCTTAATATCATAATATTCTGCTATTATATCCTCTTTTTGGGTAAGGAGTATAATAAATAATATAAATATCTTGGATATGGGGGAAATTAACATAGGTGATAAGATCGTGAATAATAATTTTGATATGGATAAGATATGACAAGATACTTGCTTATGATGGCTATGGTGATACTGACACCGCCAAAAGGGAGCGGTGGCATGCCCCTCGCCCCGAAGCCGGCCGTGGTAGAGGCAAGGGTATGGGATAAGCTGGCGGCCGCCCTGTCTTTCGTGGAGTCAAAGGATGACGATCGAGCGTATAACGCCTCATCCGGGGCTTTAGGGAGGTGGCAAATGAAAAGGATATACGTTGATGAGGTTAATAGGATATTACGCCTTAAACGGGAGAAAAGGAGATATAGATACGAAGATCGAACGAACCCTGTCAAGGCTAGGGAAATGTTCGAGATATATCAATCTCATCATAATCCTAAAAAGGATATAGATTGGGCTATAAGATTGCATAGGGGACTACATTCCCCTAAATATGTTAAGGAGGTTAAGAACAAATTGAGAGAATAAAAATATAGGAGGATTAACATGGACGAGGATAAAGTGATACGACCAATGGATTTTGTTAGGCTTACGAGTATTGACAAATCAAATGTGATTAAGGATACTAAGAATCATATAGGGCTGGTGAAGGAGGTTAGTCCTCTGAAACGTGTAAGTGTGATATGGATAGGCAACACCTACAGTAAGGTAGAGCGGTTTAGCCGCAGGGAGGTGGAGACGGTAGATAATCTGGCGAACCTTCTGGCACGAGAAATGGCTATCTTCCGTGAAGATGGAAAAGATAATGCGGATAAATTTTATCCGATTGGCTAGAAATAAGGATAATTAATTAGAGGAGAAAATCATATGGATCGTGAGACATTAGTAAATATCGTTTATAGCGGTAAAGTAAGATTTATACCAGTAAGAAGATGTTCTTTATGTGATAGATATGTGGGGTATAAATTTGTCAAAATGTGTGCTGGGAACATAATACCAGTATTTTCCAGTGGATGTGAATGTTGTGGAGTGAATAATGGGTAGTTGTTAGAAAGGACATGGAATGAGGTGCTTAATTTTATCAATGAAGCTCAAAACAAGCCTATGGATAAAAGGACAGAAGCGGATGAATTAATATAATAAAATGGCTATGAAATCTTATAAAGGATTCGACAAAAAATTAAAATGCCGGGATTTTCAATATGAAATAGGCAAGGAATATGAGATGGATGGAGAGATCAAGGTGTGTAGCAGAGGGTTTCACGCTTGCGAAAGCCCGTTTGATGTTTTTGATCACTATACTATGATAGACTCTAGGTTTTGCGAAGTAGAACAAGACGGGAATATATCCAAGGAGGATAGAGGGACAAAAATTTGCTCATCGAAGATTAAAATAAAAGCAGAGTTAAAATTGGCTGACATGATCAATCTTGGAGTTGAGTGGCTAAAAGAGATCACATCGCCTGAAAAAATAAAAACGAGCATAAAGGATAATTCGTTCGGCTACGGTGCCCAGATTGGTTCGTCCGGCGACGATGCCAAGATTGATTCGTCCGGCAACAATGCCAAGATTGATTCGTCCGGCAACAATGCCAAGATTGGCTCGTCCGGCTACGGTGCCCAGATTGATTCGTCCGGCGACGATGCCAAGATTGGTTCGTCCGGCAACAATGCCAAGATTGGCTCGTCCGGCAACGGTGCCAAGATTGGCTCGTCCGGCTACGGTGCCAAGATTGGCTCGTCCGGCTACGGTGCCCAGATTGGTTCGTCCGGCGACGATGCCAAGATTGGTTCGTCCGGCAACAATGCCAAGATTGGCTCGTCCGGCAACGGTGCCCAGATTGGTTCGTCCGGCGACGATGCCAAGATTGGCTCGTCCGGCAACGGTGCCCAGATTGGTTCGTCCGGCAACGGTGCCCAGATTGGCTCGTCCGGCTACGGTGCCCAGATTGGTTCGTCCGGCAACAATGCCCAGATTGGCTCGTCCGGCTACGGTGCCCAGATTGACAGCACTGGCGAAGACTGTGTCATCATGTGCGCAGGTATTAACTCAGTAGCAAAAGCCTCAAAAGGATCATGGATAACACTATCCGAATGGTCTTATTCGGATAAAAAGCAAAGATATATCCCCGTTTGCGTAAAAACGGAATTTGTTGATGGGAAGAAGATCAAAGCAGATACATATTACAGTTTGAAAGGGGGAGTTTTTGTGGAAAGTGTCAATAATTAAGAGGAGGTATTATATATGAAATGGGTGATAATAAAAGGGGTTAGATATCCTATCTCCGTGGTGTCAGCCTTCGCTGCGTATTACGGGGATAATCCCTTTTTGAAGATAAGGATAAGAAACAAATATCACATAATTTATTTTGATAATATGGATTATCTGAATATTCAGATAAGGTATTTGATTAACAACTATCCTGACTTCGTGCAGATAGGGAATTGGTATATATCCAAGAAGCAGGTGATGTCGTGGGCACCCAAGGGGCAGGCCGTGGACGGGTCGGGCTGGGTCATATCCTTTTACCTGTTTTTTGGCTTGGAGAACAGTACTCAAATTAAGTTCGACAAGGAAGAGGAGTATCAAAGAGCTTTAGATTGTTTAAATGAGAAGTTCAATGTAATATTATGAGTTGTATCATGAAAACCATGATACTTAGAGGAGTATTGAGACTGATGGTGATCAAGGCAAATGATGTTATTTAATTTTAAAAAAAATAAATTGTTATGGAAATAAAAAAGTATTTATCAGTTTATTTAGAGAGTGGATATCTTTTTGACGATATGTCAGGAAAATTAAAGTGGTTTGAGATTGATAAAATCTTGATCAGTTTTACATATGGAGTAGTTAGATATGTAGGAACATGGGGAGGATGTAGGGCTGAGAAGACATTAGATGGGAAATTATTTTATTCGTCCGAAGAATGTTTTAAAAAGGATAAGAGCATCCCTAAGACAAAACTATCAATACATGATGTTTTTAAGTCATTATACGGATTCGCTCCAATAGGTGATGTGTGGAAATACAAAAACGGAAGAGCTGTCAAGTGTAAGTTGGAATGTTTTGATGTTGAAATAGATAATAAAGGAAAAATTTATTGTAAGGAAACATATTACAGAACATGTGAAGATGTGTATAAATTCAATGACTTGACTGTAGTTGACAAGAATGGAGACATGAGATTAGTAAAATCTTCAAAAAGTAAATTAATGCTTACTGATGATCAATTAGATGTTGTGGAGAGAATGAAAGGCGTCATTGATGACATGGTTAGGTTAAAGATGATTATGTATATTGATCAAGACTATAATCTTTGTTTTCTGCCGGGAGATAAAATAGAAGATTTGACAATGGATGAGACAGATGGATTTGTGGATACCACCGGTATAGTGACATCTATAAAATCTAAGGATGTAGTGGAGTTTTATGTAGAAAACCCATTCGTAAAGATAAAGGATGAGTAATATCTGAATCTGGATTGTGGTGGTTCGTGAGAATAGCCACAATCATATCTCTAAACGTGAACATAAGGAGGTACGTAAGTCATTCGATTGACGTTAGGGATCTAGTTATATTAAAAGGGGAGGGATTATGAAAGAGATTGTATTAAAACTGTATGAATTTGATGAGCTGTCAAAAGACTCACAAGAAAGGATCATAGAGCGTGAGCGTTGGAATGTAATGGAGCAATGTATGGATGCTTATGACATAGACTATAAAAAGTCAATGGAAGCCTTTGAAGATCTGACAGATACTAAGGTTTATGGTTGGGAGGTTGGATACGAGAGATATGATTTTAGTTATGAGTTTAAATACAAAGATCCTATTTATGAACATCCTACAGATTATCATCGTGATATATTCCCTGAGAATCTATGCGGCAAATTACTGTTCAGATATATCAACAACAATATTATGCCATATATTATCAAGGGCAAGTATTTCTCCACGTCAGGTAAATATATTGATGGGAAATACAAATACAGGCACAAGTATAGTAGGGTGATGTTTGACTATGGAGATAATTGCCCATTGACAGGGATGTGTTATGATTATTATCTCCTGAAACCTATAATTGATTATTACAATGTATGGTGTACTTATCCGGAGGGTTTTTCTTTAGAGGATCTGATGAAACAATGTTATGATAACTTCTTCAAGTCATGGCATGAGGAATATGAACATTGGGCTGACGATGAAGATGCGATACGTGAGGAGCTTCATCATAACCAGTATGAGGGTCAGCTTTATTATGAGAATGGGGAAGCGCATGCCGGTCCATTGAATAAAATAGAATGAAAAGGTAGTAATTGTAAATTGATAAAGTTATGAATATAGAGATAATAAGATATAGGCTTCCGATTTATTGGATTGGGGCTTTGATTAATGGTGACTACACTGGAATATCTAACGAGGAAGCGCAAGAAGTTGATGACTTTGTAAAACATGCAGATGGTTGTCCAGTTGGTGTGGATTGGGGAACAGAAGGTTTTTATTCGTATAATGACGCAAACGCTATTGGCGGAACTTGTGTCGATGTTATTTTTAGCAAGTATAATCAATAATTAACACTCAAAACTTAATAGATATGAACAACTCTATGGTCGCTCATTTGTGGGCAAACGAAAAGGAAGAATCCGCAAGAGGTAGTAATCTTTTCTTTGAAGGTAGAAGTATTTATTCTTATGGTTATCATTTTGAGGTTGGAAGAATCGTAAGAAATAAGTGTGGTGAAAAGGCGTATTTGCTTAACGATAAGTATTATTCTTCTTTCACCTGTAAACATCAACGTTGTGTTCGTAGTGCAATACCAACTGGCTCAAAGGTATTTTCTGTTGGATATAATATGTCTGATGATGGCAGCATGGCTTTTATCACCAGTCGATTGGAGCTTATCAAAGAGGTTATCGAGAAATACAAGAAGGTTAGAACAAGCCTGTCTTATAGGGATGTTTGGGGAGTATTTAGAAATCTAATGGATTATATTGAGTTCTTTAATATGGGTACTCCCAAGAGCCTTCTTAAAAAGAGTGCAAACACCTGGATCGGAACTAAACATGAGTTATCTTATGAATCGGATAAGATTAAAAGTGAATATGTCCATGAGTTAAAGCGTGTGTTTGAGGTATTGCTAAATCATCAAGCGTTAGAAACTTTAGGAACGACCAATGTAATAGTAGATGAGATTTGTGGTGAAGGAACGTAGGCTGAGTATGTGGCCAGATGTCAGAGATGGGAAGACAGTCAGGCGAAAAAAAGAGGCTTTAACTCTTGAAAAAAGAAGAAAAGAAAATGAGGCTCGCAAGAAAAAATTTGAAGGACAGATCGAGATGTGGAAGTCTGGCGAGATTCCAGAATTATATCTACATTATTATTTGGAGGATGACCAGCCTAACGTATGGCTTCGCATTAAGAATGATATAATTGAGACCAGCGGGAATATCAAGATAAAACGAACCGAAGCTGAAAGACTTTGGGAATTGATAAAATTCTTCCATAATGGCGGTAAATTCCAACACGATATGGTATTGGATACAACCGGTCACAAATGGAAGATCAATAGCTATAAGAATGATATATTGGTTGCTGGATGTCACAGGATCGCATATAGCGAGATGGAGGGTGTTGCGAGACAATTAGGATGGGATTAAACAGATATCAACTAACATTTGAGAGCTATGGCAATCACTATCAGATTTACGGGAGAAACATCCAAGATGTCATGGGTGGCGTTACCGGTGGAGCCGGCGTATATGGGTAGGCGGTCGGGGAAGACAAGGCGCAGCCCTTGCTCGTTGGCTTGGTTGAGTAATAAAATAACATATAAATACGTAAGAAAATATGAGTATTAAAGAAGGAGATATGGTATCTATAAGACAGGATTTTATCAATCGATATAAAAATGTGCAAGAATCCATCATAAAGGCAATGGATAAGGCATTGGAGCGGGCAATAGGGAACAAGGTAATAGATTTCGAGAAGTGTGAAGACAATTATTTGGACGTCTATCCTCTTATTGGGGCGGTCTTACAGAAGGAGGTAAGGAGAGTACTTGGCGAAAATGCGAATAAGGATATATACCGGAATATGAAAATAAAGGCGACCAAGTACAGAAATGATTACAGGGTATGGTTAGACTATGCCGGGGATTACAGAAACGAAAATATAGAATAACATGAAATATCAAAATTTTATATGTCCTTATGAGCTTGCGCTAAAGTTGCATGAGTTGGGCGTAAATTCGGAGTCGGAATTTTATTTTGTGAAAGAGATGAAAGGAGGGGAAACCCAGATAGATTCAGTTGTGCAAAATACAATGAGGTATTCATATAGAAAAGAAGGCGACCTCATACCGGCTTATATGAGTCATGAACTTGGAGAGATACTACCAAGTGTGATAAATGTCAGTAAATCAAAAATATGGGATGACTGGTTGCAGTTGACACAATATTTCCCGAATAAGGATAGCGAATATTACGAAACTGCCTATGTTCGATACGATGTTTACGATTCACAAACAGAAGTGTATAGTGGATTTGGAGATACAGAGGTAGAGTCGAGAGCGATGCTACTTATTGATCTATTGGATAAAAAGGTATTAACATTAAGTGATTTAAACTTAAATTAGATTAGATGGGAAATCACTGAAATTAAATAGATATATAATTACATTACCTAAATTAAATAGGTAATTATATTAGAAGAAATGGAGGGAAAAGATCATGGAGAAAGCAGTTAAAACAGATATGGAGTATAGGGAGATATTGGAGAAATCATTATCAGCTATTCAATATCTAAGGATACATGGATTCTCGACATACATGGAATCGGAGGGGATTGTAAATAGGATAATGATGTTCAAGGATAAGAATGAGACGAGAGATCAAAAGATCAGATCAATTTAATAGAACTAATTATGACAGTAGAATATAAGTGTACTGATGTTTACAAGAAGCCGGAGAATCCAACGGAATGGTTGCCGTGTCCACGATGCGGCCTCCGGCCTCTGGTCTGGGAGTTCGATAACGGGAGGTCCACGGCGTGCGGGTGCGGGACAAACTGCTATCATCATTGGAGCGTGCAGGCAGAAAGCATTATGTCAATCATAAATAGGTCTGATAATGGTCATTCGGCTGAGGCGTACGACATTAATGAGCTTAAAAATAACTGGAATCATTGGGTGAGGACAGGGGAGATACTGTTTACGCCAGGGAATGGGAAATGGTAATATGATTAATAATTTAAGATATGGATCATTATTTGGCTATAATTCAAACGATATTGGATAGATGTGAGAACGACAATACATCTCCTGATATCCATGACATGGAGATAATAAAAATAAATCTATGTAGAATAATTCAGACTCGTTACGGATTAACTCAGTTATGGTTCATTCCGTTGATAGAGAGAATACAGAATGCTTGTTGTAAACATCACAATGACGTTGACATGTCATGGGAAGATTTTGTTAAAAAAAAATGAGTGAATAGGAGGGATAAATATGGATGAGAACGAAAGAAAGAAGGGTATGAACCAAGGAATATGGCTGGCGGTTCAGGAGCTAGTCTATGCCGGGCGCTGGACGCAGGCCGCAGAGGAACTGGTGTCTTTTTGTGGATTGACCGAGGATGAATGTAGGAAGCTGCAAGAAGAAAGCGAATCATTCAATGATGAGATGATTAAGTTTATTGACAATATGTTTGGACGTGAGAATATGATAAGTGAAGGCAGTACTATAAGTGAAAACGATACTATATGTATAAATATTAAGTATCATAAAATAGGGGAAGTCTTTAACTATAAAGTTGGTATGTCTGAAATGACATTAAGAGTAGATAAGTGTGATAGATGTTCGGGATGCGCTTTTGAAAATTATATATATGATTGCGTAAAATCAGGTTGCTTGGGATGCGAAAGGGAAGATGGGGAAGGCTAATAGAGGAGGTACATGGTATCTATATTGGTATGATCATGACGATAATCCGGAGATGATCAAAATAGAACGAAGAGAAATATTGTTACTTAATTAATACAAAATAATATGGAAGATAGAGTGCAAGAGGCTAAGGAAGAAGGCATAAGACAAGGAATATGGTTATGCATACAAAGATTGGTACATATGGAGCAATACGATATGGAAAAACATTTTATAAGGTCATTTGGATTTGATAGAAATGAGTGTGAGATGCTATTGAACAAGAATGGTTCGGATGATAAAATGGAATCATTTATTATTCAGATGGTATTTAATAAAGGCGATAAGATAATCTTGGATGATATAGGATATCATAAGATAGGATCTATATTTAAATACAATATCGATTCGAAAGAAGTAGAACTGGAGGTGGTTGAATCCAGTGACGCTAGTTGTGAAGGATGCGCATTTAATAATAGTAAGAATTATTACTGTAAGGATACCCATTGTATTAATGTAGATAGGAAAGATGATATAGACGTTATATATAAAAAGGTGAAAAGATCATGAGTTTAATAGATAAATTAGAGGATTTGGTGGCTAAAGTAGACACCGAATACCAAGAGAAGATGGAGGCAGTGATCCGGGAGATAGTCCCGGGGATGCCGGAAGGGAATGTACGTCATGCCGCCGAGCTGATGTGCACGGACAGGATGGGGAATATGATGGACATAGATGTTTATATATTAAGGGAAGAAGATAGGCCTTATGAATGCCATTATCTAAAGGATCTATTGGAAGATAGGGTAGCTAGAATAGATAAGATGCATGAGGATAAAAGTTACACATACAATATAGATGATAATTATTGGTGCGCTACATGTGGTTCCCATTCTCATAAAAAGGATTCTGAGACAGGGTATTGCTGGCATTGCGATACGGTTAATTGGGTTAAAGAAGATGGAGCAGATGTTAGGGTATAATTACCAAAGAATAAATATGAATGATAGGAGAAAGGATAGTATTAACTATTAATAATGTTTATTTAATTTAATTCAAAAACAAAATGTCTACTTTTGTAGACACATAAAAATTATATATATGGAAAAGAGTGAGTTTGTAAAGAAATTGGAGAAGATCATCGATATGGTTAAGACCGGGGATGATGGTTTCGAGTATGGTGGTAAAGTCATTTTCTATAAAAAAAGATGATGATAACTATGAAATCTTGGTAAAGAACATCGAGATGAATCTTATGGTAGAGGCCAATACTATGGCTAGTATGGATGATAGGACTTTCGCCTGCCTTATGGGTGAGGTCTATAAACAAAAGTTTACAAAGGCTGTAACGATATCGGAGGATGAGGATGATGAAGACAATTGATAAGATGACCGATCAGGAGATATATGATCTTACTGATGAGCAGGTAGAGAAATTGATCGTAATAAGATGTGCGGAGGAAGGTGTCAGGTTTATGGATGAGCCTCCAATCATGAGGACATATGACTGTAAACCTATTTCTCCATCCCATTTCTTCTACTATTTAGAAGGATTGAATATAGCCGTTCTTGATCAGGATGATGCTATTAAAATAGCTAAGTTCTTAAGTAAGTTTGATTTATACAAGACTACATACGATTTCACTATATCCAATGAGAAGATATATAATAAGTTGGATATAATCAATATCAAACATATTCCAATGTTTGATACGAAAGATGAGGAGTCCTACAAATCTATAAAGGACAAGAATAATAAGATTGAGGAGGAGTATAAAGATCAGGTAGATAAATACAAGAAGGATATAAAAAGAATGAGTGAAATCCATGCCGAGATCTGGTCGAAGGTAATCGATGTAAGAAATAAGATTGATCATATGAATCATCTTAGATTCCTTTTTGTAAAGGAATATCTTCCGTTGGTGGATCATGATACGAATACGGCTATGACGTTTTTTAAGAAAGCTTATGACGTGGATGATGATACGGAAAGATATATTCGTGAAGGGATAAAGGATTACCCATTGTTTAACAACAACATAGATTAATAAGATGCACAATTGGTTTAAATGTACGGTTTCTTATGAGACCGATGCCGAGAATGGCATGAAGAAGAAGGTTAAGGAAGAATATTTAGTAGATGCTCTTTCTTATACCGAGTGTGAAGCTAGAATCATAGAGGAGATGAAACCGTTTATCTCCGGTGAGTTTAGTGTTGATATCAAACGATTCCGGATAGCGGAATTATTCGCCATGGATGGAGACCGGTTCTATAAGGTCACGGCTGATTATATTACGATAGACGAGAAATCGGGGAATGAGAAACGCAAGGCGTTTAACTACATCGTTCGGGCCAATGACCTTGATCATGCCAAAAAGAATTTCGAGGAAGGCATGAAAGGAACCATATCAGATTTCGTTGTCACTTGTATCAAGGAAGAGAAGAAACTGATGGACTTCTATGAGTTTGATGGTAAGATCAGGAATCCGGAGAAACATGAGAATAGTAAGCAATAAAGCTAGCTATGAGACCACATCATCCGTCGCCGAGAAGTTGATGGAGATAAGCAAGATGGAGGGTACGATTTATCGTATCCTCACATTGTCTAACAAAACTTATCTAGCTTCTAAATTAGGATATAGCAGATCGGGGTTCTATAAGAAGATACAAAACAGGAGTTTTAATATCCGGGAACTAGCTCAGATATTCGACACGATCATCAATTTCAAGGATCAGGATTGGACGAAGGGCAAAATAGATAGGCTTAAGAGATATAGAGCCATGAGCCTCATGGAGTTTAATAAAAGTTATAAAAAGAAAAAAGCGTAAACTACCCGTAAACTAAAGATTTATGGGCTTTAGACGTAGAAATATCATCATGTATAGAACACGACAACAATTCCCATCTTTCATGGGTGTTTACATACCCCCATGTAGCAATATTTCTAGCAGCGTTAATGTCCGCATCTGCAATATTGCCACAATATTTACAATGGAATCGCTTCCCATTGCGAATACCTATATGTTTGCATTCATGGCATGTTTGCAAGGTATAAGCCGGAGGGACGGCAATGATCTTAACTCCATTCATCTTGCATTTATATTCAAGAAAGGAACGAAGCTGATAAAAACTCCACGAGTTACTTCTTCTTCGAAATGTTTTGTTTCGTCTTTTGGAGTTCATGCCGAATCGGATATTTTTAAGATCCTCGATAGCGATACCCTTGTTTTCTTTCTTGGCCTTCGCAACAAGCCATTTGCTAATACTGTGATTCACGATGGTAGCGAATCTTTTCTCACGTCCTCTCAACCGTTTCAGCAACTTATGGCAGTTGCGGGTGCCTTTGGACTGAATAGAAGCTCTTACCTTATTATATTTGTCTCGTATATTTTTGACCTCATTGGAAGAAATACTGGTTCCATCAGAGATAGAAACAATATCTGTGATTCCCATATCAACACCAATAAAATCCTCTGCATCCTCTTCTTCCTCATCTGGGATCTCTATCGTTTGATAGAGATAGAATTTACCCTTGATAAGGACGAGGTCGGCTTCTCCTTTTGCGAATTGCATAAGATGAGGACGATAGCAGGTATATGCTATTTTCTCACGCCCTCCAATAAGCGAGATGGAGCATATGGATTTTGGAATATTGTAGGAGAGAACACGACTATCGTATGTAATAGCCCCAAATTCACGGAAACATCTTTGTTTCTTTCTATCAAGCTTATACGCATCTGCGACCTTGCTGATAGCGCGTACGACAAGCTGAGAGGAAAGGCGATACGTTTCCTTTATTGGATAGTAAACCTCCTTATGCAGACCAAATTGCTTAAATACACGTCGCTCCCACGCTATTTGAGAAATAGCGTTGCAAGCCTTATTGAAAACACTAAATGTATCTTTCAACATTTCGACTTGCTTGCATGTTGGAAGCAGCTTTATTTGCAATGTCAATTTCATACAGCAAATATACTAAAAATATCTAATTGTCAAATATTTGAAATAAATTTATTAATCAAAGAAGGGATAGTGGTTCAATCCCTCCCACGAGATAAAGACTTGCGGGTTTCCTTGAACCTGTTTTATGAAGGGTAGGATGTTACCGTGTGAGAGATGTGGGAGGATGGTAACCATAAGGAGTAAGGGGTTGTGTCCCGCGTGCAGAGCCAAGGAGCTACCGCCAAAGGAAAGGGCGGCGATACGGGTGAAGGCCAAGCCAAAGGGGAAGAGCCTAGCCGTTTTCTTTGGCGCCCATGTGGCTAGATTGAGTATGACAAGGAGATCTGCTACCGGCGCATACATACCATGCCCGGGGGTAAGCAACATATGCCACTTATACCCTAAACGGAAATATAAATCAGTTGCCGAGGATAATGATAACATTATCTACTTGACGGTTGATGAGCATGCAAAATTCGATTATCTGTTAGATACGATGGATTTCAGCCGGCTCTTGGACGAGTTTGGCAACGTATGGCTATTGGCAGCCAGAAGGATGAGGGATCTCGCACCTAGAGTCGAGGAGGATGGTAAATTAAAAACCAGATTATTATCATGGATAGAAGAAAACAAAGATTACTTTTAGACCTAGGATATAAGGCTATAAGTGACACAGTATATAGTTATGGGACGATCATAGAAGTCATAAGCGATCAAGAATTGTTTGATGAGATGAAAGTTCGTTTATCCGAGAGACACAATGTGGCTATTGCGGATGATGGAGAGATAGGATGTTCGGCTTTAGGCAAGATTTTAGGCAAGATAAAGGACGAGAATGCGTCGTCATATTATTGGCGATCATCATTACCAGTATTAAGATCATATCATACAGATCCTAAATTTACCGCTTTCTTTGGCATATTAGACGTTTTATCAACGGTCCCGAAGAAAGATATGGTCGAGGAGGAAAAGCCTGTTGAAGAGCCTAAAAACGAGCCTAATGAGGAGATGGAGGTTGAGTATGATCTGGAGACAGAGCAACAGTATTATGCCGCTGAATGGATAAAGGATATCCCGACACCTGTGTTATATAGAATGACTGTCGCCGGCAAACGTGTGTATTATGAGATGGATGTTGATGGGTATCCTATCATATACGATGGAGCCACTAACAATATCGCCAATGGGTATTGTGATACGTCCGGAGCCTTGGAGAAGTGGAAGAATGAGATGAGGCTCAAGGGTAAGGATCCTAATGAGTACGCTAACTACAGGGCTGATCTGGGTACTATCATGCATTATCTATTTGGGTTGTATCTGACCGGGGTTAACATAAAGCTGATCCCGACATGGATCAGGAAGGTGGTCAAGGAAGCCAAGCTAAGAATAGACAAGTATAGGATGGAGCGGATATTAGTGGATAACATTGATGAACTGATAGAGGATCTGATATCATTTGCCATATTCTGCAAGGAAAGACATGTAAAACCTGTATTGATCGAAAAGATGTTGAGGTCAAGGAGATTGAAAGTAGCTTCTTCGGTGGACGCAGTGGTGGAGATGGATGGCGAGCCGGAGATGGTGGAGATAGAGGTCGAGACAGGAGAGTTCTATAAGGCGGGAGCCAAGAAAGGTCAGCCTAAGACGGAGAAAAAGAAGATAAAGAGATGCAGGAGGATATTCGCTATATTGGACTTCAAATCAAACAGGAAAGGCAATTTCTATGACGAGTATGCTTTCCAACTTGAGTTATATAGAAGAATGATATTAGAGAACTATGGAAAGATATTGGAGATAGAGGAGATATATAACTTCGCTCCGGGTGATCCTACCGCAAAGACCAGCCAATATAAGTTGAAGAGACAGACTGACAACCCTATATTGAATATGGCTACCGTAGTATATCTTCAAGGAAAGTATAAGTTCGAGAAAACTAATTATACGGTTACATCAAGAATCGGATCCTTAGATATAGAAGGCGAGTTTGATGTTAATAAGTTGGTAAGGAAAGAGCCGCTGAGGGACTATATATATAGAGTCATGAATGAGAGGAGAGGGTGATGGAATTTAGGGAGTTCAATAAGAGCGTTCATCGGTATGAGCTGGATCATAGCAAACCAAGGAGGAAGCTGACGTGCCCGCAATGCGGCAAGGATAAGTGTTTTACGCCGTACGTGGACGTAACCACCGGTCAGATCGTTGGAGAGCAGTTTGGGGTGTGTGATCATAAAAATAAATGTGGTTACTTTAAATATCCAACAGGGAGCGAACTTGGGAACAATGATCTTTTTACCGATTCAAACAAAGTATTAAGGAGGTACAGACCTCCTATGGATCCGGATATAGCCAACTGCATTCCGGTAAGCAAGATGTTTGAGACGCTTAATCCTTTCGAGACATCCGATCTTCAGGATTATCTATCCAATATCTTCGGATCGTATCATACCAATAGGGCATTTAGCTTGTATAAGGTGGGGATGATGAGATTCGGGGACTGGGGTAAGTGCTGTGTGTTCTGGCAACTGGATAAGAATTGGGTAGTGCGGACCGGGAAGATAATGGACTACGGGCCTGACGGGAAGAGGGTAAAGGTTCCCATGGATCATGTATGTTGGGTGCATATACTGGACGGTCAGGATTACCTGCTTAGGCAATGCCTGTTCGGGGAGTTTCTTATCAACTTCTATCCCAATGACGCTCCGGTGTATATAGTAGAGTCAGAGAAGACGGCTGTTATCTGTAACATCGTGTACCCTAGTAGGTTGTTTATGGCCTGTGGCGGTATCCATATGCTGAAAAGGGAGATGATAGAGACATTGGGTAGGAGGCGGATAGTCCTGTACCCGGATAAGGGCGACGCTTTCAACGAATGGAGAAAGAAGGTAGACAAGGATATGAGGGGGATGAATATAGAGATAAGTAATTTTCTAGAATCAAAACCCAATATAAATGAGGGAATGGATATAGCGGATTATTTTATTATTAAACAAATTTACAATGGCAAAGGTAGTTGACAATTACAAGAAATTCAAGGTGCTTGAAATAACAAGACAGGAGATGATGGATAAGCTCACCAGATATGGGTGCTTAGGTATTTGCGATATGTGTAACAGACCTACATCCGTAGGTTATTACGTGGCGGTGATCAATCAATGGATGTGCAAGGACTGTTACAATGATTTCATCAAGTCAATTGACAGGTATGAGAAGGACATGAAAATAGAAAACAAGAATTTTAATAGATTCTGCAATCTATTTAATGTTAAGATGGAGGAGACGGTATGAAAGAATTGTCTTTAGCCCAGAAAGCTATGTTAAACGGGTCCATATGCCCATACTGCAAGAACCCGTCCACTATGATAAATACGGTAGAGGGGAAGCAAGTAGGGTGCGAGAAGTGTGGGGCTTGGATGAGATCCGATTCTACGGGTAAACCTGTAGGTAGGTTAGCCAAGCCGGATCTCCTTAGGTCTATGGATATGGTAATGACCGAGATCAACGTATTCTTAATAAAAACAGGACATGATAGACATTATCTTTACAAAGAACTATCCGGTGAGCTTATGATACCGGAGGAGCATATATCCCCTTACAAGATGTCTTTGCCATCATTACTTAAAATCATGAGACATATCAAGGCATATAGTGATAATAGGATACAGATATATGATGGAGGGAGGGGGAATAACTGCCCTAGGCATAAGGCGATAGCGATAGGCGGTAGCGCATGCCACGGATGTCCGGAGCATCTATTCCATGTAGTGGATAAGGTAACTGACTTGGTGGTGTGTGACGCTGACATGAGTTACGGTGATTACAAAAAAATAATTATTAATAAAAATTGACAGAGCATGAAAGTAATTTTCATTCACAAACAGACAGGGTTTTATGTAGGAGGATCAGTGTTTAACAAGACATGTGGTTTTTACAAATGCAGAGATAAGATGATAGAAAAAGGCATCAGCGAGAACCGGGCAGAGATGCTTAGTGATATAATAGGTCCATACGTATGTGTGTGGGAGATAAAGGACGGAGATGATCCTTACGAGAGCATGAGAAGCAGACTCGGAGATAAAGCCTCATATTTAGATGGAGAGGATATTATCGTAGAGGATTATAATTATGACGAGGAGGACGAGGATGGGGAGATCGACTGAATACTATAGGACACATCCGGAGGCCAGAAGAAAGAAAGCCGAGACGGATAAGAAGATCAACGCCCGCCCTGAGCAGAAAGCCAAGAGACGGGAGTTGGGTCGCAAGAACTACAAGACCGATAAGTTGAAAGGTAAAGCCTATCGGAAGGGAAAGGATTTATGCCATACGGCTAAAGGACTTAGATATAAATCAAGATCAGCTAACAGAGGGTCTAAATCCGATACGGCTGGCGATAGAAACGCAAGAGGATGAGTGAGGATAGGATATGGAGGTCATCCAAGGAGATTATCATGGATGCCTATGAGAGGATAAGAAAGTATCAGTCGGGAGAGCTTCTCCCGGCTCGTACTGGATACGCTTATCTTGACAAGGCGTTGCTGGGCGGGTTCTACCCACAACATGCGGTGGCTATCGGCGCTAGGCCCGGAGTGGGCAAGTCTTATTTGGCTCAGAAGATTATGAGTAATGTAATGAATGTTAATATCAATCCCCAAGCTGATGATTATGTATGGCTCAGATGTGAATTTGAAATGAATCCAGAGGATTTGATGTTACGTTCACTATCAAAAAAAATGGGAAAGGATATACAAGATATTCTCCTTAACGAGATGTCTGATGAAGAGATAAAGGAAATGCAGAAATGTCTTAAGGAGGAAAACTCCAGCAGAATAACATACATTCCTAAACCATCGACAGTAGACGAGCTTCAGAACTTCTTATGGAATAGTTATATGCCAGCGAACAAGGATAAGAAAATGGTATTTGTATCCATAGATCATACAGCTCTTATACAAGGCACGGGTGACGCTAAGAGGAATATAGATAGTCTGATAACCATGTGTAATATAGCTAAAAGAACTTTTCCCAATATATTCTTTCTTATAATATCACAACTTAACCGTGATATTGAGGGAAGACGGGATCCTAAGGATCATATGCCAAAACAATCTGATTTCTATCAATCAGACACATTGGGGCAATTGTGTACGGCTATGGTAGCGTTGAATATCCCAAAAAGATACGGATATTCATCATACATGCAATTCCCGCAAGGCTGGTATCCTAATCTGGAACGTTTTAAGAGTGAATCAAGGCGCTCTTTCCGTGTAGATGGACTTATATTCCATCATATAGTAAAAGTCCGTCAAAGATCATTAGAGGAGATTGATGCGATACATGTAGATATTATGAAAGGATATGAGCGATATTATCCTGATGGAGGGGTGGTGCGCCAAGAAAGACCAGGAGGCTCGGATGCCCCTGTGGGTAGCGGCAAGCCGGACACGACAGTCGTTACGCTACCGCCCCCGCCTCCCAGTATTCCATTGGAGCAGCAATACATACCGCCTAGCGATGATTTTAATGTAGTACATGACGAAACACCATATTAATCATGAGACTTAGAAAGAATTATTTGCTTGTTATTATGAAAGGCATGGAGATGTTGTTAAAAGCCAACTTCTCCACCGAGAATAAGATGGGCATACGGGAAATTATATCCTATTTAAAGGAGATGTCTGAATACAGCATTAGGTATATCATCAATCGGGAACGGGAAAAGGAGATCATTAACATCTGCGAGGAGGTATCCAAAAAAGTTCAGGAGTATAAGAGGATGAACGACAACTCTATGGTATTGGAGTTGGAGAATCTGAAGCGGGAGGTTGTAGCGGTAGAGGATCTTCTTAGCTCCTACAAAGGTGTTCTTGATGCTGAGCTGGTGATAGCCGAGGATGATATCAGGATCATACGGGACAAGATCGCTATAAGCCTGAGGGAGGACGGAACATGCAAGAGCATGACTGATGCTGATAAAAGGGCTAGGGTGGATGTAAGATACGAGAGAGCGTTAGAGGATTATCGAATCCTTCTAAGATGCGCCAATACGGTTAGGGCTAAGATGTCGGTTATAGGGCATCTTAATCAATCAATAAATCAATCTATATCAGTTGGTAGGGTTGGTATGGCTAATGAATCTTATACGGTAAAACAGTATGAAAAAGGGAAAGAGATTATCGAAAGCAGACGCCCTTAGGGTGTTGAGAAGGGCTTACGATCTAATAAAGAATGATAATTATACGTTTATGTGTAAAGTAATAGAAAAGGCAGCGGTTGAATTATCACTTGCCGAAAGATCATGTGTAGCGTGTTATCTTATACCAGAACTGAAGATGTTCAAACCTGTAAACAGAAAAAATGGAGATTTTTGGTTTCATCCATCAAAGAAAAACATAAGGTTACATATAATAGATACGCTAATAGATATATATAACGGAAATGATCATCCCGATATAGTCGAGAGGGTAGCCAGAAAGATTAGGTCAATATTTTAACTTATTTACATATGTATATAAATTTTGAACAGATGATGACATCAGGATTAACGATGTCTGATGTCGGGTATCTTTTGATGATCCGGCAAAAAGAAGAGATGGCTAACACCATTCCAAAGGAGAAAATAGATAGCTATAAAGCATCTGGTTATATTGAGCTTCAGAAGAATGGGAAGTGGAAGATAACGCCAAGGGGAGGATCGCTGCTGATGCTGATAGAGACACCCGGTCTGACACCGGAGGTCGAGGGGATCCGGGACCGTATCGTTGGGGTATATAACGATACGGGTAAGGATACAGGAGCTATCAAGGAGGTGGAAAAAAGGCTTATCTGGTTTGTGGCTAACACCAACTTCAAGGAAGAACCTATAGTAAGGGCCGTAATATCCCATATAGACCTTAAACGTGAATATACGATGAGGTTGGATAACTTGATATGGAAGCCGTCAAATGTCTATAGCGTACATATGAGCTTATCGGAATCAACGTTATTCGATACGATCATAAAGATGTATGGCATGACATCCGATCTGTATCTTAGGGAGAATAAGAACAAGGAGCTGGCATGGTTGTTCGCCGTAAGCCGACTCCCGGATCCTCCTAAGAAGATGGATAAGGAATATACTATTACTGGAGATGTTAAGATGGACATCGAAAGAATATCAGATATAAAAAAAGAATTAGGTAGAAGATTAAAAATATCGATTTAAGAGTTATGAAAAGAAATCAAGTATTAGGAGTAGTGATAGACGCAATATTTGCGAAAACATCTGAGTTTGATGATATTGAAGACATAAAGGAAGATAGTAACCTATCGTCCGATATGGCTATGGATTCATTGGATCTTGTTGAATTGATAATGGATATAGAAAAGATGACAGGTGAATACATACCAGATGAGGTGTTTCGCAATACCCCTTGCGATGAAATAACGGTAGGAAGTTTAACTGATATGTTGTATGTTTATTTTAAGGACAAATAATGGATTTCGGATATGACGATTGGGAAGAGGGGCTGGAAACCCCTCTTGTCGATGATTGCGATGACGATCACAATGAGGAGGATGAGTATGATTTCGGCTAAAGAACTAAGGATAGGGGATCTTGTAAAAGACAAGGCTGGCAATATATGGAGAGTAGGGTGCGTTACTGGTATGCGTAATGAAAGTAAGTCATTGATCCTTGAACGTGAGGTTGATGATGGGATAATGAAATGGTATTCCGGGGAAGATGATGTCATGCCTATTGAGATAGATGATAATATACTTGATACTATCGATTTCAAGCGTGATAAGGGGCGGGATGTATATCGAGGCTACGGAATATCTATAGAGTTTTTTGATGATGGGTATTATCTTAGCCTTAGGGATCTGGAAGACGATCTAAGCGATCCTATTCAGATTAAGAATCTTCACCATCTACAAAACCTGTTAATGGACTTATACGGACATGACATAAAAATAGATAAGCTTTATGGTAATACCGGAGAATAATTTGTTATGTAAGGTTATAAACGGAGAGAAGGTTCTCGCCGCTTCTTACTCGCAGATAGACACGTTCGTCCAGTGTCCATATAAATGGTATAAGACTTATGTGGAGGGTCATAGGTCTACGGAGAAGCATGAGGCTACGTCATATGGTACGGTTATCCACCAAACGATGGAGTATTTCTTCAAGAACGGATGCAGACCTTCTTATGAGGATATGAGCAAGGCATTCAACTACTACGCCGATATAGAGAAAATACCTTTTGATAGCGTAAGATCCCAGATCGAGTCCATGCAACATGCGGCTAGGCTAATAAGATGGATTGTGGGGTTGTTTGAGAAGGATGCTGCTGGCAATTATAAGAAGGCATGGTCTGATCTTACGCCAATGGAGAAGGTGGTCCGGGGGTCGAGACCGGCCGGCGTGGAGGAGGGCTTCGTCCTGCCCTATAAGCTACCCAAGCCCCTTACTTTGGATGGCGTGACGTACGATAAGGTACATATCATAGGATCGGTGGACTGGCGTGGAGAGTATAAGACAAAGGACAGGATAGCCATGTATACGATAGACTGGAAGTCCGGGAGAAAGTTATTCGATGAAGATAAGCTGCTTCATAATCTCCAACATCCGATATACGCCTTTTACATACTCAGAAAATATAAGGTATTGCCGGATATGTGCAGCTATTTCTTTACCCGCATGCTGGACAATCAGAACGTGAAGGTAGATAAGGAGAAAGTAGAGAGATCGGTCAAGGAACTTAACGATATTCTCCTTGACATGTATGATTTCGAGACAAATAAAATAGATAGCTATCAAGCTCACGTTTGGGACGACGCCAAACAGGGGTATAAGTACGAGAAGCGCTACCTCATGGGACGCCAGCCGGCCTGCCTTGAACCCCGCCCCAAACCCTTGTGTTTTTGGTGTGATTTCTCGATCCACAAACAAGGAACATGCAGGTACTCATCGGATTGGGACGAGTCTAAAAGAAAGAATAAAAAAGATTAACTTCATTAAAAAAGCCTAGGTAAACATCTAGGCTTTAATTATATTTGCAATACAAAAAGATCAGATCATGGAAGAGAAAAATGTATTAAATTTATTAATGTCGAGAAAGGATATCAGGAAGCTGGTAGAGAAATCGAATGAATGTTATTCTAAAATGGATTTCGTGGGAGCCATGAAATACCGGAAACAGATAAAGGATATTATTGACAAGGAGTCCAGGATCATGCTAACAAGAAGCGAGTCGCTTATTGAGCTAATGAACGGCTCTGGCGATGAGTATAAGTTCAATATGTTGGTATGGCTACATTCCATGATGTGTATGGCGGATGTATTTAACGGGATATTGGAGGATTTTAAGGATGGGGTAAGAAAAGCCAATGGCAACTCCAAGTTCGTTAAGTTCGATAATCTGGATCGGTTAATGACAGAATGTAAGAAGGAGATTGATTACCTGATGAAAGGCACAAGTAAATCATTTCAAATATCTTTCGCCGTAAGAAGCGATGAGATGAGGGAGATGATAGAGAATATGATTGGGGATAATATCCGGGAAGGGTATGACATGTTCAAGGAAGAGGCTAAGATGACCAAAGAGACAGACAGGAGTAAGATAGAGGAATTTAATAAAAAACTTGACCATGATCAAATGTAATATAAAGCTAGGCGATATAGTCCATACCCAGATAGGGACAGGAGAGGTGATAGCCATAAGCAAGACCAAAGAGACTTTGATGGTGAAAATGGACGATGGTCGGGAGTGCGCGATAAGATTAAAGTACGTGAAAGACGTTTTTGATAACTACAGATCCAAATGATATACAGACTAAGACCATATCAAGAGGATTGCGTTAAAAGCATCTCTGATTACATAAACTCTGATAGACGTGATCCGGTATTGATCGTGGCCCCCGTAGCGGCAGGTAAATCTATCCTCATAGCCGAGGCGGCTAGATTGATGGGGGATAAGACGCTGGTTCTCCAGCCGTCTCGCGAATTACTAACACAAAACCACGATAAGATCACATCTTACGGAATACCGGCAACCATCTACTCCGCCTCCTGTGGCAAGAAAGAACTATCTAACATGATATACGCCACATTAGGATCTGTCAAGAAAGTTATTGGTCAGCTTAATGAGATGGGGATCAGGAACGTATTGATAGATGAGGCTCATGCCGGGTATAGCCCGGAGGATGGTAGCGAGTTTATGACATTTATGAATGAATTGAAACCGAAAAAGGTGATAGGATTTACGGCTACTCCATGCAGACTTAAGTCTATGTCAATAGGACAAGTATCATACTCTCAACTTAACTTCATAACCAGAATGAGACCGGTGTATTTCAAGAACCTGATCCATGTCATACAGGTGGAGGAGATGATAAGACAAGGATTCTGGACACCTCTTAAGTACGAGACATGGGATTTCAATGGAGATGCCCTTAAACTTAATTCTAACGGCTCCGAATATACGGCTGAGTCTATTAGTGAGGCGGTGAGAAAAAATGGCTTAAACAACCTTATTTTACGTCGGTTGATGGTATTAAAAGACGTATGCAGATCTATACTGGTGTTTATGGATTCTGTTGAGAGCTGCAATACCGCCGCCGAATGGATGAACGCCAAGATATGCGCTGGCATGGCGGAGGTAGTTCACGGAGGCACGCCAAAGAAACAGCGAGAGGCTATAGTCGAGGGGTTCAAGTCAGGTGGGACGAGGGTAGTGTTCAACTATTCCGCCCTCGGTACGGGATTCGATCACCCAGGACTGGACTGCGTGATAGTAGGAAGACCGACATTCTCATTCTCATCGTTTTATCAGTGGCTTGGCAGGGCGGTTAGGATAAAGGACGGTAAGGATAGCGCATTGGTCGTTGATTGTTGCAACAACTCGTCAAGGTTCGGTGATATAAGGAAACTTAGTATAGAGAACTACAAGGGGTATGGATGGGGAATGTTTATCGGCGATAAACTAATTACCAATATTCCGATGGGGGATAAAGTAACGAAAACAGATCTGGATATCAAAGCCGCCAAGAAAGATCGTAGGAGGGGGCTGGCGCAGGGCGTAACCGCCGCCCCTGTTCCAGGAAGACCGGATCATCCCCTTGGCTCTACGTTAATGACATTCGGCAAGTATTGTGGATGGATGTTGCATTCAATTCCGGTATCGTACTTCAAATTCATAAACGAGACATTTGACTGGGATAATGATAGGAACAAGGATATAAAAGAATACATAGATTTTTTAATCAAAAACAATAGATTATGACAGGATGTATATATCATGAGGCTGACCTTGACGGAGTAATGTCAGCGGCTATAGTAAAAAAGTATTTCAAAGGGGACATTGATCTTCTTCCTTACAATTATGGCAAGGAAATACCTGACGTGAATAAATATGATAAGGTATTTGTAGTTGACGTGTCATTTGGAAACAGAACAAGATTCCTTTTCGATGAGTGGAAAGAGAAAGGTATAGATGTCATATGGATAGACCATCATAAGACAGCCATAGACGATATGAGGGATTACGAGGTAAAGGGCAAGAGGCGTATCGGGACGGCGGCCTGTGAGCTTACGTGGGAATATCTTTTCGATGACATCAAAACTCCTAATGTGGTAGAATTATTGAGTGCTTATGATGTATGGGATCACGACCGATTCGAGTGGAGTGATGTCATGGCGTTCCAATACGGGATGAGAGGATATTGTGGTCTTGACGTGGATATGGCGGCAAAGGTCATGGACGGCGATCATGACTTCATATATGACATGATAAGGAACGGGGAGGCGATACTGGAGTATATCGTTGAGAAAAACAGGGGCGAGATGAATATGTTCTCATTCGAGGCAGATATATTTGGATACAAGGCAATATGTATGAATACCACGGAGTTTAACTCTACTACATTTGAATCTATGTATAACCCTAAGAAACATGATCTGATGATGCCATTTTGCTGGAACGGAAGATTCTTTAGATGTTCATTCTATACCACTAAAGAGGAGGTGAATGTCTCGGCGCTGGCACGCAAGGCCTATCCCGGGGGAGGAGGGCATAAGGCGGCGGCAGGCTTCCAGCTTAGTGTGGAGGATATGATGGAGTTTCTAAAAACAAAGAAAATGTGATATGATATGGGTCTTGCTTAGTATGGCAGTGATTATATTATCCATAGCTGTAATGGTGAAAGGCTGGGATGATTTACATGGAGGTATGTTCCACGGAGGATTAATTATGATAGCTATAGGAATAATATCAATATCTGCATCAATATTTTATATGAATGAAGGGAATATTAAAAATATGGAGAATATGAAAAATGTGTATAAATTCAAGAGACTTAACGAAATGAAGCTAGACGATTACGGCTTCGGTTTGTTCGAGTACAATGGTGCTCTTTATTTCAAGGAGGCAGATGGAGGGAAATGCTTTGATGTAAGGAGCGGGAATGAGGTTATTATCGGGAAAGATAAGATTATAATGACCTTGGAGGATTGATCATGAGAAAGCTTAATGACACCAACAGGACAAGGAAAAGGAGCGTACGGCACTCGTGGGTAAAGGCAGGCCCGGGGATCCAACGCTGCGCTATTTGTGGAATTACGAAGCAAAGCGAGTGGAGAGACGGGAAGACCTCGATTTGTGTACATCTATCATCTGGTGAACTCTACTCTATGACAGGCGAGACACCGGAATGTAGAGATTTGAGTGAGTTTTATTGATCTAAAAATATAGTTACCTATGAAAGAAGAATTTAGCAAATACGACAAGGTTGTTTATGACGGTGAGGTATTTGAGGTACTTGAAACCGCCGATCGTACAGGAATGATGAAATTAGGCCCATTATTTAAAGCATCATATGAATATGCTTGGGCTGACGAGGAAATGGTTGTATCATTAAGCAAAGCTATTAAATTAAAGCTTATTGATGAGGAAGAGGTTGATAAGCTTACGGATTATAGCTCTATCGGCGAGGGTCTATGTAATACAAATGAGGGGGAAGCGACAGATACGCCGTTCGTCGGAAAGGACGGCAGCGGCAAGAATGACCGGGCCGACGGTAAACTCCGGTGGGATCTTCTTCCTTTGGCTGAGATAGAGGACATCGTGAGGGTATATACGAAAGGAGCCAAGAAGTACGCCGATAACTCATGGCAAGATATACCTGATGGATTTAATCGTTATCTAGGTGCACTCATGAGGCACTTGGTCGCTTATACGAAAGGGGAGAGATATGATAAGGAGGGATTCATGCATCTATCCGCCGTATGCTGGAACGCCATAGCGTTATTATATTACGATAAACATAACAAAGGGCTTATAGAATGGAAGAGTCAGGAAAAAGAGTAGTAGATGAGAGATTAAGAGCTATCGACAAAAGAACAGGTAAATACGTTAATGTAATCAGGCGCACTATTGATGATAGCCTATTCCCGATAGTTAAGTATCTCAGTTACAGTTATAATGAATTAAATTATGATTATGTAAAGAATCTGAATTTTGATGTAAACGTAAATTGGGAGCAGCGTAGATATCAGATTGTTAAGGATTTATTATCTAACAATTTCGATGGGAGAAAGATGAGTATAGATGAGGTAGATAATGCTATATTTACCGCTGATTTGATTATTAACAGATTAATAACTATTTGAGATGGTAAGAATTGATTTTTTCACGAAGAAAGACGCTGAATACAGCGACTACATGCGATATATTATCGCCAACACATTACAGGAGTATGAGGGTGAGGTCACGTTAAACCAGATCCCGGAGAACAAAGCCACGGAGGAGGAAATATCCAAGTACGGTATAGAGGTATATCCTACTATCATCGTCAGCGGTGATAACATGGATGGCTTTAATAAACTTGAGGGGATGGCCAGAAAAGCTGATCTTATTAACGTCATGTCGTTATACGACAAGAAATAGGCTTATGACGATAAGGGATAAATATTTTGGCTGGAAGGATATATTCTTTGGCAGGTTCGTGCATTGTTGTAATGAAAAAAGTGACCAACCACAAGGGAGTAATATACCTCTAGCCAAAATAAACTTCGATAACAAGACAGGATATGTGGAGGACGGGACTATTAATATAGCCGAGCTTCTTCAATATCTTTGGATAAATAATAAGGTCTATGGGTGTGAATATGCACCCATAGATATATCCTCTGTCTTGCAAACATTGATTAGATTGACCGAGAACGCTAAGTTCATATTTGACGACCAACCCGGCATACATGATATGATCCCATATAGAGGTTTTTTTCTTAGAGATGACTTTTCATCCGGGAAAGATTATTCACTTGATTTGGATAAAATAGTGAGCGGGATGGGTGGATGGTATGGAGAGGATGAAGACCCATGCTATTCGATGTTTGTTAGCCAAGATCAGATATGGAACTTAAATCCGATATTAAAGGTATTAGCTGATGAGGGATCTATTCTAGCCAAGGAACTTGGGTATGATATGAACTCATATGTCAGCGATAATGGATACACGATATACAACCCATATCTGTCATGGATCAATCATTACTATCATTATTGCCCGACATTTAATGAGGATAAATTAAAGCCTTGGGATAGGGTAGAGGATAGAAAGAATAAGTTCAAGATGACGGATAAGGTCAAGAGAGGTGCCAATAACTGGTACTATTCAGGCGGGACTATATCTTGCGTGGATAGCTTCTTAGGGAAGAAATACAGGAAGAATCTCCGGACTTTCATATATCGTGGAATAGTGTTCTTTCTGGATCGGATATGGCATACGTCTTTATTTGATAGGATGGGCGTGAAAATGAAGTACAACGCTTATTATTGCTATGCCGCTACCTCCGGGATATGGTATGATAAGGGATTCAAAAGAAGACTAGCCAAGAGGTTTAACAGGTCGTTGAGCGGCGGCGGGGAGCTGTTCGGGGCTAACCTAGCCTGCATGGTATGTGACCGTAAGGATATCGATTGGGAGGCGCTTCGTTTTTGGCTTGAAAAATACGATGATCCTACTGATAAGGGTATGGTGAATAGTCCTATCCAATTTATGTATTTATATTTATATTACACTTTTAACAAATAACTTGAAATGAAGAAGATAAATGACTGGGTTATAAAAACATTTGGGTTGAGAGGTTCATGGAGCTGGGCTAAGAAACAGATTTAAAGCAATGCATGACGCTAAGAAAGAAGCAATATAGGTGATGAAGGGTAGATATGAATTATTTAATAATTAAAACAATTATGGCAAAGAAACAGTTAAGAATCCCATTTAAAGATGGGAAACCATGTAAGTGGGTTAAAGATGATCATGACGAGGAACGTGATAATTATGAGTTTGATGAATGCCTTGAGATACACGGATTCGTTCGTGGATGCTCTTCGGCTGTAATGATATTAAGACCGGCAAATGATCATGGGGAGGATTTTAATTATGCCAAAAGTGTCTATTACCAAGTATTCTTGACAGACAGTGAGGAAGTAATACGGAATATGATGCATGGAATCATATATGGTAAATGGACTTTTGTTAAGATGGGAGAAAATTTTGGCATTAAATTGGTTAAGGTCTTACCTAAGATACATAAACTTACTCTTGATATGATCGCAAAGGATATTTTTAGGCCTGAAAAATTATAGCGATATGATTATAAGCAAGAAATGGTCAATGCCGAACAGCGAGACATTCAGCATAAAACCGATAAGAGAACTTATAGATAGATATAAAAAAGACGGAATGGTTATAGTAGATCCATTCGCCAGAAACAGCGATATAGGGACGATAACCAACGATCTTGATCCTGAGACTAAGGCTATGTATCATAAAGACGCCACGGACTTCTTGTGTCATCTTGATGATAATATAGCTGATATGGTATTATATGATCCACCATATTCTGCGAGACAGGTATCTGAGTCGTATAAAAGACTTGGAGGTGCTGTTGATATGCAAACAACGCAATCCAGCTACTGGGCTAGGCAGAAGAAGGAGATAGCTAGGATCACCAAGAAGGGCGGGGTGGTCATTACCTGCGCGTGGAACTCCGGCGGTATAGGGGCAGGGCTTGGTTTCGAGCAGCAGGAGATTCTTCTAGTGGCTCATGGGGGATGGCATAATGATACGATAGTTACAGTAGAAAGGAAAATGAAATTATGAAGGAAAGGATATTCACCACAAAAGAACAGGGGAGGATGCTGGTCGAGGCCGGCCTCCCTATCTCCACCGCCATCGGCTTCAGAGACAAGTATCTGGATCAATTACATTCTATGGAGGATAACGCTGGTCGTATAGGACTGATCGAGGCCGTTACCCCGGATATATCCAACCCTGTTTGGGATGTAGGTACGTTAATGAATTTGCTTCCATATGAGATAGAGGGTAGTACATTAGAATGTTATAAGCTAAAACATGCATGGTCTGTAACGTATAGAGATATAGATGAGATTCCTATGTATTGGAGTAGCGAGAGACTTCTTATAGACACATTATTTTCACTGATAACGACATTATTAAAAAATGGATTATATGAGTATAAAACAAACAGCAAGAATAAAGTACAAAACGGAGGATAATCCGCCTATGGAAGATGTTCCTCTTATAGGATACAGCAAAAAATATGACTGTCAGGTAGCGTTAGTATACAGAAGAGGAGACAAGTATGATTAAATAATTACAAAATCGATAGTAATCCATTGTAAAATCATAGAATTATTTGTATATTTAATATATTAAAATGAATTGATGATGAGTCTAATAAAGCGTTCATATAAATATCGTATGTATCCGAACAAAACACAAGAAGAACTTCTTGCAAAAACATTCGGATGCGTACGTGTTGTATGGAATGCTTGTGTTGATTCATTTAACTCATACGATAAAGAAACAAACCCTAATCCGAAATTCCCGACAAAGTCGGATCTTGTTATTGAAAAACCTTGGTTAAATGAAGTATCGGCAGCCACCTTGCAGCAGAAGCAACGTGATTTTATCGAGTTCTCCAGACAATACTTCAACAAGAACAGGAAAGAAAAACTCGGTAAACCGAATTACAAAAATAAACACGACAACCAGTCGTTTAGATTGCCGTTCCCGAAGTTTAAAATCACTAACAATAAGATCCGGATCGAAAAGATCGGATGGGTTAAGATTGTTATCGATCGTGGAGTTCCAGACAACGCTCGTTTTATCTCCTGTACCGGTTCAAAGAACCGTGCTGGTCAATATTTCGTATCAGTTCTTGTAGAAACAGAACAGTGTTACAAACAGAAAACTAGCAAAACAGTTGGAGTTGATTTAGGGATTAAGACATTAGCTACATTATCTGATGGGATTGCTGTTGAGAATCCTCATTTTCTTCGTGAGAACCAAGCGAAGTTAAAAAGGATGCAACGGCATTTATCAAGAAAGAAATTAGGAAGTAATCGAAGAAACAAATGCAGGCTAAAAGTATCAAGACTTCATCGTGATATAGCCAACAAGCGTTCATGGTACATGCATAATTTGACCACGATGCTGGTAAATAATTACGATGTTATCTGTATTGAGAATCTAAATGCTTCCGGTATGCTACAGAATCACAAACTTGCCGGTTCTGTATATGATGCTTCTTTCTCGATGTTCCGTAACCAACTTGAATACAAGTGTAGGTGGTATGGTAAAGAACTGATTGTTATAGATCGTTTTTACCCATCCTCGAAAACCTGTTCAAGATGTGGCTGGAAGAATAAAGATCTGAAATTATCGGATCGAACATTTGTCTGCAAAGATTGCGGCATGGAGATCGACAGGGATCTCAACGCCGCGATAAACATACAAGCCGTAGGAGTTGATGCGGCTATACGGACGCAGAGCAGCCGGGTTGCCAGTTGTGTTGAAGCGTCTAAAATGGAGTAGAATATCTTAATTATTTCTATGATTTTCTATGAAATTTACAACTATGGAGTGCGATGTTGAATACAAGACATCCCCTCCAGATGAGTACGAATACGTATATCCGTGAGAATTAGAAGGGATATATTTATATTTAAGCATGATTAATATCATTTTAATATTATTCATGCTTTTATTTTTGTTTAAATCGTATTTTTGTATCAACATTAAAAACCTGATTATTATGGATGGAGACAAACAAAAAGTCAATGAACTTACGATGAGGACGCTGGGTTCTCATTATGGCGGATATGCCTATGTAAAGGTAAAAAATCGTCAAGCTGATGTAAAGATAGATTGGAAGTTGTTGAGAGCTATAGAAGAAGGAGAGGTGGAGATAGACAACGAGAAATACCATCTATCCGGAATAGAGTACGTAGCTAAAAGATATCAGGACATGTTTTACGCTGGTCGTGATATTTATTATTTCAAGGGTATGGGAGAAGGAGGGACAACCGATCTTCTTAGAAAGGCTATAGATGATTTACTAGACACCATAAGTAGTAGAGTGACTTATCGTAATGCAGAGCATAGAATGTACGCCCAAATGAATCAACTTACTGAAGCGGGAGCCATGATCGGCTTGGCTATAGAATTACTAACATCTAATATCCGTCATAGTTATGGAGAAATTAATTTTGAACGATATCCAAGACCTGTGGAGGTGGAGGGAGAAGATAAACATTGATGACCTCAAAGAGGATCCTATGGCTGAGGATATGCCATTATATTTCCCGTGCGCCGTTGTATGGCATGTGGATTATGGTGAGCATGACGATAATAATTATATATGTTATGGTTTTGTTTATGTAGCAGAAATATTAGGGATATGAACATTAAAAAAAAGATAGTTCTTGACGAAAAAGATTACGATGAATTAGTGAATTGTGCTAATCTTAGTAATGATGAGATAAAAAGCAAAATCGCCAGCGCTCTAACCACCGATATAGTATTTAGCTTCGATTTTGATGTAAGCAAAAAGGTTACGGGGAATATGAGGATCGAAAGCGCTGCCTATAATCTAGGATATAATGAATATGATAATATCGTAAGGGCTAGAGACAAGAATATTCACCATGCTGTTTATACAGCTATATATGATTATCTTGAGAAAATAAAGAGAGATAATAATGAGCTAAGCGCAAAAGATTGGATATTATTTACATCTATAATCTTATTCGTTTTTGGGATGGGATTTGCAGGTGGATGGTTGGCATTTAATTGATTAAATCATGGGTAATTTAAAAGATATACAAGATATAACCGGTCTTACGTCAGAAGCTATATTCAATATACGTAAACCTGTTGATTATATGTGCAGTGATATAGACAGTCATATAAAAGATATCGAGACACAATGTGATTATATTATGGATGGGGACGAGGAGGATGTTAAATATTATTCAAAATCAATCAAATTAGACATAGATTCTTATTTCGAGGATATACGGTCAAAGGTCGAGAATCTCCGTGATTGGGGAGAGCAGTGGAAAGTACTGGCTAAAGATCTGTTTGATGAGTTGATGAAAGTGAATAGCAATAAAGCCATAGACAGCTATCTATCTTATAAGGCATTGGAGAAGATTAAGGAACATTTTAAAAATCAATAGATATGAAATTACTATTTTTCGATTTAGAGACAACCGGGGTTAAGTTCTGGAGAAACGGGATACACCAAATAGGAGGGATCGTGGATATCGACGGGCAGGAGGCCGAGAGGTTTGACATTCGCCTAGCCCCGAACCCTGCCGCCACGATAGAGCAAGAGGCGCTGGACGTGGCCGGCGTTACCTTGGAGCAAGTGCAGTCGTATCAGCCCATGGAAGAAGGGTACAGGCAGTTAGTTGGTATATTATCCAAATACGTGAATAAGTTCGACAAGAGGGATAAAATGTATTTGGTGGGGTATAACAACGCAGGATTCGATAACAGCTTCCTACGGGCTTTATTCCAGCAATGTGGGGATAAGTATTTTGGATCATGGTTCTATCCTAATTGCATGGATGTGTATGTTATGGTAACACCATTCCTGATGGGCGTAAGGAACGATATGGAGAACTTTAAGTTGATGACCGTGGCCAGAACTATGGGTATTGAGATTAATGAGGATAAACTCCATGACGCTACTTATGATATTGAGCTGACTAGGGATATATTTTATAAGATAATCAACAAAATGGATGTTAAGTTATGAGGGAAATTTTAGAAGCTATACATGATTACCCGGATGAGGCGCTTGGGCTATTTTTCTTTCTGATAGTGATTGTCTGGTTATTGTCAGGTGTATTTGAGAAAAAAGATGGATGATAAACTCGATGAGATACTTGATCTCCTAAGATCTCAAAATGAGATGATTAAGGATATTCACGACTATGTGAAAGAAGTTACCAGCGAGAAGTATATAGGAGAGTCTAGGATGACCAGCTTCTCTATTAACTTGGCCGCTGATATACTTACCGAAGCCATTAGCCCTAAGATAAAGGAGATGATGGTGAATTTATTAAGGGAACAGGGATGGAAAACTGAGTGAAATATGGGGACTTACGATAAGAAGGTAAATCAATTAAAGGATTTGATGAAAAGGAAATACAAATCCGTTTATGACAAATCCAAGGAAATAGATATAGATATAAGCTCGATGACATATCTTCCGAAGCCGGATGTATTCGATGTTATGTATGCTGAGCATATGTCCGTTATTCTTGATCGGGTTAATAAGATCATAGATGATAACAAGGATAAGCTTAAGAATCCGACTTGCGCCACTTGTATACATCTACATGATCAGGAGTGGGCGAAAAGATATGGCAAGGTATGTTGTTCTATTTGGCAGGTGTGTGACCATTATATAAACCCTAACAGGAAACATAATAGGAAACAAACAACATACGTAAGGCGTCCAAGCAACAAAGCTTGTCCTAATTATGAGTATGGTGATGATAATTTTGAAAACAGAAGAAGATGTATAAAAGAAAAGAATACCCGATAAAGAGCTATGTGCCGATGCGCACCAACAAGGATAGGACGTGTATCTGCTGTGGCGATACGATCCCAGCCGGCAGCAGCAGGATGATACCTAGACACGCCAAGGCAAATCACGGTCTATGTTTCCCGTGCTTCAGGAAATGGAGAGATACCGGAGGAGATCTTAAGCTTATGGACAACCCCGGAGATGCGAAGAAAGAGCATGTCATACATATGTCTAATATCCTGAAAGGAAATTGTGATATAATAAAAGGTCGAAAGCTTTACGTGGCTTTTAAAAAGGCGATAAACGGCGGAAAGAAGATCGTTATCAAATTTGACACTGATCAACCGATATCTATGTCAACAAGAGTCATGAATCCTTCATTCGGGGAGATTATGGATGAGTACGGCAAGGACATATTTCAAGGTAATCTCAAACTAGTAGATGTCCCAAAAGGAGTTAAAGATTTGATAGTTAACTATATAGAAAAATATCATAAATTATGAACTTCAAGACATTTGTATTCATGATCCTTACATTCAGGAGAGTAGATCCTATACCTAAGAACATAGGTCTTATGTTGAGTATAACATTCTGGATATCTATAGTATGGATAATATCCAACTTTGCTATATTGATAATGAGATTAATAAAATAGACAAGATGAAACAAGGAGACGTGATATACAAGAATGGCATGGAGCTGCTTGTAGTATTAAGCTACGACCATGAGGAGCCATGTAGGGGATGCTTCTTCTACAAGGACAAGAAGTGTGGATCAGAAAGACTAATAAAATGTTGGAATTGTAACAAGGAGTATATATTCACGGTTATACGGAAAAATGATACGACTGAGCTAGACAAAATGATCAAAAGGCATAAAGAAGCATACGAGAAGATGCTCAATATAATCAAAAGGATTGAGAGAGAATGTCAAAAATATGTTATCTGGGATACTGTGCATGTGATGTTGAAAGATGATGGAGAGTTTATTATAAAAGCCTTATCCAAGGATAAGGCCGTGCTTTTAAATGATTTCATTATATATGTCAACAATAATGGGAGTATAGACGAAGAGGACTATGATCTATTATTAACTAAATAATTGATAGCACAAATGGACAAAATAGAGAATATAGCAAACAAGTATGTTGAAAGGCATATAAGAGATAGACATCTAAGCGATGATACGATAAAAGAAATAAAAATAGCTTATATTGCGGCTATAAAAGATTTTATAGCTATTGTCGATAAATCTACATCAATGAATGAAGATGATATAATATACGTCGTTAACAACATATCATCAATATTATATGAACCTATAGAAATCTCTAATACCGATAAAAAAATATTGGAGATAGGGATAGCGATAGGCCTAAAGGGTGCCATATCATGTATATTTGGTTCATTATTAAAAGATGACTGCAATATAAAAGATGAAATAATTGATATATCTAAACATATAAAAGAAAAATTGATATCAGATAATCATGGATAATAAACAACTTTATAAAATAACGTTGACAAGGGAACAACTGATGCTGATATCCCAGTGTGTGGAAGACATCAGTAGATTCGCCGCTGGCGACATGGACCTACAACATACGACAGATACGTTGATAAATGATATGGATAGAACGGAAACGCTGGGGATAAGAAGCTTTATAGTCAATAACTCACGAGCGATAAGAAGAAGGTTGTTCCCGGATCTCGAAGACTATGAACATATAGGGTATGATGGAGGTAGTAAGGATATGATCAATAGAAAGAGACTTATCGGAAATACCTACCAGATATATAGATCAATACTGCATCAATTGGCTATTGACGAGAACTGGAATAACGTGTATAGCGACATGACGTTACCTTCAGGCGATATGGGGACGATTAAGGTGGAGAGGATTGATGATGAAAAGAAAGATGAGGATGTTTAACGGGAATATGGCGTGGAAGGCAATCCAATGAACACTGTGCCGGACGGGGCGGTAGCCGTTACCCTTTCCCTTGCGGCGAGGAGAGGGGGGGCTTCCTGCTTGTGGAGATAGACCGTCAATTCTTTGATGAGATGATAAACAGATTTAATAACAATAACATTAAAATAGATAGGATATGAATAAGATTGAAGAACTGGAAAAACAGTTAAAAGAAGAAATGAGCAAGATACAAGTTGACCTAAAGGAGAAGTATAAATGGATTGTTGGAAAATATGCCAAATATAATGATTCTTTTATAACAAGAATAGATGATATACATCATATCCCTATGTTTTCTAAAAATGGCTATACGACTGATTTAAAACCAGATGATTTTATTTTCGTAAACGGCACTGTAGTTCGTTACTCTGTCAATAGTAATTGCTATTCTTTAGCAAAAGAAAGAATACAAGTGCAGATAAAAGACATAATAGATATGCCTGATGGAGAATTTGAGAATCTGGTAGAACGGTTGTTTAATGAGGCAAAAAAGAACTTACTATGAGCCTGTTTGTATGCGCCAAATGCGGTTGCGTAGACAATACTGCCACGTCTAGTTACTGGATGTTGACAAACGAGTATATAATGAGCGGATTCGAGTATGCCAAGGAGCTACAGCCGTACAAGGGCATGGGGCTGTGCAGCGAATGCGGGAGGCTGGCTACCAGCCCCGACGGCCGTGATGTCGTGGTGCCCGGAAAATGGCACGGGAAGTTCCTGAAGAAGAAAGCTACTGAAGAGGAATTAAAACGTGTAGGATATAAAAATCTGATAAGATGAATAAGATAAATAAGGTAAGAAAAGGAGAAGTTAGAATATACAAAGGGATGACATACGTGGCTGTCCCGGAGATAAAAGAAGATCATTGTACAGGATGCTGTTTTTATAACGAGGGAAGCTGTTTAATACGTGACCCGGATCATGTCGATTTTCCTGATTGCCATGATAGCGGTATGATTTGGATGCAAAAAGAAATTAATATAAGCGATATCAAAGAAAAGGCTATCAAATTAGCCATAGATGCCATGAAGCCCATACCGATATGCTCATCACCATGCTACAGTATAAGTGATAACAGATCGCCGGAGGAAAAGCATGAGGAGGAGATGAGGTTTTGTAAGGATCTTAACGACCTTAGATGTGAGATGCTTATTGATATGGCTAAGAAAATAGAAGAGTATTTATTATAAGATATATAATATGGAGAAAATAATAGGAATAGATTTCGATGGGACATGCGTGACAGACTTATTCCCTTATGTAGGAGACAATATCGGAGCCGCTAGCGTATTGAGGAAACTAGCCGATAAGAATCTTCTGATATTATATACGGTAAGAGATGGTAAATATCTACAGGATGCCGTGGACTGGTTTAAATATAATCATATCAATCTGTATTCGGTAAACTACAATCCTGAGCCAGTATCATCATCACCAAAATTGTATTGTGATTATTATATAGATGATAGGAATATCGGCACTCCACTTACGGATAAAGGATATGTGGATTGGGATAAGATGCTGGTGCTATTAAGACAAAAGAACTTATTATGAAGACAATAAAAATGAATATCAAAAGATATAAGGAGATTATAAGGGAAAAAGATATACTAACACGAGCCTTATCAGAAGCTCGTAAATTAAACAAATCAATAATATGGGAATAAAATATCATACTAGAGCGGAGATCGAATGCACCCCGGAAGAATGTAAGCTGATTGACTCATTAAATAGATTAGCGAAGAAATGGGAAAAGGATGGCAAACGTCTTTGGTTGTATTCCGCTAGTGGAGTTCTTACCGTTATGATGCATGGTGATAGGGAAGATAACCCTATACATGAGATGCTTCCTAACGCAGGCACAAATCCAGATAATATTATAACTACAATCTCAGGCATAGGTAATGATGGGGGGGGATTGGTAAGTTGATATTAGACTAGTCCAACTTTTGTTTTATCGCAATTTATTATTTTTTTTTTAAAAATTACAAACATGGAAAAAGAAGAAAAGAAATTTGCAACAGAGTATCAAATCAATAGCAAAAAGTATGCTGGTGAAATATGGGCAACCTCATGGGAAGAAGCTGAAAGTTTTATAAAACAAAGATCTTCTACCGAAAAGGTTGTTGGATTTATTCCGTCTCTTGAACCAGTCATCGAGGAACGCCCTTATATGAGCATCGAATTTTGCAAGAAAGAATTTTTCTTATTAGATGAAGAACTGGAAAGTTTTAAAGAATTTTTAAATGACCCTACAAGAAACATTTACCATTCCATTGATGGAATAAAGATTGTCAAATCAGAGGATGGGAAACTTTGTGGAGTAGGTAGAATGCCTCGTCATCTAAGAACTTAGTTTTATTAACTTTTTAAAATTACAAATATGAAGACAGCAAAAGATTATCAACAAGAGTTCAGGTTAAAGAATGATGAGTTAGCCCAATTCGATGAGTTCTTAAACGATCCTAAACGTACATGCTTTCATGGGAAAGAATATTTAATATGTAAAGATCCAGATCCAGAAGGAAATTTTATAATAGTTGGCGTTAATTTCAGGATATTACCAGCAGGAACTCCTATAGTCACAAAAGATGGATCTATAATTTAGTATAACAAAAATAAGAAGGATAGGATGATAATATCCTATCCTTCTACTATTTTAATCGAATATCTTACCGCCAAAAGAAATAAAGGATTCTCTTGATTTAGGTATATTCCTGATATTATATAACGTTTTCTCAAATCCCTTTCTGGTCATATAAACCGTATTCCTGATCCCGGTATCCGTGTTGTATCTGTAATGTGCGTAACCCTTCTTCATAACATTCTCCGTTAATATCCACTCTCTATTATTCTTGTAAAAGAAACCCTGCTCTTGTAAAAACTCTCTTAGAGATCTTTCCGCTATATCACATCCATGAGACTCAAGTTCTCTCCTAACGTCACGAATCAACATATCATCACCTTTGTCATTGGCCATAATAGCTGTTTCAGCAAATCCTACTTTAGGAGCTTGTTCTTTGATAATATTGTCAGATATTCTCTTAGCCTCCTCTACCGCTTTCTTGGCTTCAGCTAACGCCTGCTTTTCTTTCTCGGATGCCAACAACGCCTCTAATGCCTCTATGTAATTATGCGGAAGATTCTTTTTTATGGATGCCTCCATTTCGTTAAAAGCATTCATGTACTCCAATTTAAATTTTATAGCTTTGCTACCAGTAAACCCCATAACAAGTATAGTAAATCCATCCCTATTCATTACATATCTTTTGGATTTTCTAAATCCACCATTAGGTTGAGGTATGTCATCATAGCATAAACAAAACATTTTATGTAAATCCATTTTTGGATTACATTCAGTATCAATAACATAACTCTTTTCTAACAAATCATCTATAGATCTTATAACTTTGCTATGATCCTTCTCAAATTTAGCAGCTACTCTCAAGCTGTCTGTCAAAACATCATTAGATTCATTAATAAAAACAAGATTATCCATAATATAAAAAAATAGGCTCAAAAGGAAATGCCGGATCTCACCTCGACAAATCCTAATGAGCCAAAAATATCTTACACATTGAATGACCTTGAAGTGAGATCCCGTCATCCATTGTTTCATGATGCGAATATAACCATAATATTTATGCTACAAACCTAAATAACAATAATTTATATTTATTTGGTATAATTTAATTTTGGCTATTTGAAGAATCCTAATAAATGCTTACATTTGTATTCATAAAATAATTACCTATTCCCATCCGTCCGGGATGGATAGATGGGAATCCAAAAATGGCCAATCTGATTGTTTTAAACAATTGATCGGCCATTTTTTCTTGTCATACTATATCGGCTATCTTCCCCTATCAAAGTACCAATTAGCGTCCTCCCCGGACTCATCCTTATCCCTACCTCCTAAGAAGAATCCCATCGTCATGCCGTTGGTCATCAACCAGTAGTCGGATGTCTGCTTAATATCCCTAGCCGTCTTGATATTATACCATTGCTTACCAAACGAGAACTTCATGAGCTGTCTCCACAACTTACTCTCGCTCTTGTACACACCGGTCTGGACAGTAGCGAACGGGTCCCAGTTCCGGGGATCGGTGAGATCGCCTAACTTCCGGGCGGTAACCAGCGGATCTTGCAGCATATCTATAGCGTTAAGCTCCATGAACGGGGATGTCTGGGAAGCGATCTCATTGATCGTCCTGAACCCGATATAGGTAATGAACTGCCCGAACCAGCTATCCTCATTATCCTCCCTATATCCCATCAACGCCCGTCCTATGGCCATCATCGTGGCGAATACCGCCATATTGATAATCGATCTCTTAATATTGATCTGCTCGTATGGGGTAAGCTTGTCATACTCTTCCTTAAGCACATCATATGCCTCTCCCATCCTTCCCTCGGACATCGTATTATAGACATTTCCCGCCAATCGCCATAATGTCCTCATATATCCTTCCTCGAACTGGTTGGTCTGGAAGTTAAACCCGGCTTTTTTGTATGCCCGTTGAATGGCAAGTATAAACCATCCACGATGAGGGAGCACCATGTTAAGGATAGCGTTCCGGCTAGCCCCCACCCGGTTCTGTTCGTTAAGGGCGCCGTCGCATATCTGCACCATACTCCTGACCCTGCTGGACAATGTAGGTATGTATCGGTCTATAATATCCTTATTAGCCTCGTTTTTAGCCACGATCTTCCCGTCCTTGACATTTACTAAGTTCCATATGGAATAATCCCTTAAACGCTCCCAATTACGTTTAGCCTCATTAGCGGACATATTCCTGTCCTTCATCATCATCTCCTTGAAATTAGAATATGACCAGAACTGACCCTCATACAGGCGAGTGTCATCCATTACCGAGATAATAACCTGCGGGTCCAAAGGAGAGTTCAAAACCTCCATCATCTTAAATGGCAGATCCCGGAATAAGGTTCTCCAGATCTTGTTATATGCCGCCGATCGTACACGGTTGCGGACATTAAACACACCTAGGGCCTCACCGACAACATATAACTTATTGGTACGATTTATGTCCCCGATCTCAGACACGTACGTGCTTAACTGCTTCTGGGCTTCTCCATAAGCGTATTTCATGGAGTCCTTGCTTATGTACTGTCCTACCATACCTTCCAAAAGGAAGTTGGCCTGCCCGGTAAGGGCGCCGGTAGCCGCTACGAATGGGGAGAAGCCTAGGTTGGATTTGGACACGAACTTGGTAAACATAAGAGCCAGCTTATTAAGATCGACCTTATAATTACCTATATTCCATTCCGCCCGCTTATTGTTTATCCTAACGTCATAGATACTGGCGTTAACCCAGTCCTGAAACATCCTGTAGGCATGAGTGGCTTCCGGATTCTTTCCCCCATCATATTGTGTCTCAAGCATCATATTCCTATATCCCATGACATCATCCAAAGCAGCTCTCTTATACTTATAAGATGCCGCCTGAAGGGATAGCATAGAATAGGAGTACGCGAAGTCATGGGATACGTCATCGGCATTCTCTAGCTTGCTCAGATAGTACTTGGGGATCATACGATACGTGTTGTCATTCTCGTCAAGGCCTCCAAGGTCTTGTCCTTGACCATGTATAGGGTCATCCACCCTCTCGCCAACAATATCACGTACGGCGTTGCCGATGGCTGCCTTCGGGTCAACCCCGGCCTGCACCATCCTCTCCACGCTGTCCTTGGATATTTGTGGTATCTGGTAGATGTTCCTGAACCGCTCGTCATAATCCTCCATAGCCTTACGGCTTATGTTAAGCAATTCCTTCCTCATCTCCCACTTATCCTTATTGATCGTAGCTTCCTCCCCTTCGTTGGTAATACCATATTTCTTGAAAAAAGCCTCGTTCTTGTACTTATCGAACCTAGGCGTATGATATCCATAACCCAGATCGGGATTATAATTAGGATTACGGAAAGAACTCTCGGCGTCAGCCTCATCAAGCCACTGGTTATTGATCGTCAGATCGATCATATTAATATCAAACCCGAAACGGGATACGCTCTCTTCCTTAGATATACCATTTTCTATGGCATCAAAGAACTCGGATACCTTATACGTACCGTTATTTATCTTCCTAACGAAATCAGAATATCCCTTGGGAGAGTATTTCCTCATATAAGGATACAACCGGGTTCTGGCGTACTCGACAAGGATCTTATCAGCCTTACCCATCGCTATGTCGTTAGCTAGCTTATTATTGAAGTCAGGACCGTATTTCCTTCTCAAAAACGATACCTCCACGGTTGTCCATGACGGGTTCTTCCGGGATAGCTTGGAGGCCATCCGCTCCACTTGGCTGCGGGAGCGGGCGGACATATGCTCCTTGGCGAATTTAATCTCATCCATACCCTTGTCGTATGCCATGGCATCCCTTAAAGCGTTACGGTAAGAATCCGTGACTCCACTCTCCACCGTATCAGGCATATCCATCTCAATAGCCTCAGCGGAAGCGGCGGCGTTAATAACGCTCTTAGCCTCAGCCAGACGATCATATAACTCGTTTATCTTTCTTAATGAGGCGGATCCACGTAACCTATCGAAATCATATTCCCCGTATCTCGTGCTATCCCGGTACTGGATAAGCAAAGGCCTTAGTTGGTCATTGATTTCGTTTATTGTCGCCATCGCCTCCTCTACCTTCTCTATCCTTGATGATGATACAGATTGCTCCGTGATCTTATCAACCAGATTCTCGTAATAATCACCCTCCTCGGATCCCCACATATCCTTAGAGAAACCAAGATGACCGCCAGCTAGCAGGAACTCGAACGCCGCCTTACCGCCCTCGGAACGCTCTATTCCACGAAGTATCTCCTTGAATTCCGCGGAAGCCTTACGACCCTCGTTGGTATTCCCGAACTCCTCGGCCCATGCCTCGTCCCATGCCTTGATCTCCTCGGACATCATCAGAGCCTCGGATCCCTCTTCCTTTGGTGTCCCATCGGAATACCACTCGCTCTTGGCTATAGCCCTATCACGTAAAATATCCAGATAAGATCTCCAAGCTATAGGATCGGATTGAAACGCCTTCCAATCGACCTTCCCGTTCCTCACGAACTTATCCATAGCCACATGCCGGCTCCTGCGGATACGGGTCATGAAATCGGACGTGGCTTGCGATACCCTACGACCCAGTCTTTCCTCGACCTTCTTATTGACTTTCTCGATCTTATCGTAATAAGCCTGCACCATAGGTTTCTCTCGGTTCTCATCCAACCACTTATTTATCGTATCCAGATACCGTTGCTGATCCTCGAACGTCATGTCCGAGATATCGAAATTCTGGATGGTAGGCTTGAATATATGATATACCTCCTTAGTGATAGGCTTATCCCCGTCATATCCTACTATGTCGTCACGGGTCTTCACCTTAAGGCCTCTATCGGATAGAAGAAGGTCGATAAGTTGTTTCTCGGTCTTACCCGTAACATTCTTAAGATCATATATATCGATAATAGCCTTAGCCTGCTCGGTCCTGAGCAGTAAATCGTATTTGGCGAAATCACGGGACGAGTCAAGGTAATCCGAGTTCTTCCCATTTATCTTCTGTATAAGATCCTCATTATCCTTTATCCCCCATCCACGCTCTTTCATCATCCTAGTCATCTTATTGATATTGGATATACCCTCGGTATGGGCTTCATTATGGGCCTTGGCTAGACGTTGGCCTAACATACCTAAAATAGCGTTACCACTATGCTCCAGCGTACCAAAGAGCCGGGACATGACATTGATATCCTTATGGATGTTATTTATCAACTTCTTTATCCCATTCCAATATCTTTCCGGGATATTAAACATCCTGAGCTGTCCATCCAGCCAGTCCTCATTACGATCACTTCGAAGAGCATTTATATCAGACATGGATGTCTCAGCCATACGTAATATATCATCCATATCCTCTACCATGCCAACCTTATTGCTGCCATAATAATCCGCCGCCTGATTATTGACGAATCCACGAAGGTTCCTGATCAAAGGAACTATCTCCCCATATACGTTATCGATAACCTGTATCGTCTCATAATCCAATCCTTTTCCGCTCTTACGTAGGCTACTGGCGACAGTGACCAAATACTCCACCTCAGCCTTGGCGGTCGCTATGACGCTCTTGGTGGATAATAGGTTGTTATTCTTATTTAGCTCGCCCCCGACTTGTCTCACCTTCTCGCCTATATCACGGAGAAGGGAGATGCTTTCCCCGATCCTCTGGCTCTGGCTTGACCTCATCTTCTGTAATCTGGTGTATAGCCTTTCCAATGACCTCCCGTTCTTGATCAACTTATTGGCCACGTCAACATCCGATAATGAGTACATGAGATGACCATTATCTTTCAACAGAAGCACGTCAAAAGCGCTTGGATCATCCGCTAACGCCGACTCCTTTATCCTATCAAGAACCTTATTCAAGTCCGATCTTTGGCTGGAGAAGAAATTACGTATAGCTCGTACCATCCTGCCAAACAAGGAGAGCTGGGCGTCCTCGGACGAGGTCAGATCCTCTACCGCCTGTTCCATGCCCGGAACGAACCGCTGGGCCAACGTTTTGCCTAGGATCTCCCGCTTCACCATCCGATCCAACTCCTCTCCTTGGTATTCCTTCCCATACACCTCATAGTAACGACCAGCGAATTGGTTCCATAATGAAGTTCCCTCGACAGAATCAAGTATCTCGTCAATCTCCTGCTGATTACGATAAGTATCGATCAAGAAGTGAGCCACCTCCTCATTAAGATCCTCTACCGTAGCCCCCTCAGCCAAGGCAATAACCCCATTAGCCATATCGGATAAGGCCCTAGCCGAAGGCTCGACACCATTACGCATCTTATACTTATCCATATATTCGGACATACCCATCACACGGATACCTAACGTGGATAAGATGTTGGTGATATCAGTCCTGTTCTGAAGATCCTCCGCCTTCTCATTCTCAATAACCCCACGGACATTACTTCCGTACAAGGCGTTATCCTCCATCATCAACGACAAGGCTAGCTCCATGAACCCATCATACTTGTTATTAAGCTCCTCAAACTTACCTTGCCTTAACATGCCCTTTATCTCCGGTCTGCTTACCGTAACCTTCTCCCCGGACGTAGTGATAAGATCAAGATCATTACTTACCTCCGTATCAAAACCTATAGAACCCAATACGTTCATCTCAGAGGATTGACTTCCAAACCTATTCCTGAGGCTGGATAAGGCATTCATAGCGTTATAGATCTTAAGACCATCAGAATTGCCGGCTCCAGTAAGATAATATCTATCCCCTAGTCTTATACGTTCCCCACTCAACATACCTTTCTTGATAAGGTAATTAATAAACCCTCCACGAGTACTTATATCTGAGTTTGAGCTAATACCAAGGACCGGGATGAACGAATCACTGTTGTTAAGGGTTATGGAGGACGAGCCAAAGGAGATGTCAGCCGTACCGGACGGGACGTAGCTCTCCTCGACACTGCCGGCCAAGAACCCGGCCTCGATCCGCCCACCGGACGAGCCTTTTATGGCGTTGGCGTAAGAGTCGTGTATCTTGCCGTCATCCGATCTAAAGAACAGGCGAGGCTCACCGGAATCATATACCAGTCTTGAAGATGGAGGAGTATAATTCTCAATATTATTTAACGGCAAGACATTACCAGAAAATATGATCTCACCATCTATATTTCCACCCTTCACCCTGATATTAAGACGTTGACCGGTAAAAGCGCTTTCCACGGCCTTCCATAACATACGGGCTGTCTCCCTAATATCTATATTCTCCCTGATAGCCCTTATATCATCCCATGACGCCTCTTTCAGTATCGTATCGCCAACATTATTCTCGTTTATGGAATCCAGATCCACCTCCTGTACCGTGGATGTATCTACCACAGCCATATCATTGACATCACCTACCTCTCCGGAGGTAAGATAAGCCACGACATTGTCGCTATTCCCAAGGCTTCTGGCCAACGCTGGGGCATCCATGTCGCTTATGGCGGACAGGACCTTGGCTGACATAAGTTGCCCCCACTCGCTGGCGCTAAGTCTGGCGCTTATGGATCTGGCCGCCTCCTTATTCCTTGGAACGGATCTCGTCCAGTCTCCGAACTTAGACCTGAACTTATCGTTATAAATAGTCATATAAGCTTCAGCGGCCTTATTAAGGTCACTTACGGTAGCTATACCCGCTATCTTATCGAACAAGGTAGATACCTCGCCGGAAGGGGTCAAGACACGGGTTATCTTACCCTCCTTATTCCTTTTAATTACACAACTTGACATAAACAAATGTTTTTCACAAAGATAAATAAAAAAGCCCCTACAAGTTAGTAGAGGCTAATATTCTTATATATACCATATCAATCTGCCGTCCAGTAAGTATTCCCGTCCGCGAATTCACCGACACAATGACCGGCAAAACCGGCTATATACGCTGCATGTTCATCCTCCCCGACCTTAAATCCAAGCGACATATTACAGAACTGACACACACTCATAGCTACATGGAATGATTCGTGGCAGACTCTTCCTATTGTTATATTATCATCGCTTAAAAAGTTCCAAAGTATAGCGAATTGACCGTCATCGTCCTTATCCCTTACCAGATTCACGAAAGACGCTTCCTTATCCATATCATCCTTATCACCCCATTCTCCCTTATGATCCGGCTCCATGTTCTCGAAACGGTTACATAACGTCTCGTAATCCAATCCTACCGTGATAATCAACTTCAACGGATATACCACGAAATCAAATTCCTGCTCTCTCACGTTACTAAAATTATTAATTTTATTTATCAAATTCACATTCGTATCACAAAATGTTTACTCTAACAGGGTTAAACGCTAACCCACTATCGATTATCCCACTTATGTAAGAATCACCGAATACTTTCCTGCCAATCCCAATAGTTCCGTTGATATCAGCATTTAGCAGCTTTCCAATAGAGCTTTGAAACAAGCCTCGTTTCTTTCTTTTGCCGAGATAAACATCATGCTTTCCCAATTTTTCAAAAGCCAGATGATCCACTTTGGAGGTATAGGATTCCTCGTGGACTTGAAAGTCTATTCCAACCAACTTACACTTATAGGATATCTTTTCAACAAGTTTTGAGAATGGAATCTCAACGAACTTCTGGTTTATCCTCTTCCCTAGATTTACTCCATTCTTCCATCCTTTATTCAAACCCACAACAAGATTCCCAATATTGTTTTCAATACAGATATTTACAATAAATCTGCTAACCTTGTGGATTTTATCTTCAATCCAAAAATTCCTATAATTATTTAGCCGTCTAAGTCTCTTTGAAGTACCCTTATCGCCAATATACGACATCAACCTAGCTCTCTTCTTATTATACCACTGATTGAAGGATTTAATAATCTTGCCGTTTACAATGAAAGGCTTGATACCTACATCGCTTATACATGAACATAAGTTATTCAATCCCAAATCAATCGAAAGAACATTATCCTTATTCAGGTTTAGATCCTGTTCCTTCTTCTCATAAATAACCTCAACCACATAGCATGTAGCTTGAGGGATTACCCTAACCTGACATAATTTGTTATCTCCTATATTTGTTTTGATTGGTGGAATTATGTTTTTGATAAAATGGATACAACCATCGTTTTTCAATCTGCAAGCAGAAGTCGTAAAGACTACCATATTCTGCTTCTTGCCTCGTTTGTACTTCGGCAATTTTGGTCTTGATAAAAATTTAGAAGGATTCTTCTCATATTCCTTCTTTGATTTCATCCAAGACTTTGTTACCGAAAACACTTGAGCTACGACTTGTTGGGACACTACTGATGGTAGATTCCTAAAATCAACCTGATTCTCCTTACATAATTTAGTAGAAAACTCATATTCATTTATGTAATCTCCGGAAAATATACCTTGTCTGACATTGAAAAGAACATAATTATACAACAACCCGGATTTGAGGCATACATCCTCAAATCGGTTGTCTTTTATGATATGTCTCTCAACTAATCTCATTCTTAATATCTTATGCCATAAATATAAACATTCTTTATGAAATAAATAATTTATTCAACTATAATCCCTTTAATTTTTCTATAACCTCAAAACACATCTTGCACTCAATCCTACGATACAACTGCCTTACGCCATCTACCGTAACCCAATAACGATCACCATCACGGTGCAGGAACTCACTCATAACCTTGGTATCAGCCACATCATGTAAATCGTATGAACTGAAACATAACTTACATATATCGTCAAGATCAAAATAAGTAACCTTATTATACGACATACAACGGATTTGTCTCCCATCAGGAATCTGAACATCGAAAACATTTATCTTCTCCATATTAAAAAACAGAGGGATGCCGATCCCATCACAGACCGGTATCCCTTATAATAAATTAGCGACGAAAAGCATGGTGATGGACATGCGCCACAAATGTAATTTCAAATTTTGTAAAAACAAAGCAGTTCCATGGTTAAATGTCCCTGATGAACCGCACACTATAACGGCTGCCCTTACTGCTGCCGTTCACGCTGCCATCTTTGAAGTACACGCGATGCCCGCTGTTGGAGTCAAACTCTGAGCTAACCCAATAGGCTTTGGATGGACTGAGTTGTTGTCCACCAATAGCCGATAATGCGTTATTGACACTCGTCAAGTTCATAAATATTAACGCAAGTTGAGCGCATGATGGGATATACCAATCATCATATCCTTTAGCGTCAGCACTAGCTAAGAACGTATTAAGCACATGGCCAATTGTCGCATAGGAAGTATAAGACCCACCACCGGTAGTTATTCCTTTTAATATCTCTGAATTGGATTTTCCATTCCAATCAGATAAAGCCCCGCTTGTCCAGGCAGTAATATTTGCCGAAAGGTTAGGGGTACCATTGTATGAACCCGACTCCGGTTTTAGGTAACCTCTAATATCACTTCCATCTACTTTGTCATAATTTGTAATGCCGGTCTGATCCGTACCATATCCACCCCAATAAAAAATGGAAGTGCTGTCCTTCCCGGCTCCGGCTGTTACATAGCTTTCATTAAGATCCTCATATTTCTCAATCATAAATCTCTTACCTTGAGCGTTAAGGACAACGCCTATACAATTATCGGAAGGTGCGTCCGTTATGCTTCCATCAGGACGGACATAAGAAATAAGGCAAGTACCGTTGCACTGACACGGAGCGTCACTCTTCAACACCCCATACACCCGATTGTCGCTAGTCAGCCACCGTTTCCCGTCGCTCGTGATATAAGCTTGCCTACATCCCTCCTGATTCACCGCAAGCGTCTTTTTAACGCCTTGGGGGGTTGTTATCTCCAACTCAAGGGTACGGTCAAGACCTTTGTTCATTACCGAGCCAAAAGAAACGGCGGCGTTACCGGTCCCGGACCCCGGACTGACGGTCAGAGGCTGGTCCGTTACCTCGCCTACCCCGTCCTTCCAATTAATATTCAAATCATTAGCCATAGTTGTATTATTTTTGTTCTATTGCAAAGATAGCAAAACAAATAAACCCCAACCGGCTTTAGTCGATCGGGGTCTGAGTAAGAGAAAAGAAACTGATTATCGTCCCATCATTCTCAATACGGTTCTAGCCGCAGCTTGCGCCCATGTCCAGCTGTCATTAGATGTTACGTTAACCGTCTGTTGAGTACCATTTACATCCAAGTTAATAGTCTCCTTGTCAAGCTCGATAGTAGAGTCTCCAACGGCTTGCGTTACCTTCACGTTGGCTATCTGGCCACCAGCGGCAGTTACCCTCAATGTAGCTGTCAGTTCCTCGATCGTGACGTTGGCCGGTACGTCCGAGATCGTGATGCTCCAAACGAACTCGCCAGCGGCTCCGGGATCGTCGGCGATAACCGCTCCGTTAGCCGTAGTCTTTCCAGCCGCCGTGTAGTTAGCCGGGAGATGTAACGTAAGCCCGTTCTCCTCAGCCGGCATGACCGCGAACGTAAGCTTAGTACTGTTAGACTTACCGGTGATGGTAACATTACCGCCTGTCTTTTGTACGGAAGCGTTAGGGCTGTCTGATCTTACCACCTCAGCAGCCGCTGCCTGATTAACTACCAACGCCTTCTTAGCCCCGCCGTTCGTGGTGACCGCAAGGTTGATAGTGCGTTGAAGACGACCGGTGTGTTTCTCACCGGAGAAATTAACCGCCTGATCCCCTGATCCTGATACCGGGTTGACGGTTACGAAACCAAATTTTTGTGAAGCCATAATCTATTTATTTATAAATGTCATTTTATTATGCCAAAAATAACTTGTATCATATCACAAGCCAAATATAGGGGGGGGGTAGATACGACTAGCCCTGTACAACCTCAACATACAACCCTACTAAGTCCTTTAAATTATGACTAAGAGGAGTTCCACTATCCCTTGTGCATTTATACACGTCAGCGTTCTGAATGTAATATTTATCCTTAAATATCTCCATAGGAGGGAAATAAGGGATAGGATCACCTATAGTCCCGGCATGCTCCTTGTCAACAACCTTATATAAGGAGGCCGTACTGAGTCCAGGCTCCCATTCTGACGATAACGTATGAGGCTGGATAACCTCGTAAAGGATATCCGTATCCTCCTTAACTACCCTAAGACAAAATCCGGTATCCACGGATAGCCCGAACTCCGCTCCTTCTTGTCCCCATATAGGAAATAGGACCTTAACATCCAATTTCTCGTTGGATGATAAGGATAAAGATTTGTCATTAACCAACATCCTAGAAAACTCGACAGCTACTTTTTGAGGATCGAGAGCATCCTTCTCCTTCGCCTGTTGCTGGATGTACGCCGTGGTAACACTTACCTTATCAGGATAGCCGGACTGAACATCGACAGCTCTCACCTGTTCTACGGTAGTGGCTATACTGATCTGCTTTTGCTTGTCCCCTAACGCCGTTGTCAGATCGTTATCGTACTTATCCATCATCCCGATCAAGATCTTGCCTTCCGTCATATCGAACTCCAGGCCCATAATCGTTATCTTACCGACTATAGCCCCATCAGCCAAAGCGTTACGTCTGTCATATTCAGGAATATAAATATCTTGATCATCCAAGAAAAACTCATGGAGATTTTCAGTCTCATAAGATCTCAGCTCCTCATATTTAGCCGATTTCTCCTCGTTAAGAATCCTCGACTCATCTAACCTAGCCTCAATGATCTCCTTAACCGTGGCTTTAGGATTAGCTTCCTTGAACGCCAATTGCTCCTCTCCCAGCTCTATCCATGGAATCGGATTGCCATTAATATAATCATCATAGCTATTACCCTTAGCGTAATTATCATCAAGAGGTTCGTCTAAAACCAACATATTGGGATATATTTCCCTGTTTATATATGTATATGCCATAATCTATTCTTTAATCTTGTTCTTTAACGGCGATGCTATACTTACCTGAAGCGTAACACCAGATATTTATCTCGAAAGGCTTGTTAGCCGTAGTGGTTATAGAAGTACCACTCATGCTTACATAAGCTCCAGAGTTTGGTATAGCCTGTGTAAACACTGCCGACGGGACGCATCTGATCATCAGCTCCTCTCCTATCTGCATGCCTGACTGCACGGATAGGGTGGTAGCGGCTGATAACGTAGCCGTGATACTTCTCTTGCTAATAGGCAGGTTGGCTAATGTCGTGACCGTATTAACTCCTATAAGCCTGTTCATGGTCTTCTTATCGGCGGCCGCCATCAAACCGTTAGTAGACTCATTGGCCACGGCATATGTCGTGTTAGGAGGTGTAGCCCAAGTGCCATCTCCACGCATGAAACTGGATGTACTGCCATTAAGCTGTCTCAACAAGCCGTTAGCTGTAGTAGAGGCCAATCCGTATGTGGTATTAGTAGGTACGACCCATGTCCCGTCACCACGAAGAAAGGACGTCTGCTTACCAGCGGCGGGAGCCGGAACTAATCCCGCAGCACCGGCGGCAGAAGCCGTAGCCGCCTTCATATTGGCGTAGGTAGTATTCGTATCCTTATAATAGGGGATACCACCCACGATAGGACAAGCCGTATATCCAGAGGCGCTTGTCACGGTACTGCCGTTCTTGACCAACCCCGTGGACCCGTTAGCTCCTACAACACCATACGTTGTATTAGTATCCGTCCAAGGCACGTTGACATACATCTTACCACTACTATCCAGCTCTACCGGATAATTCTTACCATTCTCAGCATATCCGATCATCACCAATCCTAAGGTTGTGGTATTGGCCTTGGCGTATGTGGTATTTGTCGGAATCACCCACGTACCATCGCCACGAAGGAAGGAGGCTTGCTTGCCGGCGGCCGGAGCGGGTACCAATCCCGCCGATCCTGCGGCTGAGGACGTTGCTCCTCCCATGTTACTATATGTGGTGTTAGGAGGAGTTTGCCATGTCCCATCACCACGAAGATACTTGGCTTGCGCTCCGGCGGCAGGTGCGGGGACCAAACCTGCCTTTCCCGCCGCTGAGGCAGAAGCGGCTCCCATATTGGTGTATGTCGTGTTGGTATCCGTCCACGGAACATTCACATACATCTTACCATTTCCGTCAAGAGCTACCGGGTAATTCTTTCCGTTAGCTGAATACCCGATCTTAACAAGACCCAGATTATCGCTTGTAGCTTGGGTATAAGTCGTGTTACTGTCAGTCCAAGGGACATTGACGTACATCTTGCCATTAGCCAATAGCACAGCGTAGTTCTTTCCATTAGAAGCATAGCCGATCTTAACCAATCCTAAGGTGTCGGCCGTGGCTTCATTATACGTTGTGTTATTATCCGTCCACGGAACGTTAACGTAAGCATTGCCGGACGAATCCAGCTGTACCTTATAGTTCTTCCCGGAAGTCGTATATCCTACCTTAATACCGCCAAGAACGGTAGCGGAGGACGTGGGAGGGGTGAAGGTACTTGGTTTGCCCGTAACCCCGAGCCAAGGCACGGAGGAAGCCTGACTGGCCGTGTAAGGCTCATACCCATCCTCACTGTTCAATTTAGACTCGTCTTTTATCAGATACATCTTACCTGTAGACGTGACCTTTACCGTATCACCGCTTTGAGCCGTAGCGGTGGTAAGGGCGAATCTAGCCGTATCATCAGCTACCACGACCAATCTCTCCAAAGCCGCCTTAGGTAACCTATCTATGCTGATGGTTCCGGATGCGATCTTAGAGGCATCAAAATTGGCCAATGTCGTGGAGATAGTTACGTTGCCTCCGAAGTCCGATGAGACACTACCGGTAACAGCCCCGGACAGCGCTATGGTCCTAGCCGCCCGTAATTTCGTGGCAGTAGGGGCATTATCCGTCTTAAGAGCATATTTGGTGAGATCAATATCATTAGCCTTATCCAAAAGCTGCTCTATCTGATCACCATTGTATTTACCTTGAAAATCCGCCATATTACACTTATTTCTTGCTCAAATATAGTTATATACATAAATACCAAGAAATCGAGGGGAGGGGAAGATACGGGTAAGTGTCAGAAACTGCCGTCCCCGTGCAGGAATCCGCTACGGAATATAATAGCCTTGTCTTTAAGTTTCTGGACAGAACCCCATTCCCATTCACCCTCACAAGGCTTAACGACATACTTATTCCCCCATGTCTTAAACTTCCTCTCTATAACAAACATCTCTGGGTCTTTTAAGACATGGAAGATACTTCCGACAGGGAAATACTTATCAGTCCTCAATATAACACGATGATGTTTCTCGTCATATTCAGGATCGCCTACGATACGTGCCTTATAAAATTGGAAATCATTTAACGTCTGATCCACTGGCTCTATCCAATAATACCCCTTACCCATTGCAGTTTGTATTTAATTATCTATATTTGCGGTGTAGTAACTCATAATGTTTTAAGTGATTTTCAACCAAAGGGGAAGGGTGTCCGTGAGGATGCCTTTTTTCATTCCCGCCCACCCTTCCTATGAACAAAAGATCTACCTCGAACAAATGTAATCATAATAAAGCTACGGTCAAAAAGAAACCCTATCGGTATTCTATTGCCGACAGGGTTCTCCAACGTTGTATCAGTCTTATATCATCTCACTCCATTTGATTGTGTCACCGACGAAGCACCGCACCGCCAGATACCTTACGAACGCCGTCCCTTCAGGGGCGTCAGGGTCTTCCAGATAAGCCAAGACAGCCTTGACTATTTTCTGGTCGCAGTCCAATACCTTAGGAAAGTAGTCGCTATAGAACATAGCGAACAGATATTGGACATCTCCCCAAGTGGCGTTATCAGGTTTCTTGGCCCCGCATTTATCGAACATCTGCTTAGCATCCTCCATCGTCCATCTTCTCTTGGATCCGTCGGCGTTAAGCATCTTATCGGCGGCATCCCTAGCCAACTCCTTGGAAAAGTGATATCCATGGGTGTCTATATACCGCTTATAATCCGGGTCATCAGCGTCCGCTCCTCAGTAGTAACGACTTCTCCTACCTCTACGCATATAAGGTTCCGTACCATCGTACTCGTCACGGATGTCACGCTCGCCAAACCATCCCTTACGGTACATCTCATCCTCCCGCTCATGATGTCTTTGACGTTTCTCAAGCTCCCGCTCGTTACGCTCCAGTTCCCTCTCGCGTCTTTCGAGATCACGCTCACGACGCTCCAGCTCCTCCATCATCCCGTCACGATCCTTGCCATAATGGTCATATACCCCGCCATCATAACCCATGTACGTGCCGTCAGAACGACGGGAGCGTCCTCTACCGCCTCTTCGATCATAGATCTCATCATCATATTCCTCTTGGCCATTGCCTAAATCTATAACTCTCATATTAACCTAATTTTTTAATTAACAAATTTTTAAGCTCCTCGAAAGACTCTCCCATCTTCGCTACCTGATCCTCAAGGCCCTTTATCTTCCGATCCTGATCCTTGGACTGCTTGAAAGTAGGATTGATATCCTCCAAGATACTGTCACACGCCTCTATAATCTCCTTATTCTTATCCACGCTATTCACGATATCCGTACTGGTTCGTTTCATGGCGTTCAGATGGTTCATTATCGGATCCACGGAGCAGGCTAGCGTAATGCCGTTGGCCATAGCCACGTTCTGGTTCTCTGGAACTACATATGTCATGGACTTCCCGTCCACCTCTATAGTAAGATCCATGACCCGATCTTGCAACTGCTGATACTGACCTAACTGGGACTGGGCGAACCTAGGCTCCGAGACGTTAACCACCGTACCCATAAAGAATTTAGGAACCCCTGAGGTATCCAACGTATAAACCTGATATCCTTTCTTTAAATCCTTAAACATAATAACGATCTTTTTAAATGGGAGGGAGGTTACCCTCCCTGTTCTTTCTTAGTAAATTCATGCGCTAGGGGCGGTAGCCGCCGTAGCCGTATGACCCAACATCCTGAACACGCCGGTGCATTTGTTATAATACACAAGATGCTCGGTGTAGGCTCCTACTATAGGATCACCAGAAGCCACGGGAGTCGTAATATCCTGCCCTGTCATATGTGCCCCAACCTTATCCACTATAGGCGTCTTGTTGACGATAACCCCGGCGTTGGATACCGTAACAGGAGTGGTAGTGGATAAGCCAGACGGAAGAACGATCGTGGCGGGATAACTAGCCTCTGTCTCCGTCACCGGATGACGGACCTTCCATAACAATATTCCTTCCGGAGGTAGTGAGTTCCACTGACACGGATTGATGCCAAAATCAACCGTAGGTTCGGCCGCAGAAGCGTCAGATACCTTTCCAGTAGTGGCTACTACCGGGATGCCTCCCCTGTCAAGACGGGAAGAGGCGAATGAACCGATCATATATCCTCTGAAATCAGCCATATTGTCCCCCTTCCTTATAATACGGCGTTAGTAGTGCCGCAAGCGCATCCACATTCGTTAGCTACCCTTACGGTAGGAGTATAGCAACAACCCGGGTTCTGTACGACGTAAGCCGGAATCGGAGCCTTTGGAGCTAACTGACTAACGATGTTCTGTGTCTGTTGTTGGGTGATGGCGGAAGTAGCCAAAGCCTGTTTCTCCTCACGAAGCCGTTGGATAGTATTCTGCATCTCACGCATCTCAAGTTGACAGAACTTGTCATTGATAATCTGCGTTTGGGCATCTATCTTAGCGGCTAACACTTGCGTCTGGGCTTGATTGGATTGAATAACGTTATTGAAGCCGTTAGTCAAGTTGTTCTGCAATACGTTCGTCTGACCGGTAATAGCCAACTGATTCTCATATCCCTGGCGAGTTATAGCGTTCTGGATATTACATCCTACGGTGTCTAACGAATGTTGGATGTTATTGAATCCACTAGCCATAGCGCTTTGTAAGTTGCAGCAACATGCGCTAATCTGGTTACCGATCTCACATCCTTGTTGCTGTACGGCGTTAATAACGGCCTGAGAAGTCATACCTACCTGACCGGCCACCTTATCAATAGCTCCCTGAACGTTGCAAATAGCGTTTTGTAATTGAGAGGTAGAACAGTTAAGAGCGTTAGAAATCTGATCGATAGCGCTTCTGTTACCTTGGATAGCCTGCATCAGTAACTCACGACCATAGTCATTATTCAATTGAGCTGGAAGACCGTTAGCGCAACATTCATTGCCATTGCCAAAGCCATTTCCGAAGCCACGTCCGCCCCACAACCAGAACAGGACGATGATCCACAACCACCAGCCATTGGCTCCTCCGAACTGGTCTTGGTTGTTACGGCCGTTCATTAACGCCGCAACTAAATTCGGGTCCATCTTATTTCCACCCAAAAGGCTGGTAAACATACCCGGAATCATAGATAATAAACCGTTAGCGGCGCTACCGCTCCCGGAACCCATGCCGTCTAACAGCACGATTTTGTCTCCACTTGTACCCATGTCTATTTATTTTTGAATTAATAATAACCCCACCTGATGGCGGGCGTTACAAAGTTCAAAAATTAACAGCCCTAAAATCGTGATATGTGTCATCATCAAAGTACGTCATGTCATGCAGTTGGTATTAATAAGAACCGGTACAAGACAAAAAATCCGGAACGTATCACTACGGCCCGGATTCATGCAAATCTATAAAATCCAATGTTTCAATGCTCGAAAGAAAACGTCTCACGACGTCAAAGAGAGATTAACTACACGAAAAATCTCGCATCAACTTATTTGTATTAGCAGTGTATTCATTAACTATCTTACTGGATGAGGGATTATCCTCTATCCTTGACAGGCGGTTATCGTCACTCCTTACCGTAACGTCACCCATCCTTCGTACCATGTTTTCTTGATATGATGATGGATCGGAGTATATAAGATCATCAACGAACCTGTATATCGCACCATCAACCGTCTCACCTACCTTCTCATATAAGCCGGATTGGAATGACACGAAATCATCATACCTCTCACGAGCCAAGAACGAACCGTCCGGTCTCGCCTCGACGCCGCCGTTGACCTCCCGGAGCAGGCCCGGATTCCTTTGGTACAGATACCTGTAAAACCCGGCATCCATCATCCTGTCCTGACTATCCAGATAGAAAAGGTTTCTCATGCTACTGTCACCGGACTCGATAGCCACGTCAAACAGAAGATCCCTTACCTGACCTTCCGGCAACGACATCTCCATGCTTTTTAACGTACCTCTGTCATGGTGGTTCAAAGATACGTTATAAAATCCATTAAAATCAAGGAAACGTAAGACATTATTATATAAATCCGATTTTTTTAACCTTTCCTTGATCTGGATCTTCCTCAACGAGGTACAGGATTTGATAAAATCCCGATCCTTTCCCTGCCTAGCCTCGTATCTCCTGAACTCCCGATCAATATCGACATCATCCATCTTAGGGGTTACGGGATGCTGATATATTAATCTGGTAAGGATCATGTTCTCGGTATTCGAGGATGAGATGTTGGACATAACTAGCTTCTTTATGTTATCCTTGACCACACCAATATCAGAACGGGAAGCCCCGGCGGGAACCACGCCAGCCGGCAAGTACGAGGGCCGCTCTATCCCGATATCGGCCAACATCTCATAGGCCTGATCGGTGTCGGTTATCGGGGCCGTGTTATGGTACGTATTCCTACCCATATACAACATGCTCCTATCATACATATCGGAAGGAGATGTATTCCCGGACCTTACATACACCATCCTATCCCCAGTAGAATAAGTATCCTTAACCTCGTATATCGGGTTCCCTTTTCCTGTTATCCTATCAAGATCGGAGATAAAGCTATCGTATACCAGATTGCCGGCCTGTATGGAAGATAACATGACATCCAGCGATGCCATAAGATCACGGATATCCTCCGGTCTGGATATAACCATCTCATCGCTGATCGCATCGCTTATATCCACGCCCATGTCGGCAAGATCCATGGCTATGCCATACAGACGTCCGGCAACGTCCTTGATGTCCTTAAAATCATCCATATCGATTATCTCCCCAACCTTATCCCTTAGACCCTTCATATCCTTAGGCATACTGATATACGGTGTGGTACTATTGAAGTACGAGTCGGTAATCGTATTTCCGTCCTGACTCCGAACCTCCATACGGGTCATATTACGATACGTGTCATACATCCGATCTGCGTAATCCTGATCCTCCTGATACCGGATCACCAAGGAAGGGTAGGGGATGGAGGCGAAAGCCTGATCGAACTCCCGGCGGTCGCTGATGCCGCCTACCGCCCTCATGATCGTATCCCTTACCTCTATTGGATTCAAGCCCCTTCTCTTTCCTAACGAGTTATATGTATCCTCATATATCATATAATCATCACCAAGGCCTGATTCGGAGGACAAGAAATATGTATCCTTCTCATTGAGATCCCCCTCAGACATAAAATCGACAACCCTCCTCATCATATCCTTTACCCGATCATACTCCGATCGGTTAGTCATGATATTATCAATCTCATCAGCATCATACATCCCGGATCGTTCAAGATTATATCTGTTGATGAATATATCACCGCCGGAGAGGAAATTGGATATGATCATATCATTAAGATCGTTGATATTATCGACTCCCAAGGAAGTAAGGGTGTTATTGATATCCTTAACCTCATCGGCCATGAAATTGCCGGCGAAATAGTTCTTTCGCTTGATAAATGACATAACATCATCATACCTAGGTTCCCCGTTACTATCCAAATCATATTCTGATGGCATGGACATCCAGTCGCCAAAGAAGGACACGAAGTCGGGGGAGTAGGCCGTACCCCAGACCGATAAGGCCTGCTTCTGGTCACCAAGCACCTCCATCGCCCTTTGGTATAATCCGGATGGTTGGTTGTTAGGGGCAAGGACATTATCTACCCCACCCTCCTTATTTTTTATCACATAACAAGATCTTCCCATTGCTAAATCGTTTTGACACAAAGATATAAAAATCCCGCCTACTCTCACGAGCGGACGGGATACCAAAATAACAACATAATAACAAACCTTATGTTTCTCCGAAAAGTGCAAATCTTTTTGCCGATCCTCACGGACAGGCAAAAAACTCAATCCTAAATTATAAAAATGGAATTTATCGTTTAGCGAAAAATATCTTTATCCGATCTACAAATACATCCCTGATTCATTGATTAGTCTGATTTCTATAACAACCTGATTTATAAGGGGGCTTATTTTAAACCCAATTGATTTACAGTTGTTTACAAGCAGGTATAGACACTTATTTTAAAACAGAAAACAAACAGGAAATATTTTTACAAAAAATGTAATCATCCATATTCCTCTGTCATATATAAAGCGTAGCTATACCTATCCTCTATCATCTCCACCACCTTCTTGATATCAGATAAAGTTAGTTTCTTTATCTCCATATTCCTACTATCCATCCTGACAAAAGAGTTCTTGAACTCCTGCTCGGTTATAGCCTCCAACCTAAATAGATTGTATTTTATAAGCAACTGGCTTACGTCAAATATCAGGATATTAAGATCAATATCATCCTTCAACTCATTAAGAAGATCACGCATCATGGTCTTGATAGCATCAGTATCAAGTTCCAGCTTCTCAGCTTCCTTCATCAACTTCTTGATAATACCATTGTGCTCGATTATGATGTTAGCGTTATCATCATCGGTAGGTAGAAGGATATCCATCGTACATTTTATACCAACCTTATCACTAAGTCTTTTATTGAACTCAGTCATATAATCAAAAGCCTGATCCCTGCTTAAGGCGTATGTATGATCAAGCAACTGCTTTTGTCTGACCTTGACAAAATAGTTACTGGTGTATAACATCATCAAGACCTTTACTCGCTGGATGCGTAGGTCTTGCATGATCTTCCGATGTAAAAAGGCATCTAATTGCATAATATAAAGAGTCCCCACCGGGGCCATCACACACCCGACAGGGACCAACTTTTAAATATCTTACTCGTCAGGTGATGGACTGACGCTGCGAAGATAAGTCAAGATATTTAATTTAGCAAGGATTTTCCGCCTCATTTTCTCCGGATACTACGTTGCCGTCGGAAACCAAAGACTTGTCCTCGGCCGCCTTCGTAGGCGAAGCGGAACCCGATTGGGAGCTGGACGGGTTGACGAACGGGGTCTCCGTATCCTCGAAGAACGTCTCATCCCTCCTAATACTCATCCTGAACTTAGGAGCTATGAAAGGATCGTTATTAAGATCAATATTGATCGTAACGTCATTCATCAAAATATCCTCCTTAGTTCTGGAATCACCTATCCATCCTCTTACGTCAGCGGTCATAGGCATCCTGCTAGCCGCTTCCTTGACAGCTTTAAGCCGGTTCTTGATAACATCCACGTCTCCCGCCAGCGGAATCATATATGTCTTATTATCCAACCCAGATCTGGCTATAGCGTTATTAAGATCCATTATATCATCAATACTTACGCCTCCGCCTAGACCCTCCGTAATCCTATCAGCCATCGATCCGATCATGGATGAGAATGACGATATATCCTGATTTTTCAATCTTACGGGGTACAGGTAATTTCTTCCATTTCCTGTCTTTATAGCTACGACCGGGATACGTGAATCTTTATAGTCACCATACTTGTCCCTGACGATAGCCGTACAGAACGGGAATATATTATACTTAATATCATCCCTCATCGTAACCTCCCCATTCTCTATATATCCTACGCTCTCGACTTTACCAACCGTCTCGTTGGTAAAATCATTCTCGGATACCATCAACGTACCATTATCATCACTTACGCTAAAATTAGGTCTTCCCGGCAAAACACTGGTAACTGTACCTACGAACGGTATATCAATCTCGCCAGCGACAGATCCTACATTATCCCTATACAACTCAAAGGCCATACTCCTTAAATCAGCGTTACTCCCTTTTGAGTCTGGATCATTGGCTTTTAGCACCGAGACAAAATTACCATCACCATCCACGATCTTAATAACCATATTATCAACCAGCTCTCGGTAAGCCGACTTAGTCTCATCAGAATTAGGGTCAACGGCGTTAAGGCTATTGTATTTATCATACAATTCCTTGGTATATGGATCTAACATATCCATCTTAAACCTTACCATATCACCCTTGCGGAGGCTAGCCGTTGCTTCCTGATTCACCGACTCGTTGTTAGATCCAAACGTATCACCCGTATAATAAGGGACAATAGATCCATCCTGCCCCTTGCGATACACCATAAACCAGATGGAGGTCGATAAGGCGGTCTGCCTCCCCAGTATGACACCGGTAGCGTTCTCGAAAGCCTGAGCGTCATCCTCGCTAATCATCCATCTTGAGTGGTTATTCGACTCTATAACAGTAAATATGTCGGTTCCGTTGGTGAAATCCATCACCCTTCCATTATCAGTATCAGTGGCATCAGATCTTTTAAGCCCAAGACTGTCCATAAACCTGTCAAGTCTCATTCCGCCAACTTCATAATACATAACCCCACCGATCTCTCTCTTCTGAGCCATCAACACCACCGGATTCTGGGCGGCGTTAACTTCCGTCCTGCCGGTGGATGTCCCGGGTTCGCTCTCTGTGAGGACATCACCCATAGGTATGGATTTATCGTAATCCTTGACAGCTATACTTCCGTTATCATACAACCTCATCCATTCCACGAATTGAAGAAGAGGCCCATCGGAATAATTATTGATAATATCAATAGCCTCATTAAGCTTATCCTGATCAAACTCATTGCCATTGTCAGCCTCATTCATAAGATCATTATAAGTCTTTATAGCTTCTTTGATCTGATCCTGATCAAGACCATTGATATTCATATCTACAATATCATCAACAGCGTCCTTGATATTATCATAAATATTATCATGGATCTTCAATCTATCTATTATCGATCTAGCCTTATTGATCCTTGAAATAGGATTATCCCCAAACCCGTTAACTAGACTATCGACACGAGGCTTGTTATTATCATATATCTGTCTCTCCCTAGGAGATAAGACATCCTCATTACCGTTCCATATCTTTATAGCTATATTATTGATTCTATCGTCAGAAGGATTTATGATATCCTCATCATCAGGAACCCTCTCGACTATATTACCTTCATCGGTCTTAATCTCGTTCTCCATAGATCTGGCTATCATATGATTATATGTCTTGAACATAAATGCCTCATCCTCCCCTATAAGACCATCTTGGTAAGCCTTGTCTATAGCTTGGTCGTTGGCGTAAAGATCATTGGCATCAGGATTATCAGTATTCCTGAAATCATACTTGCTATCATCCTCCTCATAAGTCTTACCCCATACGTTCGATAATATCTTCATGAACCCGCGCTCCTGCGCCCGGATGAATCTTCTGTCACGCATACGACGAAGAGACTCGTTTATATTCTTATAAGCCACAAGATTATGACGATACTCACTAAGCAATGCCATAGCCTCCTTATAATTATCAACCCCACGGATAGATACGACGTTCTCAAAATCAGCTATAGTATCATAAGCCGCCATAAGATCAGCGGCACTGATCCTTGAATCATTTCTATTTAAGAACAACTTAGATATATCAGCCTCTGAGTTAATTAACGTAGTTAATTTCCTCTCCAATGCGATCCTATCCTCTGTTAATTTAAGAAGCCTATCATTCTCCTTGACCAACTTAGCCTTATCAGATTCAAGAGCGTCCTTCGACGCGACACTTTGTTGAAGCCTCAAGATATTCTTCTCCATCCTCTGTATATCATCCGTAAGCTTCCTGAGTTCTTCAAGATCCCTGCTCGAATCAGGATTAAGACGAGAATATATATCAAGAGCGGGGCCTATATCCGTATTGTATATCCTTCTTAACTGATTGGCAATATCGTTCAAATTATCCTTCGCCTCAAGGCCATTATAAACCATATTGGAGATATAGGCGTTAAACGACCTATTGGATATACCATCGGTAAGGGAGTCGGCGAACCTATTGGCCATGGTAAAATTATCTACCTTCTTATTGAACTCACTGATAAGGTTGGACTTATACTCATTTGCCTGCTCATCTGTCATATTCATATCGGAGGCTATATCGCTATTAGGTATAGACTCGATGACTGTCTTGAAATTCTCCTTAGTATCATCTAACATCCCCATTTCCTGATCATAACGAAGACGATTGAATACAGCGTCACTAAAAGTCTTATCTACGATTCTAGAATTAGGTATATCGTCAGCGTTATTATCCGTTTTCAAGCCTGATAATTGAGCGTTCAGAGCCATGCTGCCACGAATAGCTTGGACGGCCGCCGAGGTCAAGGCGCCGGCATTAGTGTTGTAGGCCTCCACCATCCCCTTGTTACGGGACATGTCTTGGCTCCATTCCTTTATACCTCCAAGACTTTTTCCTCCCATAACCGATCCAATAATCATACCGATGCCGATCTCCTTCCAGCCCTCATTAGATCCGTAAGTCTCCTTGAATCCGTTCTTTATAGCTTCCATATAACCTATATTCTGACGGATGGCCATAGGATTATATCTTGATTCCACCCAATCCTCCGCAGACTTACTGGAAACACCTTGAAGACCTTCCTCGAACAAACCCTCAGATACCGGTCGCTTAATGATATTAAACGTATTACCAGCTATTTTCTGCCATTTCTTTGGTGTTATAGCCCTTAGTGCACCGTTGTCCATTCTCTCAGCTCCTACGCCAAATATATTGCGTTTTATGAACTTATCCACGCCCAGATCCATGCCAAACATATCACCAAACATAGCTATATTGGATAACGTAAGGATACCGATATTGGCAGCGAATATAGCGTTAGCGGCATCAGCATTATCAGCTCTGAACTTCATGAGTTCCTCATATGAGGCTTCTCTGCCGTAAGCGTTCCTGTAAGCTTGCTTGAAGTTTTCCTCAGACTCCATCAGCCCGCTCCTTGATTCCACGGAAGCTTCCCAAAGCGTAGAAGTACTCATAAAAGTCAGGTTATCCAACCCCTTGCCTATACCACGACCTATACGAGCAGCTCTTAGCATAGCATTAAACCCGGTCTTTGTAGCAGAAGCAGCCTTCCCCATACCGGCAATCGTAGCACCTATCCTAGCCCCCATACGAGCGGCATTCATAAGACCAGCTCCAGCGAAGGCGTAAGATGACAAAACGGATCCAGCCGTAAATGCCGCACCAGATAGAAGATCATTCGTCCAGAAATTTGTAGTGAGCATGCTTTTAAGGAACCCGGCATCTCTCTCCTCCTTGCTGTAATAATGATTAAGCGTATAATCACCTCGCTTATCCATATCATCTAACCAATCGGCAAAGCCGTTATCAGATATGGCGGATAACGTCCCTTTTGTAACAAGTTCCTTTAATCCGTATATAGACTGACCTACGCCCCCTATACCATACAATGTGGACTTATAGATGAATTTACCCAATCCTCTATAAGTCTTCTCCCAACCGCTTTGGTTCTTTGACAGACGATCATCATTATCCACGTTATTGATATAACTCTCGTATTTTGGAATCCATTCACCTGTTGACAGCCTATACCTTGAATCACGAAGGTTGATCCTACTTCCAGTTATATCATAATTACCCTTAGGGATACCCGTCTCGTTTATCATCTGAAAAAGCGGATTCCTTGCTTTTACATCATCATGATAAGATGTCTCTACGGATTTTTTTATACCCTCTACTAATGATGGAATACTTCTGCTTCCCTCTCTAGACAAAACATCATTATCCATATCCGATGAACTGCGCATGCCAACAGGTATAGGGATAGAAGAAATATTATCCTTAGAAGGCATGGGAGATGGAATTGATGGAGTAGGGACATAGTATCCCTGACTCTTCATCACATTCCCTATATCGTTATTATTATTGCTCATTTTTTCCATCTATTTTATCCATAGTCTCTTTATCCAACACCGAAAGAATATTGCTAAGATCAGAGTGCTGCTCATTAATATCTCTACCCTTAACAATAACGTCTTTATTGATAGCCTCAACCACGGCTTGGGTAAGATACATCTGAGGACACATATTTATAATCTTCATGATATTATCAGCATAATCAGTATTATATTCCAACACCTTTAGAGGTGTCCCGGTCCTAGCCTGCCCGTGAAAATAAACGCCAACCTCAACACCTCCAGGAAAGCCCTTGGCTTTAATATCATACGATTTGTAATTTCTTAAAACCGTATTAATAATCCTAATAGCTCTTTTATTAAGCTCTGATGTAGCTAGTTCATTGTTCTGAATATTGTACTTATCAACCATCATAGAAGCCTCCTCAGCCGCATTCTCGATAGTAGCGAAAGCGCCAAGTGAATTAGCTTGCGCCCATTTCTGATAAGGCCTATTGGTCGTGGCAGAAAAAGATACAGGGATGATCTTAGATTCGTAATCTTCAGATCTTACATTCCTTTCCCTTTCGTACAAACTATACCCCATACTATCTAATTCCTCTTTAGTAACTTGAACCGTAGCGATATTTTTTCCGCCAGCCATAGCTACCAAATCAAATGTATTGGGATTATCCGTAGGACGAGCATACAATATGTAATTATTAAGTCTGCTATCTTTATCCTTATTCAAGAAACCAGCTCTTGACAAAAGCAGACTCTCTAATTTAGCATGCATACGCCTATCTTCTTTAGAGGCATTGGTAGAATTAGAGAACGACCATGATCTTGGAGCAAACTCGTCATATCTTCTTTCATAGACCATTTTAGAATCCTGAATAGCCTTAGCTATATTACGACCTATATTAGATGAAGACCATTCTCTTCTAAGCGTAGGACCGTCAGCTCTAGACATATTCTTACCTAAGATCTTGATCATTTTATCCCTACTAGTCATATCGACATTATCGCTATTCATTACCGGATTGTCTACACGACTATAAGTTTTAGCTATATCATTTATATCCTCCAGAGTGAAATTTTCTCCTGAATATCTATTTAACAAATTTATATAAGATCTCATCAGCTCCGTATTAGCTATAGATCTATCCGCATAGTTGATGTTCTCGCTTATCAATCCAGCTATAGCGGAAACCTTTAAAGCATCTTCTGGTGAATACTCTTTCCCTCCAATAATAGCTCCATTCTTACCAACATCCCTCACATTAACCATACCATTGTCAGTATATGTATCAATACCTCCAGTAACATAGTACTGATCCCTTACAGCATCATTAAGGATATTTTCCGTAGCGACATCAAAGGCATTTGTAAGATAATCAACTTCCTCATCCATGATCTTACCATACCTATTCCTATTATCATTCGCTGCCATAAGAGCCTCGTATTTATTCACCATATTTGGGGTTGATGATAATACAGAACTTGACGCACCGCCATTATTAGTGATCCATGCCATAATATTCTCGCTATTAACACCACCATGATATATAGAAGGATTGTTTTGTATATCGTTCTCTATGCCTCGTAGATCAACAGGATTTATGGATGATATTAAATCCTTCTCACCTGTCGATATATTATTCTCATTCTGAATATATTGATTGTCAAATATATTCTCAGGAGTAACATTAGGCTGAACCTTTTCCAGCTCAATCATAACACCTGTAGGGATATTAGAGCTATTACCAGCTTCCTTGGACATTACTTCCCTAAGCTTAAGATTCTGATCTATCTCCTTTGATTTCTGCCTCCACGAGAACTCTCTCTCCTTGAAATCAAGATCTCTCATCTTAAAGTAATAATCATCAGCGGTGTAGTTCTCAGATGAGTTGTTATACGACCATCTAGCGGATACACCATCAAGAAATTCATTACGTACAATAAACTCCCCCGCTCTAGCCGGGTTCATATTATTGCCAATAAAGGAAGTAGCCTCCTCCACTAACGCACGGCGCTGTTCCCGGACCTCCTGTAGTGACGCCTCAATAGCCGCCTTAGCGGAAGGGCTGGCCTCGGCCCCTTTGAGTTTGGCTAAGAGTGCGCTCTCCTCAGCGTCAAAACCGGAAACATATTTATTAACGAACTGATCAGTAGTCATGCCACTAAACATACCGGGATTAGTGGCAGCCAAATACTGACCCTCTATCTGCATCTGAGCCTTAGCGTTCTGGGATATAGATCTAGCGGCTATCGCTCTAATCTGAGATCGACTCATCTCATCAACAGTAATATCTCTCATCCTACCAGTAGGCTTGCCATCCACTACCTCAGGAACAGAAAACTTCTTTCCCTTATTAAGACTGACGAAATCCTTCATCATCTTATTCATCTCCTCATTGTAATCCGTATAAGGAGTGTAATGAATAGGATTCATCCTTGTACCAACCTGACCATCATTAACCCATTCATAAAACGGCATTAAGGCCACAGTCTCATTTGTGGCACTATATTGCTTAGGATTATTAAGCTTCATATCTTCGATCTTCTGAGAGAAAGACCTATACTCCCTAGTACCGGCGATAGCGTTCAATACACGGGTATCCAGAGCTTCTCCAAGACGAGCCTGTATGCTTCTGGCTATACCGTCGGAAGCCAAATTAGATTTACGATACACGTTATTCACGTCCTGTATCAGCCCATCTAACCTATTCTGAAGATATTCCCTATCCTGAGGTTTTATAATGTCAGAATTGATAATATAATCAGCATACTCGTTTATAGCCTGCCGATTGGTATCTATCTTCTGCTGCATGTACCCTATCCCCTGCATCATGACATCCATGTTGTAGGGCGATACATACTTGCCGTAATTCCTTAATATACTATATTGTGAAGCCATCCTTTATCCTTTTTGCCTTTAGTTACTTCCTGAGCAGGATATAATCTCCTGTAACTTAATATATCTCCTTGAGGGTCTGCGATCAACTGGCCATTGGGACCAATCTTAACATCCCCAAATATAGATCTTAGTGTATTCATGGTCGTAGCCGTGTTCCACTTCTGCTGGATCTCGTCATTCACGCTATCGAAATACCTAGCCCAATTCTCGTCATTAATAGCTAACCCCTGCAATATCCGTTGTTGATAAGCTTGACGTTGGGCTATGTTCTTGTCGTAAATATTCGCCCATGATTGAGAATTGACATTATCAGCCCAAGTCCTTTGAGCCACATTCCTTTGTTCTACCTCATTTATATACTTACCTATATTGGAACTCATGATAGCCTGTAAATTGGAAGATAAAGCCCCTCTCTGGGAATCCGGGACATTACCCATCTGATCCAATTGTGATTGGAAAGCACGATTAGCCTCAACCATATACTGATCAGCCGATCTCAACACCGGGTCCACGGTAGGAGCGTAATGTCTTTCCAGACCTTCCGTTGTCACGGCTCCCGGAGTCATCCTGAACACCTCAGGAAAGTCAAGACCACCACCTACTATATTCCTGCCTCCATTGCCGCCGTTCGACTTACCGGCATTTGTGTTGGTTTTAGGAAGTGTATTAGGATCAATCAGCTCAGGCATATCCAGTTTAACATCAGGATCCTCCACATCACCTATATCCATAGGACCGGGAGCCACCTTATGCGGGTCAAGTATAAAATCAAGACCTTCCATTCCTTTCATGGATCTCAATGCCTGCATCTTAAGCATATCCTCGCCAAGTATCTTATTAACGACATCCTTGTTCTTGTCAGAAAACAGTTGACTAAAATGGGTGATACCAGCATCGTTAAGAGCCTTATGCTGTTCCTCTGTAACAACGTCTAGACCGATCATAGGGCGAGATGTGGTAAACAAACCTAATTTATTGTCTCTCATCCTATCATGATATGCGGCTTTCTTGTCTTCCGGGTAATTACCTTGACTATCCTCACCGCCAAAGGAAACGAGCGTCGTGTAATCCCGAAGCGCCTCGGCGTTGGCGATGATCGGGTTCTCAGCCGTAGCCAAGCCCATCCAGCTACTTGTCTGACCGTAGATAGCGTCTTGCAACGCCCTAGCCCTAGTGCCCTCTGAAGCTCCCATATAAGCATCGTAAGCGACCGGATTGAATGTCTTATAATAATTCAACCTCTCATCCGTATTAATACCTCCATAAGAGCCATCAGTTCCTTGGCGCTGATAACCGAAATAGTTAGGATCATTGTTGAACCTATTCTCGATCGGGCGGAAAGTTAATTTACGACCGAACAAAGACGTGCCTCCTATCTCCATCTTCTGGCGAATACCAGCCACTTTCTTAAGCAGCTCTTTCTTAGCCTCAGCTATATCCTCCTCCGTAAGACCGTATTCTTTCATGGATCTGGATATGATATTATCTATCTCGCCTCCCTTGGCAAAATAAGTATCCTCATCCTTCTTCATCTTCCGGTCTTCCTGCTCCTTGTATATAACGTTAGCGAAGTCCGTAAATCTTCCTTCTAAGCCATTAACTGTCTCGTTACTATCATTTATAGCCTTGGATAATACGGAAGCGTTTAAACGCCTCGTATTCTCGTCATCTATCTTATCGTTCTTCTTCAACTTATCCAAAGCCTTCTTCTGATCATCATAAGCTGATTTAAGACCCATCTTAGCCTTATACCTATCCATTAACGTGGCGTACGTATCCTTTGGCGTAGCCTTGATCCCATACGTATCCCTGATATATTTGGCGAAATCCGGTTCTATGGTGGTGTCATCGGTAATAACCTTAGTCCCCTGCTCCAAGGAAACGGGGGTACCACCATCGGCGTGCTTCTGCCCCATGGCCTCCATCGGCGCCTCTCCGGGCTGCGTCACGTACTCACCCTTTTCGACCTCTACGTTGGCTTGATCTTCCATCGACTTAGGTAACGGATACAGGTACTCACCGGTAAGGCTTCCGCTATCGAACCTATTATTAGGCCCTAGATAAACACCCCCACCATCCTTGTACTGCATCTGGGATTGCCTTCTTTGTCTGGCCTCACGCTCCTGAGCCAACCTGATATTGGTACGAGCACCTTTCTCAGACGCTATCCCAGAAACCACGTTACGAGCCAATCCCATGATACCACCAATTCCTGAGGCTATGGTAGTTATCGTATTAGCTGTTTTAGCCCCAGTGGATAAATCACCATATCCCTCGCTTCTCATACGCCCTATACCACGACCCATCTGAGTGAATCTAGACCCTATATCATCAGCGCCATAATAAGGTATGGTGGTAAAGTCAAAAACATCCGTACTGCCAGACTCGTCAACCTTCTTATTGCTGTCAACGATAGCGTTCAAATCACTTGTATCAATGGTATTAATATCAGGCTGCTGAATATCAAATCCTATCCGGGTAGACGAAACCAGAGGTTCCACCCCAAGACCCTGAAGACCAACAACATTACCGGGCATGACAGGATCAACTTCCCCAGCATCTTGATATTTAGGTATCTTCCTTTTAATTACATACTTTCCCATATATCAAATCATTTCGTTCTGATACAAAGATAGTTTAAAAAAAATACAGACTCACCATTTGACAATGATGAGTCTCTTTAATACTAATCCTTTAAAGACATAACAGGATTACCCCATTTCTTTTTCCACTCATGACCAAGATAATCTATAAGTTTATCATAAGTATCTATAAAACCACCATCTATAACCCCGGTGATAACATTCTCTACAGCTACTATGTCGTTTAACTGATTCTTTGTAGCCGTATTCCTTATCCCACTCTCATGCTTGTTAAAGACGATAAAATTAATAGCCTTAGCTACCCTTGATATCTTATCAGACAACTGACTCTTGTCGCTAACCAACCTGGCGACGGCCGAACTCATCTTGATATAAGCCTCGCCAGCGGCATTCCTGTCCTCTATGAATCCATCATGCAACCATATTATCACCTTGGCGTATATCTCCGGATCCAACTCCAAGGCTATCATGACAAAGAAATATGGATTAATATACCATTTTTGCCCCTCTCCTTTTCCCTTGCGATAAGCCATACCGTATTTTTTAAGATCCGTCATCTTACCTATTTTCAATACCTCTTTTTGTACAGTACTTTTCATTACTGTACATATATTGTTGGCACTTAGCTCTTTAACTAGAGATTTCATTTTCTCCTGAAATCCATTAGTAGCAAACAGGTGGTCGAGTCTTCTCGCCTCCAGCCCAATAGACTTGCGTTTCTCGTTCAACGCCTCCATTACTTCAGTTATGCATACAAATCCGTCCTTGGACATAACAGAAATGTTTCTACCTAACAATTCCCTACTCTCTGATGACAAAATCAAATTACTTTTCATAACTTTACCAAACGTTTTAAATTAATAAATGCGCCTATCCGCTCGTGATGAGTAGATAGGCGCACAAATATAAATAATACTAATATAATTACAAAATATAATTAACTATATTACAGATAATAATACCTTGTAATTTTAATTCATCGCAAGATAGTTACAGTAACTAGATCCTTTTTACAAATAACGAACCTATTGCTTTCACTAGGTCATAGAAGCCAGCAGCGCTAAGCCCGACAGCCACCCCATACAACAGAGCTTCCCACCATTCACTCCCTACTAACAACGGGGATACCTGAAGAAACCAAGCCAGGATACATACCAGCATGCCGATAACTACAGCCGATAGGATCTTAGCCCACTTGTGGGTGTCGATATACGGCACCACCTTAGCTAGCTGAGTAGCTGACATCGTAACGAAAGACATAATGCCGGTAAAGGTAGTCAGATCAATAGTAATAGACCCTTCTGATGGGATTACCTCTTGCGCCATCAAAGCGAATGGCGTCAATAACATAGTAAATAAAAACAACAACCTTTTCATACTAAAATATTTTTAAAAACAGACAAATATAACGAATTAGTCCAATATATCATTAGCTAACCCTCCTAAAGTCACGACAGGATTAGCTATATCAAGAATATCATCCAATCTATTTCCGATCCTACCCATCACGTTCGTATTTCTTAATATATCCATACCACCTATCAATTCAGCGGCCGCACCCGCCACCCCTAGTATATTCCAAAAATTATCATCATCCGGGCTTAGTGCCATCTGAGAAGAATCAACACCTATTCCTGATACACCAGATATTTTTTGGACAGAATTACTATGGGCTATATTATTCAATAACGGATACAATCTAGCGCCTGATCTCTCTATTAATCTCAAGAATCCAGGAGATGCTGTGGCTATATCACCTATTGTAAGTAAAGTATCAGCCATAAGCTTATAGGGATAAAACCTCTCCTTCCTTTTTATCTCACCCTCTTCTGACCCCTTTTTAACAGATTCTCCAAACGTGTCGTACATGGCTGTATCAAAAAGACTATTCAAGAGATCAACATCCTTGTTTCCGCCTCCTCTTATATTATCACTCAATTTAAATATAGGAAGATTATTCATTCTCCTGAACTGATCCTCATCTATAAGACCCTGTTGAAAAGCAGATCTTGACGCATTTAGAATCTTATGCCTTTCCTTGCTTAATGCTCTTATCGCCTCTTGCTTGTCCACGATGCGTTTTCGTTGATCCTTATCATAAAACCATTTATCATCCCCAACAGGACCTCCTTCGGATTTTATTGACGACATTCCTTTTATATTCAGCATCAACCCCGGTATCATATTAAGCACCAACTGCCTTTTCGCCTGTTCCTTACGCATACGCTCGGCCTCCGCTATCTGCGCCTCTGATTGAGGATCATTCTTAATATTATTAGCGATGTCCTCTATAGCTTTCTTGTTAGCGCCGGATTGAGCTAGCATCTTATATAACAGGTCTTGACCTTCCTTCTCCCACCAGCTATCCATGGCAGGATGGGAAGCCAAAGAAGAAGCGGCGGGGGCTACCGTCTCAGGCACGGGCTGCTGACCTCCGTCTCCCGTACCAGAATCCCGCTGCCCGAACTCGTACCTCATTGGCCCGTTCTCCGGGACACCGTATCTGTTGGAGAACATATCGGCGAACTCAAATCTCTTCTCATTTCTTAAGGTCGATCCAAGAGGCCTGCCATACCCCTGATTCCATGCTACGGTAGCGTCCTTGTAGTTGGTAGCGTTATCAAAATCAGCCTTCGAATACATATAGTAATTATATACATTACCTTGAGCGTCCTTATCAAAGAACTTGCCTTGGTTCATGTAGTTCCAGCCTAGCCCCGGTACACGACCTTGATACTCATCCACAAGATAATCCAGTTGTTGGGTCAATGTCGGTTTCTTACCATACCTGCGCTGTAACTCTTTCTTCCTAGGACCAAGCCATTGCTGGATACCAAAGTCACCGGCGGGGCCTAGGGCTTCGGTGTCCCCTCCGGACTCGGCGGCGATGTTAGACAGGATGCCGATAGCTTGCGTTTGTGGTATTCCCTTCTTTTCTGTCAGATAGTCCCATATCTCATCATACACAGCCATTTTGCTATTTTCTGATCTACGAGGATCAATCACATACTTTCCAGAACCATAATCGCTCCCTGTATTTATACGACCTCCTTCAGCCTTGTCCTCCAACTTATTCTTAGACATAATAGCGTTACGAATAAGAGCATCCTTACCACTCTCTGGAGCAGGATTATAATCCTTGAAAGAGCCTCTCTCCTCAAACTTATCACCTATAGCATCTAATACCTTGGTAGCTATATTAATCGGGAACTCTTGATCATTACTATAAAAATCATATACATCGTAAACGCCTAACCCTCCATCCGGACGTCTATAAATTGTAAAATTACCAAACCCTGATAACGGGGTAAGCTCACCAGCAGCTTCGGGATAAAAATCGTACTCAGAAAAAACCGTAGGCTTTCCGGATCTTACCGAATTACGATTCTTCTCAAAGATATCTACCCATTCTCTAGACTTTTTCAAAAACTCCAGCCTACCATAAGCATCATCTGTAACCGGCTTATCGGAACCATATATTTCTCGCTCCGTATCACGAATCTTTTTATCTAGCCTCTTTATCTCATCCTTAGTGTCACGATTGAACATCTTCTCAATATCAATAATGACATTATCAGGAATCCTTATCTCCTTGCTATTTCCATCAAGGCTATTAGGCTGGGATAAGAATCTACCCCATAGCTGTTCGCTATATTCATCAACATTAGCTTTGCCATTTCTTCCGTATATAAATTCCTTAACCTTATCAGGAAGACTGGCATTTGAGGCTACCACATCAGGCGTTACATTCTCATACAACCTCCTTCTTATGGCGTTACCTATGATGTCTTTTAAATACGAAGCTCTATCAGATACATCTTGTCTTACATACACAGGATCATTACCAGTAGGACCTCCTTCGGCTTTCCGCTCAATTTTCTCTCCCCATAACCCATATTTCTCCCTAGGCCATATACCGTCTATGGCATCCACATAACCAACAGGATGCTCCCCGTCTAGACGCCGGTTCCGCCGCTCGTCCGCCGGATACAGGGCGTTGGCCAACGGCTGCGTGATACGACCCAACCCCTTATCCTTGGAACTCGACATAGCATCCACCACAGTCCGATATACAGGTCTTAATTTCTCAGGTAGATATAATCCCGCCTCATCAACCAGCTCGCCTATCTTCTTATTTATACCCCTAATGCTGAAATTATAATTACCCATGCCATTATTCAACGGAGACAACGCACCTCTTATCCCATTCATACCCTTAACAGCAGCTCCTCCACTAAGGATATCAAACTCCGGGGATACGTTCTTTAAAGGATCATCATTCATACCCCTAAAATACATGGGACGCTCACCTCTTACAACACGATCAAGATCTTCCTTATACAAATCCTTTATCCATGAAGGAATCTCCTCCGGTCTATTTTTCTTAGCCATAAATCACGTTTTTCCACAAATATACGCACAATCAAACGGATATTAAAACACGAGACGGGAACATGATCCACATCACATACCCGCCCATGATACCAACACAAGACCAAATCCCGCCCCATTGAGGGCGCTAGCGTGTCAACTAGCCATTCTCCCAATCCAGAAAATCACTGTCCACTCGCTCCTTCAATAACTTCCTGTCATTCAGAAATACCTTATAGGACTCGATGTAAGACGAGTCAAGTATGCCTAACTTGGCGGCGTTATAGTCGTTCAGCATCTTCTGCTCAACACCGCTACCCCATAGGGCGTCGATACAGGCCTCCAGTATCTTGTTGGCCGTCAACGTGGGCCATACCCTGACCTCGTTGTAACTATAGGAGATCACGGGGGCCATATCGTCACCCATCTCCCTTGTCTCCTCTCTAACGTCCCACCGGTACAGGTAGGATCCGTCACCGTCCTTTTCTATAGTGATCGGTATAGTGTCGCTATATATCCTTTTCATATCTTGTTATTTAATCGTTATACAAAAAATCCCGACGTGATACGTGTGGCTACGCCGACGTTTTACGAAATTCGGGGAAAAAGCAAAGGCGAGATCCGGCGTTACGATACGCAGCGGAAGGCGCACTACCCGAATCCACGCTAGCGAGGCCCGCAGCCGACCCGTTGCCCGCAGACCCGCCAACCAGCACCACCTGCATGCGGTTAGCCGATGTGTTGGTGTAATAGTAGTCGCACCAGTAGGTAGAGGAGCTACCGCCGACCTCCGTGGCCACTATATCGCCATCTTCCCCAGGCAACATCTTCTTGGCATAACCGTTTGTACGGCAGATATTGCCTTTCTTGTCATAACCGGTGTAAGAGGTGTCGCTGAAATTCGACGGGTCATCGGTAGTCCATAATACGGATAATCCAGCATCGCCCGTGGTGACCTGTATATTGGCCCCGTCAGTATATTTCCATATATGGCCGAACGGATTCTCTATACCACGATACCTGTTAGCCATCAACGTGGCGTGAGTACCGCCGGAAGCGTTCTTCACCACATATGCCTTCTCTCCCGAGCCGTTCCCGAACTCGTTGGTATAGCCGCATGGGATAAGGGGGTTGGCGTTGTTGAAGTTAGTCCAATCCGTCATTTGCGTCGGTCCCGGACCTAGGCCGCCTTGTGCGAAACCGTTAGCGTCCTTCTGGGCGTTGAAAGGCTTCTGGCTGTCCAGCGTGGCGTACTCGACGGCGAATAACCAGAACAGTATCTTGTGGGCGTTGTAGGTGTACATCTCCCATCCGCTGCCTCTTTTCCTCGCGGCTTGCCGGAATTGGTCTCGGGTGAGGTTGGTGACGGGACGGCCTAGCAAGGAACGGTAGGTGCCGTCCCATTCGGCGGTGTTGTCACCACCACGATATTCATTATAAGTTGAATCAACACCCAGACGAGACATAAGAAGATCTTTGCTTCTGTGTATTGTAGCCTCATATGAACTTATAAAAAAATCATCCACGTATTTATATCCTGGTAATGGGATTGCAGATATCATGCATCTAAACTTGGTACCATTGAAGTAAAATTTATACCAATGTCTAGGTATCATTGTCATTATTGAAAAATTTTCAGGTTCACCGGAAGCTAGTTGAACGTCTGAATCGCTCCATTTGTTACCAAGATAAGCGTTTATCCCCCCATTATTATCTAACACGACTCCTCTCATCCCGCTTTGGATAGGCAACTCCCTATGCAGTTGCATATTCCCCACACGCTTCCCGTCCGGGCTTGACGATTCCATGTCCCACTCTACACCGTAGGCGTACCGTTCCTCGATGTCGGGGATGTCCTCCCAAGCGGGGGTCCACTCGGTGGAGATGTCGCCGTACTCGAGCTTGATCTTGTGGATGGTGGAGGTAGAGGTAACTGTATTTGGAGTGGTAAATATAACAAGACGTGTATTATCCGCTTGATGACCAACTAAAGTAGTAAGCCATTTAAATGTCTTGTGAGCTTTCCCATTTACAAAATCTGTAGGAAGAAACTTGGCTAATGACCCCACATACGCTCCAGAATTAAATAAGTCGAACGACTCTTTGCCGTCCCCTATCTCACCCCATATAGTTACAGTGACCTGCGTCCCATAGGGTATCTGTTCCGCCAACCAATAATCAGCGATTTTGTAACTAGAGTTACTTACCTCCTTCCCCGATCCCAACAACAGATTCCTCCCGTACACGGGCAGTTTACGATATTTACCATCATCCATTAAAGATTTAGTTCCATCACCTGTAGTATGTATTGTTAACTGCTTAGTATTATCCTCAGAAAGACCACTTACTAGACTTGTATATACATCAATACCATCACTTACTGGTATTAAATAATTCATACCAGAATCTACACTCACAGTTAAATCTTGATATATATAGATTTGTGCAGAATTATTCTGTAGTACTCCATTATTCAATTCTAGACGAAACCAAATAGCATTATCACCATTAACATTATACCCACCAAGAAGACTTGATATATACACCCCATTATCTCTTACTGGAAATATATTAACAGCGTTGCTTGGAAGCTTCTCTAATAATTTATTATAATTTTCCTGAGATATAGATGGATTGTCACTTGATGCTATCTCCATAACAATGTCAAATACTGTATAATCTGGTTTGACTACTACATCCTTCCACATGCCATCTCCACAAAGAAACCTACCCTCATCTCCCTTCGCCGGAGCTGGTACCAATCCATCCTCCCCAGCCTGAGACGCCGTAGCGCCAACCATATCCTTGACCTTATCAAGCCTACTTTCTATTTGACCTCCATTGTACTTACCGATAAAATCTTCCATATCATTTCAATATATAAGAGGAGGCGGCAAATACCCCCCCCATATGTTAATAAATCAATAAATTTTCTCATCATTACTAAACCATCTTACTATCATCTTGAACCGGCTCTCAATGTCATTCACGAACCTTGCCAAGAACCAATCGCCACGAAGACGATCACGCCACCTCCGGTGATAATCGACAGCCCTGGGGTCGATCTCCCGGCCAATATCGTTCACGTCCTTAACCCATACCGGTAGGTTATTAGTATCGTCTTTAACCTCGTTGAAGTAGTCGTTGATATTGATCTTCTGATCAACCTCCGTCACCAGTATCTCACGGCTATCATCGTTAGTTATAGGATATCTTAGGCGCTGGCTCATGTCGTTCTTATCGGCGATGGTCATCCTAAGCTCTCCACTGTTGTTGGTATCGTTATAGAACCATGCCTTATTAAATCCAGTTGTTCTTCTAACCTGATAATTAACCTCATCCTGATACCTTCTGGCATCCATCCGATATTGGTAGTTCGTGAGGATCTTATTCACATACTGCTCACGGACAGGTACCTCTATGACGAACGGATATAGCTTACCATAAAATACCTGATACGATTGATTGGTTAAGCCATGAGACCACAATCCCACTTCCCGACTATCACTAGAATAGTTCTTACCAGACTGGAAATAATGCTGGTGCTCGATATAATAGTCAGGGGTGTATGATAGATATGATTTCCACTCACCCTTCAAACAATTATATCCAACGGTAAAGGAGACATCCGTGAAATGGCTGGTGTCCGAAAGCTCCACCGCCTGCCCGTTCCTGTAGAACCGGCCTCCCCTGAATTGGTACTCGCTTGGATTCCCTACCGGTATGTAATCCCTCTTGGTTATCAATACCCTCTTGAAACGATTATCCCAACCCATGGACAGACCTATACCAAAGAACTTGTTATCGATATCATAATAAGACAGCTCAGCATCCGTATCGGCGTTATATATCCGGCTACGGATGATCTTCATCTGAAGATGTTCCTTAAACCAGTTTCTAAGCCCCGGTGTGACCTCCGTAAGATTCCTGCCATTAGAATCTACCTTGAATACCTGACCACGCCTCAAATCGACCCAAAAATGCCCAAATTCACAACTAATCATATCCCGGCTCTGGGTCCCGGAATATCCTAACGTCGTATTATTATACTCGATACCACGAGAGGCGAAAAGACCACCTGTCCCTAGTTCGCTATTCTCCGGGGATATTCTCTCCGCCAACACGTCTATGGCATTGTACAACCCTACCTGATTCTCGAAGCGGGCCAATATCTGATCCGACTCTATCCCCTTCATGCTTATAAGTTTCCCGAACGAGGTCTTGAACTCATGGTAATCCATAGGCTTGTACGACAGCCAAGGATCGGTCATGCCGTTCTCCGAAACGTCGGCGGTGCTCCATATGACGCCGTTGGGTCTTTGGTAGGCGCAGTCCCAAAAATTGCTATCATACGTCTCTGGTAATGACCTTCCGCCTAGCGTAAAACGATTCTTGTACACAGGACTCATCTTAAACACATTATCCCTTGATATAGGGACATTACGCTCCTGAGTCCATGATATATAATCCCCTACCTCCGGATAAAATCCCTCGTAAGGCTCAGGTCCGGCTATACGGAAATTGCAATTGATCTCAGACTCCACAAGGAACTGAGGTATACCATAGAAGTATAGGAAGAAACGACCGCTAAGATACATATCTCCGGTCTTGCAAGCCATCTCGTAAGCGCTCTTCCGGCTAGGGAAAGAGTATAGCGATCCAGTATCCGTATCGGTCTTATTAAGATAATCCTCCCCGGTATCATAATTAACAAAATAACGTGGATACCCGATATTCCTATAGTCGTAGTAAGGGAATGGTATCATATCTCCCTGACCAAACTGGGTCAAGTAAAACATAGGCATTTTTCTTTTAAGCGAGAATCTGGATATAAACACATCACCTCCAAAAACAGGTTTACGCTTATCCTCATCCATCAACCCGCACCCGCCTAACGATACCCATCTGATATCCTCTATCTGCCCGTATTGAGCCGGAGAATATTTCTTTATCCTCATATAAGGACAAGACACAAAAGATTCACGTGTCATAAAATGAGGCGTCATACCAGCCACCTCATCGTTACGAATATTACATTCATCCTGAATACGACTGGTATCATAACTTGATACTAATTCCGGATATTCAAGCATATACTTATCCATGCCAAACGACATGAATAACGAATGCTCACGATCGAGATTATTTACAACTATAGGCTTGCCACCTACAACCTCCCCCTGCGATGAGATATCCGTTACCGGATACAATCCACTTTTAATATACTTAGCCGTAGACAACCCACGCAACTCTGACGCTCCTATTTTTTGGTAAAATAGATTATAATGAGCGACAGAGGTATAATAATAAGCGTAATTCCATCTAGGCCCCCTATCTATCAAGGCCGTTAACCACTGATACCTGTACTTCCCTATATCCACGACAGACTGGGAGGTAGCCTTGGCGATACCTGTAGCCAGACGGATAGCCGTCAGAGCTATACCCACCGGGTTGGCCAAAAACATCACGCCCCCACCGACATATTGCTGTGAAGCCGACTGATATGTATACTCAGCTATAGCGGATATTAAATTAGCCATAGCCTCCACCGTAGCCAATGACGTTGCCATACTATAAGCCTTACTTCCTAATATCGTCCATTTAGGGTGATCCTCCACCTCCCTGAATATACCAGAGGATTTACCTAATTGATAACCATCAACAAGGCACTCAGTGGGAGCGTCAGGCTTGTTGAAGGCAATATCAGGGCTTAAGAATGAATACCAGATATTACCCTTCCTATTAAACGGATGCGTTATAAAATTCTCACGATTAATATCCTTATAGATATACATATCATCAGACAAATCGTTGTAAGGATAATTAGGATAAAGGTTAGCCGATCCGTCGGGATCATCGTACTTAAACATATCATAAGCCAGACCGGTCCCGATAACGCTCTTATCCAACGTCCTATCGCCCCTATACAACTCATATCCTATTATAGAATCTCTTCTAGCCTTATCTATAAGACCGTTCTCTACCGCTATATCCAGAAACTCATTAACGATATCGTCATCAAGCATCACCCCCATAGGATAAATATAGGAGTCAACTCCATATTGACCGGTCAGTTGAGACGGATTACCCATAAAAGGAGCGACAGAGTTATCAGGGAACTTGTAATGACGTATAGGTTTCTGACAAAATGTGGTTGACGTATTGGGGTACTCAGCGTTATCCCCATTACCGGTGAAATAAGACTTACCCTCAACGGATTTAGGAGACCCATAGTATTTCGTCAAAGAATCTATTATATCCTTCCTCTTTGATCCTCCCGATGATATCCCGATCTTACTTGAATCATACAACTCAAAATTAGCCGGATACTTATTGGTAGACTCCCAATATCCGAAATCACCATACTGATATGGTCTGGGAGCGCAATCAGCGGGTTTATCTCCACATGAGATACATTTCGCCTCATAGGTAACAAATCTTCTTAATTTCAATTCTTTCGTGAAGAAGAATACGTATTTCACCTCCAGTGGCCGAATGCCAAAACAGAACGGGGCGGGGAAGATGGCGGTGCCGGCCGTATAGAATCCGGCAAGCTCCTTCATGTCCTGCCTCATGGCGAAACCGGTGAAGAACACGCATACCGCAGGCTCGATGCAAACATATATCTTATGGAAAGTAGTCTTGTCATCATTCCAGAACAAGTACTTTGGCATCATAAATATCTTATGATCCACGTAATTCACTATAACACCTTTCTTGGCATCATTAGCCAAAGGATTAGGAGCCACGGTACCTTCCTTGTCCGAGAAAAACGTTATACGAACCTTATTGTATGATGATGAGTCGCCGATCGGATAATTATAGTTACCCATCATCTCTATATACATAATACCGTTATCAGGATCGGATAAACCACTTATGTATTTCTCATAATCCAACTCCACCCATCTGGCGTATGAGGATACATGTGGATAGAACTTGAAATAAGTCAAGTTACTTCTACCGAACCAATTGGTCTTGGCGTCAATATCATTCTGCACAGACACACGACCTTCCCAGTCAGTAGTTATACCGGTATTAAACTTAGAATTATCACCATCGCCAAAAAGACACATGGCGTTCTCGATACCAAACTGACTCTCATATTGGGGGAAATAAGCCTCCATCGTATCCATTAACTGATCAAGCATCGTCTCCGTATGCTTCTTTCCTTCCCATCCGGGATATTGATACAAATATGTGCACTTACCCAATGACCTACCCCCTTGGAATGTAGGAAGTTGAACATCGTTAATAGTAGGATTCACGTGAGGATCACCTACCGAACACCCATTAGTACATATACCCTCATCATATAACTGCCGGACATTAGACATATCCTGACACAAGACCAAGGCGGAGGAGTCTATATCAGACGGGAATTTGTCCTCATCCTGACCATCCAGCCATTCTTGAACCAGATCTATGATATTCTTGCCTCCACTGGAGTAATTATCGAAATCACACAATACAGAGAATTTCCTTTGTGACTCGGCGTTACTTTGTATTAAGGTGGTAGGCTCGGTCTCCGTATAATCACTAGCCAGCTTATACGTAAAATCAATCCTAGAATCCACCAAAGAGTTTTTATCCAATATAGTCCTGGTCTCTATCCTCTCGATATCATCACATCCACTAGGGAAATCGGGAGCCTTTATACCGTCTTGATCCTCCGGCAATGATATAGCAGCGCATAACTCGTCAGTAATACCTACATTAGATTCTATGATATCACACAGGTTCTCTATATTATCAGCGATATAATCAATAGCATCATCTACCGTAACATCTTCCCCCATCGTATTGATAACGAATTGGGTCTCTCCTACCGTGGCATATTCCTGCTCTACATATCTGAGCTGCTTGACATCTAACTGATTCTTACATTCTCCTCCAAAATCATCAAATCCCCAAGATGGGTCGTTTATGATCTTTGCCGTATTCTTAAACTGCCAAAGATGACGGCGGCTGTTCCCCGCGCACTGCGGGTTGTTCTCCAGCACCGACGCAGCCGACAGGTCGTCAGAGTTACCGTCCTCATCAACGATAACCTCCATCTCCTCCCTTGTGGCCGGACGAGGGATAAGCGGGAATCTAGCTGTCCTGTATCCTGTATTGGTAAAGAACCTTATACCCAACGGATATACCTCGTCACGCATGAAAGAGGCGTATTTAGAGCAAGCCACACCGTCTTTATACAGATTCTCCGTGGCTATCGATGTCTGCCATTTAACGAAATGACCCAAGAAGTTAACGACCGGTTGAAGATTCCATTCATTCTCCACGGTCAATCCGTATTGAAGAAGACGATTCCCGACAGACGTCATGCCTCTGGCTGTCTTATATACCGGTATTTCCTTGGATAACTTCTCCATGGTCGTACGCTCGCTATATTGATCCGTAAGATAATAGATAGTCCTTTCCGTTATCGGATGTATACCTTCTATGAAATACTCAAGAACCGGGCTTTGCTCACCATTAAACCCAACCGTGTTCTGTATAACACCTATCTTATAATGAGATACCTGCTTATCTATATTGGACACGGTAAGGCGGATACCCATGTTGGTTGACTTACCCCATAAACCATCGCGGATAACCATATCTTGACGATCGAATAACATGATTGGGTTGGTCAATGAGCAATATCCAGTCTTCTCAATCCCGAACTCATCGCACAACGCCACGCAGAACTGGTAGGTCCCGGCACGCAGGCTCCCCCCGAACTCCACGACCTCAGGCTCCACGCACGGGGCCGTCAGCAACGGGAACACCAGCAGCTTCTCGCAGGCCAGCCTACACCTCTCTATTGGCTTGTCATCCCCACATGTCTTATACCCATGGTAATGATACCAAAAGTCACCATCATCATCCGGGTTAAGGGCCTTATCGACCATAACATATCTCTGGGGATTATATCCATCGGTCCAGTATATCACCTTCCCGCATTTCTCGTCCTTGATCTCTATATCGAAGATCGGATGATGAATGGAGAAATTAAGACAAGGGTCATCAACCCCGTCCTCTATCAGGACCTCCATCAAATCACATATCTCATCAAAACGACCATCCGACTCCTCAAGCCTCTCGCCAAGGATACGATGGATGTCCTTTCCCGATCCAGCCAATTGATCCTCCACGGTCTTGATATAATCCAATGACCGCATGAACGTGATCTTAGACGTATTATCATCCGGATTAGATAGAAAGAAATAAGTATTATCACCAGCTATGTCATTCTTATACCCAATAACCTTATAGCCATCAAATCGCTTACATAAAAGGGTACTAGGCTCGTTCTGGATCTTAAGCTGGCTTCCATCGTCACCCTCTATGGTAGCGTTCAAGGCGAAACTATATTCAGACGGGGATAGATCCTGTGGATGCTTATCCCTGTTCATCCCGGAGTCGGGAACCGCTATGTTAGAGTTATTTTGCACGACATTATCTTTTTCGCAAATATAATAAATCCACCAGATAATCACTTATGTGGCGGATTCTAATAAACTGTACGTATTATGCAAAACATTCAAATCGTACAAAAATAAAAAATCCTCCAGACTTTCACAAGTCAGGAGGAGAACTAAATACTTTTAAAAGCTCGTGTAAAGTACAAAAACACAACAATTACAAATTTTTACCCATGTAGTTCGATTGCTTATCGGCATCCTCTACAGATATGTAAAAGAAACCGTTAGTCACGTATCTCTCATTGACATCCACAAAATCAGTAGATCCTTTGTCCACCCCTTTCTTCGATCCCTCATCACACACAGCGACCAGACTATTAAAGTCATTGGAATAGCCTACGATCACACCGTGCATATCCCGATTTCGAGGATCGAATACGTACCTCATCTTACACCTATCGTAAGCTAACTCTAAAGAGCTTTTGCTTAGCCTCTCATCTAATCCGGCACCCGCTACCAAAGCCAAAACGCTCTTTGATATATCACTCATGGTAGTGTCCTTGGCCGGAACCTTAGGCATAGAAACGCCTTCCATGACAAAATCCAAAGCCCTATCTAGAAGCTCATCAAAATCATCGTCTCGAACATAGTCTTTGAGCACCTCCAATATATACAACCGGACATGGAGTTCGTTATTTACATCATTTAAAGTTATCATGATCCTAGTTTTCGACAAAGCTAGATTATTCCCACGCAATAAAAGATCAAATATGTCATAAGTGAAGGATTAAAAAAATAAAAAAACTCTCCTATCCTCACGAACAAGAGAGCCGATGTGTTTATATTATGAAGAAAAATCTATTCACCTATTCTTACAATACAGTCACGAGATTCCTTATTATAAATCATCGTGCCCACCTTAGAATACGAGATTCTTATATCCTGCCAATTATCCTCTCCGTGGGCGGATACATTGGTAGGGGCATCACCGGTATAAACCTCCTCGCCTCCGATATTGACAAAATCATATCCACGTTTCTCCATAGAACCGCCCTTATATGCCGTGAATTTGATAGTGATATTACCTTTCTCACGACCACCATACCAGTTACCGTATATACTGCATCTGATCTCAAGAGGTAATTTATCATAATTATCACCATCCAACAACGGTCCCATCTGGATCAAAGCTGCCTCATTACCCGATTCCATGTTATCACCACCATGGATGAGATAATCACCTACCCGTTCCTGCGTGGTCTGGTACTGTTTACTCCAACCAACCAGCTTGCCGTCCACGTCCGGGAGGCCGGTGTTATCGAAACCGGTGGCCGTGTCAAAGTCAATGCCGTCCTCGTCAGCCCAGATATACCTAAGCACTAGGTAGTCGAACTCCGGGATAATAACCACCGGGACCGACTCCTGCCTGCACACGAACGTCTTCTCCTCCTTGGTGCCTTCTTTTATAACCTTGTACGTAGCCTGACGTATCTCTCCAGTCTCATTGATATCAGCGGTAACCCTAACCTCAGCAGGACCGGTACCACTTGTCTTATCTAAATGTATCCAATCAGCCATATCATCGTATTTTGTTAAACCAGTTTAATATACTTATCAAAAGCGTTGGGCCACATACGCTCATAAGACAGCATCCTCCTCCTATTATCCTCAGCCAGCTCCCGGTAATCATTCAAGGTAATCATCGACATCTTAAGCTCTTTAATGGCCCTAGCGAACTTACCCGGCTCCTGCTGGGCGTATAGTTTATAGGCATCACCAGCCCCTTGTATCAAACCGTTAACGGCGGCGTTCTCGAAGATCTTCATCTTGATATACGTCTCGACATAATCCTCAAGATAACCTAACGCCGTTTCAGGTATATACGGGAGACCGTCATCGTCCTTAGGCGTAGCACGATATATGATATAAATAAATCCATCAAACCCGGTATACATAGTATTGCCGGATATAGTTATATCATAATTATCCCAATCATACTTATCCCGATACTTGTCGGCGGCGCAATCACGCCTCAGCCCACGACCTATGGATAACCTTACGGGATGATGATAATGGAAACGAACCTCGTGAGACCCGATATATATCTTCTCCGTGATCGTCTTCTCAAACTCCTCCTTACAGCACTCCGTGCAGGAGTTCCAACGGAAGCCGCGCTCGGTGCGCTCGACCCAGCCGATCTCGTGTTGGAGGTCAGCCTTAGCCTTATCGCCCCCCGGAATCTCACAGACAAGAGGCTCACACCTATAGGCGTCAAGCATGTCGAAGAAATCGGAAGGTAATACCGCCTGTTTGTTGCTGGTCTTAACAACCGCCTCGGACATGACGGCTATAACACCCCCAAACCTTTTCAAGGCGATCTCAGCCCACCTATAAACAGACGAGGTATCTATAGCCCCGCTATCATCGTATTTATGTAAATCGGCCTTGATCTCGGCCAATAACCCTTTTATAGTCATATTTAAGTCTTTTGCACAAAGATAACCATTAGAATATATCACGCAAAAAGATCCGGTCTATTCTCACGAACAAACCGGATCCGATCATAAAAACAAGCGTTACAATTTATATACCCATTTAACTCCAAATACCTTACTCTCCGATTCAACCTCCCGGTACAAGAACTTATATCTCCTACCTGATTCCATAGCCAACCTACACTCCCTGTTCAACGCCGGAGAAATATAGAGATGGAAATACTTGTTCCGAGGCATAAAATCAATACACGTATGGACATAAGAATATCCACCAGTTCCACGTCTGTTAATAGTACCGGTAAGTTTATTCAGATATATCTTACGGTTGGGATTAATCTTATGACATAGATAGCCGATGTTGTTTATATAAACCCCACCCTCATTATCTAAGTACTTATCACGTATGACCTTCCAGATCAACGACTGACATTCAAGAATATCATTCTTCTCCACGATCGTATGCTTCCTCCTCTTCCCGTTCTTAGACATAATAGACCTGTAGAACCGAAGAAAGTATTGATCAAGTATTTTAAACGACTTAACTTTCATGCCACAAATATAACAATTCTATCCTAATTCGAGTAATATTTAGATGACTTTTGGTGTAAGTGTAACGGTGATAAGGCCGCACTTACCGCCGCGGCACAGGCTGACGCACAGAGACTAGCGCAGGAAAAAGCCAACGCTATGGAATGC